CATTACTTGTGTAATCACAGACGTGGCGACAATGTGATTCCCAGAGTCGAACCGAAGCACCCAGCGGAACCGCCGGAGAAGGTCGAATTTCCGTTGCCATTCCCGTGGCCGAGATAGATACTTTTACCAACACGTGGCCGACCGGCTTCGACGTGGGAATGAAAGGATGGTCTGCGCGTCAGGAACGCCGCTCACTTCACGAGGGCAAACGTCAGTTGCGAACGACAACGCAATCGCTCCCGGCCGCATCGCGGCTTGAGCTGTTCACCGAGCAAGGAACTCGAGTAGCGCGGTGAGCACGAACCCACACGAGTCCGGACTTCGCTAGGTAGCTCGGAGCGAAGTCGGTATTAGAGCAGCGAAGAACGCTCGTCTCCCGCGCCGATGGGGCGAGCAACGGCGCCGGTGACGTTCACCGGCTACGACGCGTGAACGAAGACTGTGCAGACATCTCGCGGACCGGGGTTCGATTCCCCGCGGCTACACCGACCCTTCGGGGTCGTGGTGGAGGGCATAGAAAGCCCCCAGAGACGGCTCGGTGATCCCGGGCCGTTTCGCTTTCTTAGCGGAGGCTCTCAAGCTCCTCACACCACCTCCCCACCGTCTCCTCCTTCTGTGCCGTAAGCACGACAATTTGCCGCTGGCGTTACGCACGACATAGCTCAGCGAGCTCGAGGCACCATCGCTCCACTGTCTCTTCCGTTGTCTCGTTCTTCTTCGCCCGTAGCACAACGTGCGGCACTTCCCATTCGATGCACCACGCTCGCCACGTCCTCTGATCCGCAGAAGTAGGCGTATTAACACCTTTGAGCTCTACTTCAATGTGACGACCGCCGCGGGTGATCGCATAGAGATCGCATTGCCCTTTTATACCAGCCCGGACCAACCGATCTTCGATGCGAACCTTGACGATATTTCGTCTGAATAAACGCACGTTCGGCAAGCGCTCGGGAGCGGCAAGGAGGAGAGCGGCCTGAAGGGTGGACTCGAGACTCATGCAGGGATCCTGACTGTAGGCACCATGGCCGCCAGAGCGCGCTCGACCATGTCGTTGGTGCCGCTCCTACCAGGGAAGGCAGCAACGAGCGTCGGCCGCCCCTCGTGCAGCATTTTGACGTTTCGGGCGAAGCCCGCCATACGGCGCCCGTAACCCCGCCACTGAGCGGGGAACGGGAGCGTCGGAACGCCGTGGTCACGCGCCCAATCGTCGGCGAGGGTGTCTGCGCCGGGCGCTGCGCCGTGGATGATGAGGGCCGGCCTCAGGAGGTACAGCACCTCGGAAACACGCCCACGGTCCGCGTAGAGCTGGCCCCCGCACACGAGAAGGCGGGAGGCGTCGACGGGGGCGGTGAGGGGCCAGGCGAACTCAGTCAAGCGAGCAACTCCGAAGCGAACGAGCGTTAGCGGTGTCGCGTCGGCCAGATCTGGGATTCGCCATTGGTCTTATTACCCAGCCGCACGGAGCCGACATATCGCCTTGTACATCCCGTACCCGTTGTGACACCAACCACCTGGATCATGCGCCAACGCTCGCTCGCTTCGAAGTTGTTCTTCTTCAAAATGCCTCCCGAAGCCGACGAAACAGGTCGCGTATCCCCCACCGCGGCCGATCTTCCGACTCGATGATTCTCAGCTCGTCTGTTTCTTTCACCCCTTGAGTCAGTAGTCCTTCGACACCGTGATGGACCGCGATGTCGAGCATGCAGCGGTGATTGAATACACCGAGCGGAGGACAGTCGTAACACAGTGGCTTGTCACGAGCTCCGGCGAACTGTACGAACACCTGAGACTTCGGAACCGTTTCGACTATCACGAACGGGTGAAGGTCGCCATCTTTGGAGATGAGGCGACGAAGTGCTTCAGTGAGCGGCGCTTCCAGCTCGGAAAGTGTTGTTGTCATTGCAGCTTTCATAGGTAGGGCCCAGAGCATCCAGGAAACGAGGACCCGTTCCCACATACGCATCGAGAGACGGTCTCTATTGTAGACGCTCCGCACGCTAGCCAGATGAACGGAAAAGAAGTGATCAATAGCACTCTCAGGTAACAGGAGAGTCCGCAAGAACAGAATGGAGCTCTATCGTGCCGACAGTTTTTGAGGGGTGCATCAACCCAAGAAATCAACTCTTTCACGAATGCCTCTTTACCAACTCGATGGCTTTTCGAGTAACTGCGTCGACCTTCGCAATTGCGTTTGACACGTCGGAGAGCTGTCGATCCTTCTCTGCGCAGAGAAGAAGAAAAAGTTCGTCGACCTTCTCGGCGGCAAGAACTCTTGTTGACCGATCCGTCGCTAGTAGATCGGTCGATTCTTCCTGGATATCTACTATGAGTTTCCAGCCGCTGTTGGTTCGTCTGAACGAAAGCGATTTTTGTGGTGCAAGCTCGACGCTCACAGAGACTCCGAAGTTGAGCGCAGTCAGCGCCCCCTCGAGCTGTTCAAAGCTCTCGTTGAGTCGATCTGTCTCTTCTCCTAGATCCATTTTTTCACCTTATTCTACGCGGCGCTCTCCGACCAGGCTGACCCGGACGAGGTACCGGTACCTGCCAAACCGGTTTTCCAGCCTTCAGTTCGCCGTTTACGCTCCAAATCGAGATGCGAGCAGCGACCTTCTCCACCGCAAGAAGTCGCGCCTCTTCGTCGTTCTTGGCTGTCACGCTCACGCCGTAGATCGTGACATTGAGTTTCACGGGCACTGTGTATTTCAAGGTTGCCTCAATTTTTCGATCGTGTAGTAAACTCACCATCGAAATTCATACTGTAGTGCATCGCCTCGTCGTCTGATCCCATTTCGGGGGGCGGAAGGCCATAGCTCTCCGCTAACCGGTCGATCCATTCACCGAAATCGCGTCGAGCTTTATCAGGAAGCCATACACCGTCCACTTTTACGATCGGAGTGTCGGCGACGATCTTCGCGCGCTTGATCGCCATCAGTCGGTGTTCATCTGACATAAAAATACCGGTACCCACGAATATAGCGTTCTTTGGATCATTAACATCTATTTTCATTTTCGGTTCCATTGTTCACTTTCTTGCTCATTTCGTCCCTACCCATCCACACATCTTGCACTGCCCCACCCGCGGCGGCCCCGTAACCAAAGCCAACGCCCGCGCAAAATCATCCCCAGTGAGCCGACAGCCGCAGCCTGGGCAGGTATTACGGACGCGGGTCTCAAGCGGGAGGGCCATGAAGATTTGGCGGTCGCGTTGGGCTTCGATGCCGGCTAGAGCATTGGTCGCCTTCATTCTGGTTTTCCGGTCATCCTATGTCCGATACCAGCGCGTTTACGACTCCAGTCTTCCCAGTATCCGCACGCTGGTGTTTGCTCAGTATCGGTTCCGAGACTTGCTCCGTGACAGTAGTAGACTTGGTTAGAGCTACCAAAACAATCGCCGCCGCAATTCGGGCAACGCCAACGCTTTCCGCCAAGTTTCGTTGGATCCCGTATCCAAGCGCTTCTCATTTTTTTTCCTTGTGCGAGCAGTCCGGACAACACTTCTTCTGCTCGGGCCATAGGTGTGAGCAGTTGGGGGCGCCGCAGCCGGTGCAGGTATCTTTCTTGGCGGCTTCCCATGCACGGTTCGCCGCCCACGCGATTGCCTCGAGAACGGATCCGTCACGATGCGCGGTACGGTCGTAACTTCGCTTACACGACGTACACCAATGTCCGCCAGGAACTGGCCTACGGCAGATTGGGCAGTGATCTTTTTTAGTCATCCGGCTCCTCAATCTTCGCGAGCTCCTTCTTCATCTTCTCGATCTCCCTCTGCCTCTTCCGACTCGAATTCGCCTCGTAGTTCGTCTGCCACTCCGGATCACTAGCGAAGCTCGCCTTCACCGCCTCGCTCCAGTCCCACGGCGGCCATCCTCCGTACCGTTCCTTGTACCGCGCGCCGGCGAAGCCGGGCTTGTAGCCCTTCGCGCGAGCGACCCGGACCATCGTGTCGAAAAACATCCGGCGCATCGCCTCGGGGCTCGTGTCGAGCCCTTGGAGCCGCGCTGTGGTCTCGTCCGGAATGAGCCCTTCATCGTCCGGCGGGGGCGCCTCGGTGTTGCAGTACGGGCAGATGCGCCTGTACGCCTGGATGTAGGCGAAGCAGCCCTTGCAGATGCGAACCGCGATCTTTTTCTCGATTTGGCGAGCGCTGGTCGTGAGCTCCCAGAACAGATCCTCGTGAGGGAAACCGAGGCGCGGGATATTGTTCGCGTGATCCAGGAGCATCGGGACGAGGCTCGGGTGCGCGGTGCATCCACGACGGCAGCCGGGGTGCCAGGGTCTCAAAATTCTGCCAGCGGACTGCCGCCACAGAACCATTGACTGCGTCGGGCGCGCGTGCACGACGCACTTCGCGCTCGGTATGTCCACGCCTTTCAGGAGCACGCCCACCGAGGTGATCGCGTCAAGTTCACCAGTGTCGAGAGCCGCCATGATGCGTCGCCGTTCAGTCTCAGACGTTTTTCCGTCGAGGTGCGCGATGCGAACACCGTCGGCTTCGAACCTCGTACAGATGTCGAGCGAATGCTGAATTCCAACCGCGAAGATGAACGTCCGGCGGTACGGACCCTCAACCAAACTAGGGTTCTCTTTTGATCGTGGATACTGGTTCGCGAGCTTCCGCCAATGCTCGAGGAGGCTCCCAACGAGCGAGGCGTCGCGCATCACGTCGCCTAGAGCGGCCTCGTCGTAGTCGCCGCCAATGGTTTTGATCTGAGATAGGTCGAGTTCCGCCGGACCGCTGTAGCAGAGAGGCGCGACGATGAATCCGAGTTTGATGAGCTCCTCGTACGTGGTAACGACCTCGAGACACTCGTAGAGATTTCCGAGTGGACGTCCGTCGAAACGGGTCGGGGTGGCAGTGAAGCCGAGGATAATGGCGTGCGGGTAAGCGTCGAAGACATGTTTCCGGTAGGAGTCGCTTGCGGATAGATGAGCTTCGTCGACAAGCAGGAGTCCAGCCGGCGGCTTGTCGCGACGGGCAAGAGTCTGGATAGAACACACTTGCACTGTGGCGTGCGGGTTTGTTCGCTCGTCGTTTCCGCGGATGACGCCGACATTTGTGATGCCGACGCGAGCCAGCTCCAAAACACACTGGTCGATCAACTCGAGCGCGTCGCATACGAAGAGCACCGGTACAGACGACGTCCGGATGATGGCCGCGATCATCGTGCCCTTGCCGGCGCCGGTTGGGGCCACGAGCAGGATGCGTCTCTTGCCTTCGCGCACGCGGTTGCGAAGGGTCTGGATAGCCTTCTGCTGATAGGGACGGAGCTTCGGCGGAGCGGACTCGAAGAGAGCAGCGCCTGTGCTGAAGAGGGGGAGGGTGGAGGAATCGTGTTTCATGAATCGGGTCTCGTAAAGGTTCGACAATCGGCCGGTGCGGTCGCCTACCGTCGGCCGTCGAGCGGAGTCACTTCGGCACCTCCGTTTCCCCCCGCTCCACGCGGTTGGCGAGCGACTCAAGCTTGCGCCAGCTTCCCATTGCCTCAACGCTTGCCCACCGAATCGCCCGCGCCTGCATCTCGCGATCGACGTACGCCCGCTCTTCGGCGATACGACGAGCAAGCGCCTTCCGCAGTAGCTCTGGCGATAGAGTCCGCCAGCAGGCCCATTCGACGAATCGCTCCCATTCGGCGTCGAGCATTGCGCGCGTCACGTTTTCCCCTCCCGCTTGACGCCGTGCTCGGGGCAGTCCGGATCGAGGCACTCCCTCGGGAACGTCGCTTCGTCCCACGCCCGCTTCCATACGGCTTCCGGCGACTCCCGCCCGCGCAGGTCGGCGAGTTCGGATTCAGCCTCGATACAGCGAGCCTTCTCGCGCTCAGCCCGCTCGTGGTGAGCCTCGCCATGCTCCCTCCAGTGGCGGACTCGTTCACGCTCGAGGCGCAACGCGGCGTCGAGTTGCCGGATGCGGGCGTTCCGGCGCTTGATGGCTGCGAGCAACGGTATCGCCGGGACCATGTCGCTCATGAGGAGCTTGTTGCATTCGTCGTCGGTGAACTCGTCGCCCGCTTCCGCCTCGCCCTCTTCGCCCTCCGGCTCGCGAATCCCTCGCACGCTGCCGACTCGCGAGAAGTCGATCGGCGCGCGGGCGGAGGGGTGGGGCTGTTCGATTGGGGGCGGGGCGGTGAGCGTAACGCCGGTCGATGCGGGCGACGCTTGTGCGATGTGCAGCTCACAGCTGCCGTCCTGATGACGCGACGGACGCCCACAGAAACACTGTGATCCGCTCGGTGCGTCCGTGACATTCGCGCCGATTTCGCTCGAAGTCTTCTCTTGCGGGAGGGTCGCGAGTGTGACGAGGAGACTCTCCGTCCGCCTTCGGATCGCGCTCGCGGTGGCGTTCCAGGATAGATCCATGTCCGGGTCGGCCTCCAGAAAGGAGATGACCGAGGCCAATTGCGCCCTCGCCGTCCGCTCGACGATGGTGGCGAGTTCGCCTTTCAGTTGCTTACGTTCCGCTTCCGCGAGCTTGGCGCGAAGAGCGTCCCGCTCCGAATGCCATTCCGTCGTGTAAAGGTCTTGCATCTCCACGAACAGGTCGCGCCGCGCATCCGCGGAGAGCGCTGCTACAGCGTTCAAAGCAGGAGCCAGATTCGTTGTCGCGTCAGCTGGAAGCCCCGCATCGGGCGAGGCGTCGGGGGCGCGGAGGGCGGAATAAACGGCGCTCAGGTCGAGCACGCCATTCACCATGCCGGTGCCGTCGTCGGGAAACTTCGCGGCCAGTTGCCGCGTCGCCTCGACGACAGGACGATAGCGAGCCGCATCGGCGCGAGCCTCCTTCGCCATTGCCCACCTGTGGTTGCTCTCCTCTCTGGCTAGCGCGGCGTCCTTTTCCGCCCTCTCCGCACGCTGGTTGGCGGCGTCGCGCTCGGCCTTAGCGTCATTGCGCTGTTGTTCGGCAAGGTTCATGCGTCGCTCTGCCAAGTCTTTAGCGATATGTGCCTCATCGGTCGCGTCTTCCAGACGGTCGATCTGTTGGGATGCGGCATTGACAAAGTTTGCGTGGTCTTTGGCCGAGGCAGCGAGTTCAAGTTCCGCCGTTTCCTTTGCTGCGATTGCGGCGTCACGCTCTTCCTCCGCGGCAGCGAGCCTTTGGCGGAGGGAGTCGCGCTCGGCCATGAGCCTGCCGCGAGATAGCAAAATGTCCTCTCGAATCGGATGAAGCACTGTAATCAACGCGAATTTCTGCTCCGTCGTGAGCTTCGGGATTGCGGCGAGAAAGTCTTTCCACGGAACCTGCATCTGGTAGAGCCCTTCGCCGAACAGGACCACCGGCAACTCCTGCCCCGCTTCCTTCGCGGGCTCGGCCTGCGACGAAGCATCCCAGGAAGCTAATTCAGCCGCGACTCGCTGTTCCGGAGGCCCCTGCTCTTTGGACCAAGTACTCGGATGCCGACCGAGCAGACCGAGCCAGTATTGTGGCAACCCCTCGTCGAGAGAGATTAACGCATCACGGAGGTCTCCGCGCGCATTGGCCATCGCTATACCGCCATCTAGCGGTAGATCTAGTATTACGCGCGCAGCTTTAACGACAGCAGTGAACCGATCGAGTTTAGTCATGTGAGTACCGTCAATCTCTCAGAGGCTCGAGTTACCGCCGTGTACGCAAGCCTCTTCGTGTTCTCGTTGGAGTAGTCAGGTCGCCAATCCGCGACGACGACCGCGTGTTTAAATTGCGATCCTTGGCTCTTATGCACAGTCATCGCATACCCGAAATCATACAGCTTTCCAGCTCCTCCCATCGAGTGCACCTGAATCCCCGCTTTCTTCAGATCCTCGACCGACTCAAACGGTCTAGCGCGATGAAACTGATCTCGACAGATCTCTTGATCTGTTGCCGGTAGCCCCTCGTCCGGAAATTCCAGTCGAGTCTTCATGAGCCACCACTCGTCTTTGAACGGAGACGTCGCCTCTTCAGTAACGAGCCCGCGCATCCCGTTGAAAATCGGAGCGTGGTTCTTGAGCGCCACGAGCGGCTCTCCGACCTGCGGCGGCTTGCCGGCGTACCCGAGGTGCTCGCGAACGGTTTTGTTCACGTGCACCCGCGTGGCGTTACGCCAACACAGGACTGCGGCATCGAGCTTCTCGCGCGAGAGTAACGCAGCGAGTGACGGATGCGTCATGTCTTGGGTGCTTCTGAACCGAAGCTGATCACCGTCGGCGAGCTCGCGCGCTAGGCGTCCTTCCTCGCGCAGGATGCGCGACAGTTGAATGATCGGGGAGCCTTCGGCTTGCCGGTGGATTTTTTCGAGACACAGCATCGGCCGCGTGACCAGTGAGCCATCGCCCATCACCGGCGGAAGCTGTCCGTGATCGCCGACAGCCATGATGCGAACGCCGTGGGCGTTGAGGTCTTCGACAATGGCGCCCGAAACCATGGAGGCCTCGTCGAGAACGACCAGATCGTAGTTCCGATCGAGTTCCTCGCGCTTCTTCCAGCCGAGGAGCTCCTCGGTGGTGTCGTCGATGACCGCGCGATAGAGGAGCCGGTGAATAGTGCCGCAGAACGGTTTTCGAGACTCGTCGCTGCCGCGGGAGTAAAAGAGGTGCCCCCACGGACCGGCAAGCTTGTCTTCGTCGTCTGTGCAGGCTCGGTTGGTGGTCGCAACGCCGCACGCAGTGAGCTTTCGTTGGAGGACGCTCGAGGCGCGGCCGGTGAAACAGATGTATGCGATGCGGAGATCGGTCATCTCGGAAGCAAAGAGACCAAGAAGCGTGCTCTTGCCACTTCCAGCGACCCCGCCGATCGTAAGTAGGTTGCTCGCCGGCGTTCGCACCCAGTCGAGCATCGACTCGTAGACGCGACGCTGGTCGGGGGAGAGGTCGGAGCGTGTGAGGCGGTGATCGGAATTGGTCATTTTCTAAATACTCGACCTGCTCGTCTCAAGGCCGACCACGGGTCTTTGTATTTGTTGCCCCAGTGCCCATACGCTCCTCCTCCGGCATATTTTGGTAATGGAATTCCAGACAGGAATGTAAGCCCGCAGATTAGGTCTTCCAGTCTGTCTTTGAAGACCCGCGGATGCAGGCGTCGGTCGGAGGGGGAGAGGTCGGAGCGCTTCACCCCCACACGTCCTTACGGTGCTCCTGGAGAGCCCTAATGAGCCTGTCGAGGGTACCGGGACCCTTGAACCGATACACGATCGTCGCGCCGGCGATGGGGATGTGGAGGTGCACCTGAGTCGGCGGCACCGTCGGCTCCGGAGTTGGACACCACGAGAAGATATGGAATCCTTCCGGGTTCGCCTCGAAGTAGTCGATCTGGTTCTTTTCGTGTTTTCGTCCAGCCACTTGGTCACCTGTGCGCGCGGTAGGCTTCTTTGATCGTGGCATTGACCTGATTGCGAAGAATCGCGTTTGGACATCCGTTTGCCGCCGCGATGTGAATCCCAGTCTTGATCAAAAATCCGGCAACCGTTCCGTTGAACTCTACGGGAGTCATGTTCGCGGTCTTCCTGAGATCCTCGACAACTGCGGCGATTCGTTCATCCAATAGGTCGTTGAGTTCTTTAGTGGTCATTGTTACCTGTTACGGTTTTTCCAGGATGAGAGTGAGACTGACGTGCTGCTCGAAGCGCCCGTTCGCGATGCGAATCAGATATGGCGTATGGGCGCGCAGCATCGGGCGAACGGACTCGAGTCCAGAAAGAATCGACGCGCCCTCGGAAGCGTCTAGCTCGTGTCCTACCACGACCGAATCTAGCGGCACCGTAAACACGAGCTGGCATTTTCGCCAGGCGCCAACCGGTTCCGAAGTGGTCATCGTGATCTGGTTCGGTTGGTTCTCCAGCGAATCATTGCGCGCCCTCGCAACCACGTTTCCGTATCCATGCGCCCGCAGCGCCTCGACGACGTCGTGTCCCGTTAGGTCATCCATCTTGAGCGCCATGGTGGCGAGCGTGACGAGCATGTCGTGTTCGGTGAGTTTCACGCTTTTCCACGTCCCTTCTCCCCCATGATCTCGTCATAGAAGCCATCTCCAAAAAATTGAGTCGCAAGCAGACGCAACTCCTCTTTCTGAGCAAGAGTCGGTTGCTCGTCGTCGTACGCGCCGTCGATCGTCTTCTGCGCCAAGTCTTCGAAGCCGGCCGCGCGTAGCTCGGTCACGAGTTGGACCTTCGGCGTCGCGAGCGGGCTATCGAAGTCGTGATAGTAGCCGCGCTCGGCGCGCCTCAGGATGGTTGTGCGGGCGAGCGAATACGGCTTTCTCCAAAGATCTTCGAGTAGGTCTTTTTTGGTGGTGCCCATTACACCGCTCGCTCCTCTCTCAGTTCTTCGCTAGCCAGTTCGACGAGTTCCTCTGCTTCCCGTGAAGAACATCCGTCTCTTTCGAGTGTGTCGATCACGTCAATGAACTCTGCGCCGTCAAGCAGTTCTCGCTTGGCGACTTGAATCCAGTGGATTCTGCCGCTCATGATCGCACCTCGTCAAATATCGATCCATGCTCACGAGTTCCACACACGCAATCCGCAAGTCGTTCTTTGCACGTCGGACACCATCCGCGCCCCCGAACCTCCTTCGGTCTCTCACCGTGAAGTGGCTCGAATGGACAATGATTGAGTTGGTCTTCGCGACGATGGCTCTTGCCGCATTTGCAGGCGGTCATTTTCGCGCCCCGTACGGCGCCCACGCGAGTATCAGACGACAATTTTTACTGTGTGGTCCCTCGCGGCCGCCGCCGCAGTCGCAAAGAGTCGTTTCTGGAGCAGGTTTCTTTGATTTAAAGGTCACCTCTGCCCAGACCGCTAGCGAGCCAATGAGGCCCGATAGTGCCATTCCTGCAATAGCACTATGTAGCACCCAACCGAGATTGAACGCAGAAAGATGGATCGCGGTGATTCGGAGCCACCAGTAGAACGTGTCGCGAGTCATCAGACATCGTCTTCCTGCGCCGCGAACTTCTCCTCCGGCGCATCCAGCCTCTTCGCCATATCCTCCGGAGTCTCCGGGTGCATGTGCCAGCGCTTGCAGAGGCGTAGGTAGTACTGGTTCCAGATACTGCGCCGGTTGAAGTCTGGATGATGGAACGCGAGAACCTCGATCGCGTGGATGAGGTGCGAGACGTAGTGCGCCGGAAGTTCGTCCTGTGCATCGCAGACCGCGGGGAGCATATCGACGAGCTCTTCGTGGAAAAGCGGTTTGATGTACGTCGCCGCTTTCCTCGGGTCGCCACAGTGAGCGTTGAGGCAGTCAGCGCGGAGCCCGCGCACGAGTAGCTTCGTGATGTGGTTCTTCGGCACCGTGTCGCAGCCGCGGATACCGGAGAGCAGCGTACCCTGCTGGCGGAGGCCGATGTTCATGACCCAGTCTTGGAGGATGCTCTTCACTTTTTTCTCCCGTTCGCCTCGAGCCCCTTCTCGATGAGCATCCTCACGGTTTCGTTGATACTCGGTTTGATTCCGGTAGTTTTCGTGATTCTCTGCTGCTCGGCGATGATTTTCGCGTGAAGCTGTTTGCTGACGCGAGCGCCGAGCACGATTTCGTAGCGTTCCTGCTGCATGCTACCTATCGTAGCGAAAGTTGTTGACTGGCGCAAGCGCGTGGCGTAGGGTCTCGCCGAGAGAGAGTCGGTAGAGAGAGAAAGGTCTGGTGACGATGGCGGACGATAAGCGTTCCCTGCGGTTCTGTGCGCTCTTGGATACGGAGACCACGGGGATGAACCCCGCGTCCGACAGGACGATCGAAGTCGCGGTGATGCTCTTCGACCTGAAGCACGCGCAGCCGGTCATCAGTTTCGCGAGTCTGATCAAGGGGGAAGCCGACAACGCCGCGTTTCCCGTCAACGGCATTCCGGCGGCGATGCTCCCGGAGGCGCGCGAGTCGGAGCGCGTTTGGGCGGCGGTGAGATGGGTCATCGAACCAGCCGCCGTGATCGTGGCTCACAATAGTGATTTTGATCGGCAGTTTACGCCCGATCTCGGCAAGCCATGGGTGGACAGCGAAAGCGACATCATATGGCCCGGTAGCCAGAAAGGCGGCCGCGGGGGCTCGCTGTCTCACCTGGCGCTCTCCATGGGGGTCGGCGTTGCGAGCGCGCACAGAGCGATGTGCGACGTGGATACCCTCTCACGCATCCTGACTCGGCTCGCCGAAAAGGGTCACGACCTCGAAGCGATGCTCATGCACGCGATGCGACCGAAGGCGATGTTCCACTCGCTCGCGCCGTTTGAGCAGAAGGATATCGTGAAGGAGGCAGGCTTCCGATGGGACCCAGACCGGAAGGTGTGGTGGCGTCGGATGGCGATCGACGATGCTAAGGAGCTGCCGTTCAAGGTGAGGCAGGTGGGGGCGTGAGCAATAAATTCATCCGTGCCGCATCGAACGAGGACAGCGAAGCCTGGCGAACACTCGGCAAAATTCGCAGAGAACCAGGAGCCGGTAACCCGAAGTGCATGGCGTGCAGCATCGAAGCGGAGATCGGAACCGAGGAGAATCCGCATCCGGTTCCGGAACGCTTCCACACGTGTCCGCCGGTTGGCGCGAAGGGGAGGAGACCATGAAGTGCTACCTGTTGGAGACGAAGACCGCCGGCGAGGACATCTCCTTCGGCTCGACTTTCTGGAAGCGCACCACCCTCGACCCGCAGCTCTCGCTCTATCTTCCAGCGATCCGAAAGCTCGGTCACGATCCGCGCGGTTGTATTTATGAAGTGCTGAGGAAGCCTGACCAACGCCCCGGCACCGTCCCTCTCCTCGATGAGAACGGTTTGAAGATCGTGCTCGATGCCGACGGACAACGCGTGCGCACAAAGGATGGTAAGAAGTGGCGTCAGACCGGCGATACCGAGCTCAAGTACGCGCTTCAGACTCGTCCGGAGACGCCGGAGGAGTACGGACAACGGTGTCTCGATGCTATCGCGGAGGCGCCTGACAAGTACTACGCCCGCGGTGTCGTAGTCAGGCTCGAGGCCGACGAGCGCGAGGCGGCGCAGGACATGTGGAACACGGCGTCGTTGATGCGCGATGCGCGGCGGCTCAACATGTATCCGAGAAACGCCGACGCCTGCATCTCGTGGGGCCGCGAGTGTGACTATCTCAACGTGTGCGCTGGCGTGATGGATCTCAACGATCCATTGTTCTTCCGCTTCGAAGAAGACATCCACGAAGAACTCGCCGAAGAAGGCGTCGCGACGACCCTGACCGATGACGCGAGTCTCCTCACACAGAGCGCGATGCGCGCTTACCGCTCGTGTCCGCGAAAGTTTCAGCTCCGCTACGTACTCCGGATGCGTCCGCTCAAGAAGTCGGAGGCGCAGTCGACCGGTCATAGCGTCCACGCTGCCCTCGATGTCTATCGCCGGACCGGCGGCGATCTACCGGCGGCGCTTGCGGCGCTAGAGACCGAGGATCCCTACGTGCGCGCCAAGGAGGAAGCAATGCTCATCGGTTACGCTACACGATGGGGGAAGCCGACTGGAGTCATCGCCATCGAGAAGACCTTCCGAATAAATTTGGTGAATCCAGAAACTGGAGCAGCTAGTCGCACATTTTCTCTTGGCGGCAGAGTCGATGCAATCGTTCAGGCCGAATCGGTAACTGAACTGATAAATCCGGTGGGTTGATATGAGCAGAAAGCCTATTCACGGAATGTCAGGTTCTCGTGAGTATCGCATTTGGATGGGAATGCGCAAAAGGTGTTCTCAGAGGTTGGGGTCGGATAGTTATTTGAACCGTGGGATAAAGGTTCATTCACGATGGGAATCATTTGGAAATTTTATTCATGACATGGGCTTGGCGCCAAGCGACAAGCACCAGCTAGATCGAATTGATAGCAATGGCGACTACGAGCCATCTAATTGTCGATGGGTTACTACGGTAGAGCAGCAAAGAAACAAGCGCAGTAACGTTAGACTGTATTTTAACGGTGAAACACTGACACTTACTGAGTGGGCGGAGCGATTGGGTATAACGCCGCAGGCGATTAGTCACCGTCTTCGTCATCTTGGTTGGTCTACAGAGCGCGCCTTAACGGAAACAAAGAAAAGCATTAATGGTGGTCCACATCCGCGGGCTAATGCGGTGATGCTTGAAGTAGACGGGGTGAATCTAATCGTTTCCGAATGGGCTCGAAGGATCGGTGTACGCCCAGGTGTTCTATACCATCGCATTCAAATGAACTGGCCCAAAGATCGCATCCTTGAAAAACCGATAAGAGGAAGAAAAGTAGTCCCTGAGGGAAAATTCTTAGGGGTCGCGTCGTAGCATCGACGGACCCCAATCAGGAGTTAGAAAAAATGCCGAAAGCCTCAAGAGATTCGCTGAACGCCAAAGGGAAGCGCGACGCCTACATGTTCGACCCGGACGATCTGGTCCTGGTCACCGACGAGAAGTCCCCGATCTACGACGAGCGTGTTCACCTGCCCGTCGACGAGGCGCTCGTCCTCAACCTGCTACACGCCCCCGACGGGGTGCCGCAGGGCGTCATCGAGCCAATCACCGTCATCCGCAACCCGGAGACGGGGAAGGTGGAGGTACTCGTCGGGCGTCAGCGCGTGAAGGCCGCACGCGAAGCAAACAAGCGTTTGAAGAAGCAGGGCCTCGAACCGATCCGGGTGCCTGCGATGATCCAGCGTGCGAACAATTACCGCGCGATGGGGATCCTGATCAGCGAGAACGAGCTTCGTCAGGACGATACGCCGCTCGGGCGTGCCAAGAAGGCACAGCGGTACCTCGATCTCGGTCGCAGCGAAGACGAGGTGGCTGCTCTCTTCGGGATCAGTAAAGCGTCCGTGAAGAACATGCTGGCGCTCCTCGATGCGCCGGCGGCCGTACGCAACGCGGTCGAGGCGGGGAAGATCACGACTTCGGAGGGGTACAAGCTCTCGAGGCTCGAACCGGCGGAGGCAAAGGAGAAGGTTTCCGAGCTCATAGAGCACGCTCCGCGTACGCCGGGCAAGAAGCGTCGTAGCAACTCGACGAAGGCTCGAGAGATCGTTGGCGGCAAGAGCAACGGGAAGATCTCGAAAAAAACCGAGGACGCGGTCGCGACTGACATCGCGGCGTGGATCGATGCCAATTGGGACGACTGTGCGGAGATTACCAGGAAGCTCCGCGGTGGGGAGTGGAGGAAGGTGAGAGGAGAGTCGTGAAAGAAAACTTAGTGCGCGACTGTGTTTTTATGGCCGAGGCTCTTTCCCCAGAGAACGGATCGCAAGGTTTAACTGTTTACATCATTCGCGCAGGAACTGAATTTTCTCATCCTCACGCAGACCTGATATCTGATCGTGATAGGTACATTGTCACAACTACGGATGCCGACGGTGAGGAGACTTTCGGCTCCGTAGTTAATGAGAGTCTGAATGAAGCGTTGAACAAATTGCATGAGAACATGAGGAAAGACTGTCTGGATACAGCTGAGGATTTGCTCCGAATATCTGGAACCAAGAGTACCTGATGGCGTGGAGATACACTCAGGCAGGCAAAGAGATGAACCGTCCCGACAATGAGCATGGTTTCTCCGTAGAGGAACCGCTCACTGTCGAAGACTGGAAGAACATCCTGGAAGACATCGTCGCTGAGATTTGCGAGCAGGCGAAGAAAGAAGCCAAGGAGACAGGCAGATGAGCGAACAATATGTGTTGATCATAACGTCCGAGGATGGGGATGTCTCTGTCGAGGTACTCGATCGTGAGGCCCTGCTGGGTCGACTGAACTCCGGGTACTACGGCGAGGGGGCTTACCAGCCGAAATTTCACAAGGGGGCACCGCCGAGGGACCCGATGACGTGGGGTAACACGAGGGCGCTCCTGGTGCGCGGAACCATCGTCGTGCCTGGCGCTGAGAGGGTCGTCGAGAAGTTCACCCTCTAAGGTGAGAGAGAAGAAGGATGCCTAGAGCTCGTCGCCGCCGCTTGAAGCGGCAAAGGAAGAAGTGGGGGGGTGCGACCAAAGCTTCCGACAGCTATGCATACGCTCCCATCCAGACACGGAGGGACGGGTGCCGGTGGCTCATCTCCTGTTGCTCAGGAGACGTCGCGTAGCGTATCCACCCTCTCTAGCACCGACATCCTAGCTCTCGCTGCGTCTGCGAAGGATCCGAGTGAGAGGAGGCGATACCGAAGGATGCTAAAGGAGTCTGCAAAGACGTGACGGCGCGTCTGGATCTTGTGGGTAACCGCTTCGGTCGTCTCGTCGTTGTGGCACGGGCGTTGGCACGCAATACAGGCAGACATAAGTGCGTATGTGATTGTGGTTCGATTACGATAGTATGGCCTGACCAGCGGAAGCACTATTTCCTGCGGATGTCGCCGAAGGGAACATTGGAATTCATTCAGTCGAAGGCATGGAAAAACAAATACACCCACACATCGCTCGTGGATGTCGATGATCACACGTGGAACGCGCGCTCACTCAGCCGGTAGATCACAGAAAAGGAAAGAAGGCAGCCGTATGATCGATTTGAAGAGAATCTCTGAAGGAAAGCAACAGCGAGAGCCTAGAGTGCTTTTGTACTCGGCCGATGGTCTGGGTAAGACGAGGTTCGCGGCCGGGGCTCCCGATCCGTTCTTCATCGACGTGAACCGAGGGAGCTTCCAGTACGACGTCAAGCGGGTCGTGCCGGAGACATGGAGCGAAACGCTCGAGTGGATCGGTGCCGTGGAAAGCGGCGCGGTGAAGTGCAAAACGCTCGTGATCGACTCGGTAAGCGATCTCGAGCATATGGGTAACTCGGAATTCTTTCCGAACACGACGATCGACAAGTACGACGGTGGCTACGGCAAAGGTGACACGTATTCGCTCACGCGCTGGCGAGAGCTTCTGAGCGCACTCGAGCGAGTATGGGCGTCCGGTAAAGGGGTCGTTCTGATCGGTCATGCAACGGTGAAAAGGTTCGACGATCCAATGGGGGCCGGATATGATCGCCATGAGCTCTCGTTGAGACAAAAGCTCGCCGGGCAACTTAGACAGTGGGTCGACTTCGTGTTCTTCGCCACCCTCGACGTTGCTCAGCAGAAAGTTGGCGGAGAAACGAAGGCCGTTACTACCGGCACCCGCTGGATTCACACGCAACGCTCTCCGGCCTTCGATGCCAAATCTCGCGGCACGACGATGTTTCCAGAGAGGATTCCGCTCTCGTGGGATGACTTCGCCCGCGCCCGCACCGCCGACTCGGAGCGCGCCGAAGCGCTCCGCAAAGAGATCGAGGCGATGCTCGTCGAGATCGCTGACAAGAACCTCGACGCGATGGTCAAGGAGTACCTGCGCGCCAATCCGGGCATGGTCGTCGAGGCCAGGAATCGAGTAGCCGCACGCCTGGAAGAGGCGCGCGCCAGTAAGACAACGACTGCGAAGCAAGGAGAAGAGAAATGATCACTGCTAGGGATTACGAAGGTCAGGCAATCAAGGGCAAGGTTCAGCTCGGGGAGACCACGAACGGTGGTCTTCAGATCGCGATCGACATGAACCTGTTCGACAAGGACCAGTTGGTCGGACAGATGACAACGCTTCTGTATTTCACGGAAGCGGCGGCCGTGTATTCGTACGAACGTCTGCGCTTGCTCGGTTGGAAAGGGCAAGGTCCGGACGATATCGACAAGATGGACGACATCTTCGAGAAGCGGGTTCCGGTTCGAGTGACCGCTCCGGAACCGTTCACGGACAAGGACGGAACCAAGAAGATGGGCTCACCGAAGCTCGAAATCATTACCGGTGCCGGCACTCTAGTGCTCGCCAAGCCTCTCGACGCTGGTACGTTCAAGGCTCGGCTTCGAGCACTGGGCGGCGGCGGGAGCGCCGGATCGGCGCCGCCGGCGGGTGGAAACGGAGGGACGGCGCCTCCGTTTTGATTTTTTTGAGGTGACCTAGAGAATCCGGGGGAGACTTCTCCCCCGGAAGGTGTACAAGAAGGTGTACGGAAGTTGTACGGGACGGAAATTCCGTCCGGATGGGAAAAGGAGATCCCGAATGACGATCAAAAACCCGAGCAAGTATCAGCTGGCCCTCTTTGAGAACGTTGCCAACGGAACCGGACATACCGTCGTTAAGGCAGTGGCCGGAGCTGGGAAGACCAGTTCAATTGTCGAGGCGCTTACTTATGTCCCACATGGTCTTCGAACCCTCTTCGTCGCCTTCAATAAGTCGATTGCGGAAGAGCTCAAGAAGCGCGCGCCGCACGGAGTCGAAGTCTCAACCCTTCATTCCTACGGCCTCAAGGTTATCACGCGGTCACTGGGGCGCCTACGCATCGACTCGCATCGAGTGGACGACATGGTCAGCGCCATGCATGGCAAAGATTCGAAGACATGGGACATGCGTCGCGATCTCGCGAAAACCGTTTCGCTCGCAAAGGGGCAGCTCGCCAGCGACGAAGCCGATATCGACGCGATCATCGATACCTTCGGCATCGAGTCGGCTCGGAACGGATCTCGCGCTGCGTTCATCCAGGATGTGCTCAAGATCCTGATCCAATGCACCGACGTCTCCGACGGCCGGATCGATTTCGATGACATGATCTGGCTTCCGGTCGTGTTGAACCTTTCTCAACCGAAGTACGACCGGGTGTTCGTCGACGAGACCCAAGACCTGAACGCAGCACAGATCGAGATGACGCTGCGCGCGGTCAACGACAATGGTCGGATCTGCGCCGTGGGCGACCCTAGGCAGGCCATCTACGGGTTCCGCGGGGCGGATTCGGCAGCCGTCGACAACGTGGTGAGCCGGCTCAAGGCGACCGTGCTGCCGCTCAGCGTCTGCTACCGCTGCTGCAAGGCGGTCATCCGGGAGGCGCAGGAAGTGGTTCCGGAGATCGAGTACGCGCCGGACGCAGACGAGGGATCGGTCAGCGAGGTAACCGTATCGGAGATGAAGAAGAACGCGCGCGCCGGAGATTTCATCCTGAGCCGAACGAACGCGCCTCTCATCTCGCTCTGTATGTACTTCCTCAAGAACGGACGCCCTGCGAGTATTCAGGGGCGCGACGTCGGTGCCTCGCTCGCGGCATTCGTCAAGAAGAGTAAGGCGCCGACCGTGGGAGCCCTTCGCGACTACGTCGAGGAGTGGCGCGGGATCGAGGTTGCCAGGCTCGCCGCCAAACACCGCGATACGCAAGCTGTCGACGATCGCGCGGAGTGCATTCTGGCGCTCAGTGAGGACGCGATGACCGTGTCCGACGTGCTCGAGAGCATCGAGTCGCTGTTTGCCGACAAGGACGAGCACTCGAGGATCGTACTGTCGTCGACGCACAAGGCGAAGGGACTCGAGCGAGATCGGGTGTGGATGCTCAACAGCACGTACCGGAGACGACCGGGGGCGGAAGAGGACAACCTGACCTATGTGGCTATTACACGGGCTCGGAAGACTCTCTTCATTGTCGAGGGTAGCGTGGGGCAGAAAAAGTGACCTCCCGCTTCGTCCAAGTCCCCGCCTCTGCCATCCGCGAACGGTTGGTGGGGGCGGGCTTCGAGCTGATGGAAGCTACAAGCGATGAGGAGGTGTACCTCAGGGTGCACGACAAGGACGAGCGGTACGCAATCAAGGTGTACTCGTCGATCCAACACGGAGAGTCTGCCGTCCGCGAGTGCGGGGCCGACGCTATCCGAGTGGTAGCTCTGTTTCAGCCTCGAGATCAAATCTACCCGATATTCAAGTCCGCGCGTGTGTACCGAACCGGCAGCGTTGAGGCTGTACTCGATCGCGTGATCGAGCGCGCTAGGGAGGCGTATGCGCGGTGTAACGAGCATCGAAAGAAAAATTCTGGGACGCCCGAGCGGAACCAGCAGGCGAAAACCCCGTCCCCCGGGAACACGTCTACTGGTTCCACTCGGGCGCCGAGATAGCCAATGTTCAGGCGTGACACATCGAAAAAATGTGAGCGCTGTGGAGCTCCAGGAGAATCCTATCCAATGGTTGGACTTCCGTGCGTGTTCGTTTTTAGGGTCGATTTCGATCGAATGGAAAATCATTCTCCAAAGGAGACCAGGCTTCGGGCTATCTTCGCCGGGGAGACTTGTGAGGCAGCCCTGATTCAGTCAGAGCGTTTCATCGCGCTGGAACGCACGGAAAATCAGGAATACAAAGGTTACGACGGCAAGACCTATCCCTATTGGTATGTCGAGCATGGCGTTATCGGCGAGCCGATCGATAAAACAAGGACGATCATTGGGATATGACTGTTTTCATAGGAAAAAAGAAATGAGGACTGGCGGCCGCATGTCGATCGAACTCTCCGGCGCGGAAGCGCGGGTGCTCTTCAACGAGATCGGTGACATTCCGAAACTTCTTGTGGGACCAAAGCTCCTCGAGCTCTACGTTCGACTCAGTAATATGCTCGATTTGAACGAAGAGGCTCACACTAAGAGCAGAAAACTAAAGTCGCCGGTGTCGGGGAATTCAGGGTCCTCGGCGCCGGCGCAGTAACTCTACTGGAGGAAAAATGGCATACGCTTGTCGAATTCTAGCTGACTCGATCTCTCCCGCTGGCCACCGACTCACGAGCTTTGAAGTTACATTTCCGCGTATTGTGTTGGCCGAATTCAATACTCATTGCATGCTATCGCGCAACAGCGCCTCGAGTCGTGCCATCCCAGTCGCCAAGCGAATCGATGCTGTCGAGACTGATCCATTCGTTCCGGAATCGTTTGGTCGAAACCAGAAGGGTATGCAACCTGGCGAACCTCTCGACAGCAAAGATGCGGCGGCAGCGCAGCTGGATTGGCTAGACGCTCGTGATGAGTGCATCCTTCGGGCGTCGAGTCTTGCTTCGCGTGGCGTGCATAAGCAGTACGCAAACCGCCTCCTCGAGCCATTTTCGTGGCATACGGCCGTGATCACGGCGACCGAATGGGACAACTTCGAACACCTTCGGTGCAATCCGATGGCGCAGGGTGAGTTCCAGAAAGCGGCGCAGCTCATGATGGCGGCGCGGACAAACAGCGAACCGCGCGCGCTCAACTGTAATGAGTGGCACTTGCCGTACGTCGAGCCTGACGCAGAGGTGTTTACTCTCAATTCGGTTGGATTGGATCCTTGGAAAGTCTCTGTCGGACGTTGCGCTCGTGTTTCGTACCTCACTCAAAATGGCGTACGAGACCCAGCCGAGGATGTAGCGCTCGCTGATCGTCTCCTCGAAAATGCTCACATGAGCCCTTTCGAGCACGTTGCGCGACCGATGACCGATACCGAGCTCGCTATCACCAGATCGTTCGATGTTGCGGTAAGCGATGGACCTATCTTGCGATACGGGTGTCCGCCGTCCATTCCGGCTCCGCGCGTATGCGGCGCAGCATGCGACGATCCATCGAAAAATCACATCTCTTTCGTGCGTGGCCCGCTCCATTACTCAGGCAAATTGAATGGCTGGATCTCTAGACGCGCGTTCGTGCATGGTGAGCACGACATCCTCGGGTATCGAAGTCAAGTTCACGGGTGAAAACATGTTGACACTTTCTAGACCAGCATATTTGGAAACGTCAGAGATCTCGCTCTCTCAGGAGTGCTCGTCCGCACGCTGGACGTACCATCGTCTGCTCGATTTCGAGCAGGAACACCAACGAGTACTCGACGCCGCAGCGGAAACCATCGCGCCAGGGATCGTGCGCATCGGACGCATCGTGGCACGCCTGGCGAGACGAGCACGTCGAGCAGAACACACGTCCGCAGGAGCGTGGTGTCCGAACCCGCGACCTGAGCTCGCTGACCGACTCCGTGAAAAGCTCGTGGAGCTACGGGTACAACGCAATGCAGATCCGCGATGGAAAGTCGCTCTCGGATGGGCTGACGAGGAGGTTGGTGAGTCGAAAGCTGTTCGACGACGGCGTGCGAAATCGCCCGACAAGGTCAAGCGTCGCAAGGGTGAGACTGACGAAGCATTCGCGAAACGGTTCGAGCTTCTCACGCACGACGAGACCGATGAACACTACGGGGAGAAGCTCACCAGCCAACCGCGCAGGACGCGACGTGAGGCATATCGCACAGAGCTCTACGCGACTCGGCGCATTTATTGGGGAACATGGAACGCTTTGGTGCGGAGCGTCGATCAGGCTCGGAAGGATGTCCTGAAAGCGCGCAAGGTTGGCATGCCGGCGGATTTGCGGCGTCCCAAGTACCGCGATCCGGTGACGCTCGCGGCCGACAAGGGCGGCTTCAGAATCGTGGAACGAGGGTCCGTTTGGTGGACGATCGAACTACGAATCGGCGTCGCGGACGAGTGGGTTCGCTTCCGCGCGAAGTGCGGAACGTGGCACGACGTACCGAGCGGCGCGAACATCCGTACATTGAAGCTCACCCGCCGGAAGGATGGCGAGCGTTGGGCCTACTCGGTCAGCATGGCGATCGAGATGGAGAAGCAATCGATCCCGCGCGCGGAGTCACGAATGGTGGCGTTCGACTGGGGCCACCGCGAACATGGACATCCGCGCTGGCGAGAAGGTATTCGTGTCTTCACATGGCTCGGAGACGACGGCGCAATCGGTGAGGTTCTCATTCCAGCGGAATGTCGGGATGCGCTCGACGAGATCGACTCACTGAAGAGCCGTGTAGATACGGCCTACGACGCGCGCCGCAAGACACTCGGACTTTCGCACAAGAATCGATTTTTGTATCGACGCGAACTGATGCGCTCGGGCGTCCGCACTGCCGAGGAGACTGATTGGCTTCGGTGGGAGATGCGATACGAGAGAAGGATCGCTGCGCGACGAAAGCGCATCATGAATGTGCGGCGCGAGCTCTATCTGCGAACGGTGCGAGATCTTCGATCTCGTTACGCGATCTTCGCCTTCGAGGATGAGAGCGTTGCTCAAATCAAGGTAAAGCAGAAAGATGAAGAAATGAAGCGCCGACAGCGGAGCACCAGGGACATCTCGGCGCGTTACGAGTTCGTGAGTCTGTGCGAGCGGTTCGGTGCCGAGATTTTGACCGTACCTGCTCGCAACACTACGAAGGAGTGTCCGAACTGCGGCGTGCTCGCGGAAAATGGCCCGGAATTGTTGATCGCGTGTCCTGGATGTGGGGTCGTTCGTGACAAAGATCGCGGTGCTGCGAGGGTCATTCTCGCTCGGGCGACGGAGGCGCTCGCAAACCGTGCTGCATGATAGCGAAATCACTAGAGGTCTCTTGGGGCCTCTATCGACAGCTGCGTGGAGCTTCGAACACCACGACTCCGCCTCCGAGCGCCGCGCCGCCGTCGCGGCGGCGGCTATCGACAGCTGCGTGGAGCTTCGAACACCACGACGGAGCGCGTCGTCCACCGTGCACCGAGTATGGCACCTATCGACAGCTGCGTGGGGCTTCGAACACCACGACAAGTAGCGCCGCTGGCCGGCGGCCGATGCCGATATCATGCTCTCAACAGCTGCGTGGAGCTTCGAACACCACGACCCGAAGAGCCGACATGCGCGGCCGACGAGCCCGCTACTCTCACAGCCGCGTGGGGCTTCGAATGCCACGACGTCGAGTTCGGCGGACCAAGGAGGATCGCGCCCGTGGCATTCAACAGCCGCACGGGGCTTCGAGTGCCGTGACGGTGCGCTCGGGGTCGGCATCTGTCTCAACAGCTGCGTGGGGCTTCGAGTACCACGACGAGGAGTGGTCTCGGCTCATTCCCCACGCCATTGTCTCTCAACAGCTGCGTGGAGCTTCGAGTACCACGACCAGGAGCACGTCGCTCTAACTCAACAGCTGCGTGGAGCTTCGAATGCCACGACGGAGACGACGAGGAGGCCAATTTTCTCTCAACAGCTGCGTGGAGCTTCGAAAGCCACGACAAGCCGCAGGTGCAAAGCCACGCTGGCTTGCACGACTCTCAACAGCTGCGTGGGGCTTCGAATGCCACGACCACTGGTGACCCACGGCGAGCGGATAGAGCCGCTGCGGTCTCTCAACAGCTACGTGGAGCTTCGAGTACCACGACGTGACGCGGGCGGTGTGGCAACAGCCGCGCAGAGCTTCGAATACTGCGACGGGGTCGAACCCAATGTCCTCCTCAATAAGCTGCGTGGAGCTTCGAATGCCGCGACTACGGGCAGATTCTGGACCTTCAGTGGCCGCGCGGGGCTTCGGGTACCGCGACAACGCGATGCATCGTTGGTTTTGCCTTTCCGGCTATCGAAAGCTGCGTAGAGCTTCGAATGCTACGATCAACTCAACTCAGTCAGTCTGATCTATCAACAGCTGCATGGAGCTTCGAATGCCGTGATGCAAGCTTGAAGAGCGGACCAATACTGCGACTCGGTGATTCGAGCCACAGCCGCGTGAGGCTTCTAATGTCACGACCTCGGCGCTATGCCGTCTCTGCCACTAATAGCTCTCAAATAGCCGTGCTAGGCTTCGAATACAGCAACCAGGACGAAAAGTCCGTGAAGATTTTCGCGATGTCAATCAACATCAGTATTGGACTTCCTCTCAACAGCCGCGTAGGGCTTCGAATATCTCGACATCTGAAACCTCTCGCGCCAGTTAAAAACAGCTGTGTGGAGCTTCGAATGCCACGACTCGGTCAGCCACGTCAGTCTTTGGACCCGGATCTAATCAACAGCCGTACGGGGCTTCGAGTGCCGTGGACTACAGAACGGAGCGCGTCACGCATTCCGCGACGAGCTCATCAACAGCCGCGCGGGGCTTCGAGTGCCGCGACTTGCTGCCAAGGAGCTATCAACAGCTGCGTGGAGCTTCGAATGCCACGACACGATGCACCGCCCTTCCCACGCGACCGCGCGACGAGCTCTCAACAGCTACGTGGAGCTTCGAGTACCACGACGCGGCGGGTTTCCGCGGAACGTTTCCACTTTCGGCACATCTCAACAGCTGCGTGGAGCTTCGAGTACCACGACAGCCGCTCCGTGTAACCGTCCTTCCGGTTCGCGAACTCTCAACAGCTATGTGGAGCTTCGAATGCCACGACCAGCTGCCCTCGCGCGGACGGATTACCGTCGAGGCCGGCTCTCAACAGCTGCGTGGGGCTATATCAACAGAGAGCTTCGAATGCCGCGACTACGGGCAGATTCTGGACCTCAATAGCCGCGTGGGGCTTCGAAAATCACGACCGCGAGCTGATCGCAGCCATCCGAGATCAACAGCTGTGTGGAGCTTCGAAAGCCACGACTGCGCGTCGCACACTGGTACCCGTCTCTCAACAGCTGCGCGGAGCTTCGAGTGCCGCGACCACGAGCGTCACCCCGAAGGCGTGTCTGTCGTGCACCTATCAACAGCTGCGTGGGGCTTCGAGTACCACGACGGCGCGTGGACGGAACGAAGAGATCCCGTGATGCAGACAGATTCTCAACAGCTGCGTGGGGCTTCGAGTACCACGACATCTCATCTGCGCCGCCCCCCATCGAATTCTCAACAGCTGCGTGGGGCTTCGAGTACCACGACACGGCGGCGTCCCATCCCCTGCTATAGAGGCGCGCGTGCTTCTCAACAGCTGCGTGGGGCTTCGAAAGCCACGACAACCGGCGGCCTCTTTCTTTTGTACCCGGCAGGCCTGACGCCTATCAACAGCTACGTGGGGCTTCGAAAGCCACGACCTAGCGCACGCCCCCCATCTGCGCTTGAAGCGCCGTGCTATCAACAGCTACGTTTCGAATGCCGCGACCAGGTCCTCCGCGATGGCGTCGCGCCGCTCGGTCCTATCGATAGCTGTGTGGAGCTTCGAATACCACAACTCAGGGTTCCTTATTTCCTTCCCAGCAAAATAATGAAAAATCAGAATCCAATCGCACACCCATTCCTGAAGTTCGCCGGCGGAAAGACGCAGCTCTTACCTGAGATTCTTCCGCGCCTCCCCGCGAAGATTAAAACCTACTACGAACCGTTTCTCGGTGGCGGCGCGGTCTTTTTCGCGTTGGCTGCGGAGAAACGGTTCGAGCGTGCAGTACTCTCGGACGCAAACAAAGAGCTCATGAATTCGTACGCTGCTATAGCGGCTTCGTTGGATCGCATTATCTCATTGCTACGAGAACACGAGTCCGCGCACTCCAAGACATACTTTTACGAAGTGCGAGCCTCAGAAATGAAGCTAGCGATATCGAAAGCAGCGAGATTCATCTACTTGAATCGCACCTGCTTCAACGGTCTTTATCGCGTCAACAAGTCAGGCAAGTTCAACGTACCTTTTGGGGACCACAAGAATCCAACCATCTGCGACGAAGAGAACCTGCGTGCTGTATCGGCGGCTCTAGAGAATGCCCACGTCTCGGCATGCGATTTCGAAGAAGCGATTTGGATTGCACGAAAAGGCGACGCGATATACTTCGATCCGCCGTACGTACCCATCTCTGCAACATCTAACTTCGCTGCCTACACAAAAGATGGTTTCGGCCCCGACGAGCAAGAACGTCTCCGTCACGTCGCAGAGAAGCTCAGCACGAAAGGCGTGTTCGTTCTGCTATCGAACTCCGACACTCCGTTCGTGCGTGAGCTATACCAAGGGTTCGTCATCGAGAAGGTGCGCGCTCGGCGAGCGATCAACTCAAAAGGAGACAAGCGCGGTGATGTTGGCGAATTATTGATTCGAGGTAGATGAGTATCCTGATTTAGGAGCCCTAGTTACATAGCATGTCGTCTTTCAATATTTCTGGACTCATGCTCTTACCGCAACACAGGAAGAAACTAGAAATACTTGTTGCGGCAATCGCGCATCATCGCGTTCATGGTAGGTTTCCTACCCGCAGTATGGTTGCGCGCTTTCTAAGCGACGTCACAGGTAAAAAACGTAATCTAGATGACGTTTCACGTCTTGTTCACACTATGGATCGATGGAATGTGATTTCCGTGACTACTCCGGTAGGAGAACGACTTCCACTGATCCACGTGTTAAGTCTCGGTTTTGATACGCTCACGGATCTTCTCGGGTATGATCCGCGTACGGAAGGAAATTCATGTCCCAAAATGCTGCCTCTAGAGGAATAGCACCTCTAATGGAAGAGCGTCGCAAGCTCGCCGAAGAGAATATTCGTCTGCGCGAACGTTGCGAGCGACTTCGCAAGGCGATAATTTTAACCGACGCCGATCACTGTCGCTGTGGAGCGTGCGGCGGGGAATGGCAAGCCGGCGCCACAGAATCGCACTCATCCGGTTGCGTAGCTGCTTCAGACGAGCCTCGAGCGTCGAGTTCGACCCAGAACTCCCGCGGGGCGGCATCGAAGCGCAGGCGGTAAGCTGCTTCGAGCATCGCGGCTAACAGCATCATAGAAATGTGATCGGCTGTGCCGAAACAGGCATTGCAAGCGCGAGCGAGAGCGTTCGCGTAAAGAGCCCGCTCAGGAACGTCGGTGCTGGTACCGTCCCAGGTGGGAGTGGCGCATTCGGCGGTGGTCCAGCTGTTTCCGGTGCTACGAACTGTCCAAGCGCAGCCGAGAGCTGATCGTTCGTAGGTGGTACGGCGCTAAGGATCAAAAAGGCTGCAGTCGCCTTCTTATTGACCACGGATCCGATATTGCCTTTCGATCCGGCGTCGCTGTTGGTGCCAACATTGTTGGTTCCAGTGTTGTTGTTATCGATTCCGGTGAATGGGGCAGTAAGTTTCACGAGACTCGGTGTAACTGAATCGACGACATACGTCACTTCGACCACGCCAAAGGCTGTGTTGTTCTGAAGCTGTTCGGCGAATTGAATAATACTCCCGGGAGAGAGTACGCCCGTCTGGTCGACTGTGGTTGGCACGTTCGTCGAACCTGTTGTGACGATGAAGTCGCCAGCGAGCTGCGGTTTGCTGTTCGACTGTTGAGCGATTGAAAAATACGACGGTGGTAGATATGCCAGATGTTGCGCAATGAGCAACTGTGCCTGGTCCGTGAGCGGACCTCTGAAATTATCTGGCGTCTTACTCGCTAGCGTTATCGACGGGAGATCCTCTGATAGTTCGACGAGCGTGATTTGGCCGACGCTGCTCCCGAAACTTCCGGCGGCAAGAATCTGCATTCCGTCGATCTGCGCGATGTCGACACTGCCAACAGCAAGAATCAACTGTACTGGACGTTTGCCGGTAAGCAACGCCGCCACGTTGAACGGGCCCCCGCCAGTTGAGTCGTGATAGGTCAGGATCACGGTATGTGCACCGGGACCTGCGGAGATAGCTGGCGACGTTGCGACGGCAGCTGTGTCCAAGGGTGACGTCGAATAGATTGCTGCCTTTGTCACCGGAGCAACAACTTCTTTGAATGCTCCCGTGTTACCCATCGTTCCTGTGTACGCAGACGAAAGAACGATCTGCGTCGAACTGAGAACTGATGCGACTGTGTAGGAGACACCGGGTTGCGAAAGAAACTGGATGGTATCGCCAGGATTGATCGACGGTAACTGCGTCGCACTCGTCGCGACTCCGAAAAGTCCTGTTGTCGGAAAGAACGATCCGGGAAGCGTAACCGTTCGACGTAGCGGATACGGAAGCACCGGCGGACTCGAGGTACGCGGATGGCATGGGAACGGAAACGGCGCAAAGGCTGTGGGACTCATATTGAGCGTCAACGTTCGAGTCGCGACGTTCCCGAATGTAGTGGTCTGGTCAGTCGCAACGGTGAGCCCGAAGAGCTGTCCGAGCACCGGATCGGTGTGGATGTTCGTGTAGAGCGGCACGGCGGCGAGCTTCGTTGCAGCCCCGGCGGCTCCGAGAGAGGTTCCAGCGGCGTCGACGGCCCATGCGAGGATGATTTGGTCCGGCATGACCTCGAGAATACCAGAGAGGGGGACGTCCCCGCTTGAAGCCGTCTACTAGCCGCGAAAATGCCGTGTGGCTGCCGATCAGTATGCCGGGGGTGTCCGTATTGTGTGGCTACGGAATGATGCGTTTTCGCGTCTTAGGGCGAGCTTTATCTGTTTTCTGGACGTCTTTGGCCATGCGTGATAAGCCTCGTTCTCACGCATACCCCCACGAATGTCGGATAACCAGATAACTAAAATTGCTGCTTCCGACGCAATTGCGGCGGCGCAGAACGAGTTAGCGGCGCTCGACGAACGAGCGCAGGAAGAGGTCGACAAGGCCATCCCGGCTAACACCAGGCGTGCCTACGAGTTCGAACTGGCTTGTTTCGCCTCTTGGTGCGCTCGCCATGGTGTTCGCGCGGTGCCGGTCGAGCCGCGTGTACTTCGGGGCTACCTGCAAGAGCTAGCTGAACGCGGACGCGATCAGGCGGACGTCCCAAAAGGTAGACCGAAGGGTCCGCTCGGGTACAGCGCCCTGATGCGCGCTCTGGCGGCAATCTGTCGTAGCCATCAACAAGCAGGTCATCTAAGCCCTTGGAAACACCCAGTTATCGAAAGCGTGCGCGATAAGTTCGCTAGAGTTCTAGGGAAAGCACCGAAGAAACAGAAGCAGGCGATTGAGGCTGTTGGGGAAGAACTACTGTTCCGAGTTTGCGACTTGATAAGCGAAGACATTCGAGGTGTTAGGGATCGCGCAATGCTTCTCGTTGGATGGTCTGGCGGCGGGCGCCGTCGCAGCGAAATAACTGCCGCACGTGTTGAGGATTTTACCGAGATCGAGGAGGGGATTCGGTGGTCGATCCCGCGCAGTAAAGCGGATCAGGTTGGTAAGGGCCTGGTAGTACTAATGAAACCGTCAGACGATGAGCGGTACTGTCCTGTCTTGGCGTTGCGGCGCTGGCTCGAAGTCTCGGAGATTAAGAACGGTCCAGTGTTTCGTGGGGTCGACGCAGCCACCGGCAAAATCATGGATCTTGCGCTTGCGCCCGAAGGGGTATCGCGTCGAGTGCAGTACTACGTGAAAAAACTCGGTTTGGATCCGGCTGATTTTGGAGGCCACTCGCTGCGCAGTGGCTTCGTTACAACGGCACATAGGCTAGGGGAAAGTCCGGCTGATATCGCAGTTTCCACCGGACATCATGGCGTGAATCAGGTCAACGAATACATCCGACGAGCAGGACTTCAGGATGCGGCTGGCCCCGGGTTACTCAATAAGGCGCTTGCGCGTCGAGGCGAGAAGAAACTGGAGGAGAAATGAGCTTCAGTGAAGATGACGCTAGAGCGAAGTATTACATCGCCTCGGCACGCGCTCTGCTTAAGGCAGACGCAGAACGATCGATGATCGAAATCGAAGCTGACAGATCGTGTGTTGTGTACTTCATACAAGAGAGTGCTATCGGCGCTATCAAGATCGGAGCTACGGGCAACTTGAAAAGACGCCTCGATATGTTGCGCGTGCACTCGCCGCATGAAGTGAGCGTTTTGGCGTGTGTGCCTGGCGATGAGCGCCTGGAAAAGTATCTACACGACCGCTTTCGCAGTTCGCGTATCCGAGGGGAGTGGTATCGCGCCACACCTGAACTGTTTGTATGTATCGAAGAGTTAAAGGTACGCCGCCCACTGCTTTCCGATTCAGAGCATGCGTTTGTCGAAGAAGCCGGTAAGACATTTGCGCAACCGTTCGCTGAGCGACCCAGGCGGAAAAAACGAAAATGGAAAGACGTTGTTGCGAATCTCATCGAGAATTCGGCTGGGCGTGGGCTTCTGGATGAAGGGTTCTCTAGCCGTAAAGAGGAGGAACCGACGTAATGCGAAAACGCCTAATCTGCAAACGCTGCCACCGTCTCCGTCCCATCAAAGAGAGGGGCTATTGCGCCGAGTGCGGTGGTATCTTGCGCGCCGCCGAGCAACCGAAACCGGTCGCCGCGGAAGCTGCCACCGACGACGGATACGAGGAGTTCGCGCAGGGTCTGATCATGGCACACGCATTTTCTTTCAGCGCGAGTCGCATTGCGCCAGACGAAGATAGGCACGCCAAAGCGGGCCGATACTGCAAATGCGGCAACCCGTCCACATCCGAAGATGGCAGTTGTGCCGCGTGCATCGAGAAGTGGGCGCAGGAGCTCTCGACCGGGCTCGTCGAAGCCGGTGAGACGCCGGACGGCGCGTTCGAGCTCGAGGACGGAACCGTGTTCGATCTCAGCGTTACGGGTGAGTTGTGATCGTGACGGGCGTAGCGCCACTGGTGGTAGACTACATCGGTGCGATCTCCCGCCATCTGCCGACGCTGTCACCGCGTCCGAGCCGTCGACTGGGCGCGTCTCTGTGATCGGTGCGCACGGGAGCTTGACGCGCTAGGCCGGCCGCAAATCAGAACCCCCATTCCCCTGCAACCCCCCGCGACGGAGGAAGCGGTGACGGAGGTTGATCCGCCGCCGTCTTCCAACCAGAGCGAACCCCGGCTCCGATAGCGATGACCGCCGACGCAATGAGCGCGAACGGAAACCACTCAGGTAGTTCCGCTTTTTTGGCCATTAGCCGGCACAGGGACGTGCGGTGATCGCCCCGTTCTCGAAGGCGAAGAGATAGACGACGCCATCCGGTCCTTGGACCATCGACGGCTGCCCTTTGGAGACGCTGAGAGCCACTCGCGCAGCCGTAGCCATCGCCGGCGGTATGTCGACGGGCGCGCCCCACACACGGCAATTGGCGGGCAGCGATGGTGTGTTTGGGGTGAACGGGACCCCCCACCACGGGGCTCGCCCGCTCGACCAACGGATCCCTGATGCTGGATGCCGTTCACCGCCAGGCGAGGCATGGAATGCGTGCGCCGGGTGCGGAAGGTGCGGGGGCGCACTGAGCGCGCCAGGGTAGGGCGGGTAGGCAGGTGTGGCGCCAAGTCCGTGAACACCGGAAGTGAGTGAAGACGGATATGGCGGGTACGGAATATCTCCTGAGGCAGTCGAGGTAATTGCGGCGGCTGGGACAGTTGCCGCCGGTGCCGATGGTACAGATGCTCTCGACGGTTCGGGCGGCTTCGGTGTTGGCTTTGGCGGCTCTGGTGCATGAGGGGCCGGTTTTGGCGGTTCCGGAGCATGAGGTGCTGCCTTTGGCGGCTCCGGCGCATGCGGCGCGACTCTGGGCGGCTCAGGCGCGTGCGGCGCCGCCTTCGGAGGAACGACCGCGGCAGCAATCGCTGCCTTTGCTGCCATTGGCGTGCTCGCCACTGCCTGCACGACGTTGCCGAGCCATGGGAGATGTTTCTCCTGCGTCTTCAGGGCAGCATCAAAACCCTGACGTACGGCGGCAGGTAGCTGACTACGTACGGCCGTGAGCGCTTTCTCGTTCATCCCCTCGTGACCGAGTAAGCCGGCCGCCATCTGAAAACCCCTCGTTGCATCGCCAGGCGCGACGGATTTGATAGCTTCTGCGAGCCCCGGTGTCGACGAAAGCGCTTGCTGTCCGGCGGCAAGTACCGCCTGAAGCCCTTCAGGCGCGATACCGACGAGTCCTTTCGCAAGTGCGTTTTGGATCTTCTCGCCGGTTGCGACAGAAACGCCGATGTCGAACGCTTTTCTGGCGGGACCATCCGGAACAAGATTTCGAGCGCTCTCGATTGCGGCCTTGGCGACGTTCTCGCCAGAGGCGACTTTCATCGCAGCGTCGAAACCGGCAGCGGCGATAGGACCACCCGGGATCGCTCCGCGGATTGCAGCCTTCGCCGCTTCGTCGATACTTTTACCCTCGGCGAGCGCTGCGCCTGCTCCGATAGCTGCCGCGACTCCGGTACCGATACCCGGGACGAGAGACACGACGGTTTGTGCGTACGGAGCAACGTCTTTGACGATTTTGACCTGATCCTTGAGCGCTCCAACGAGTGCGTGATCGAGTCGTTCGCCAGTTGCGATGTTTTTTGCGAGATTGAGAGGTGCGACCGCTGCCTCACCAACGATATGCGCCAAATCTCCTACGACTGGGATGCTCGAGATGGCGTGACCAACATCTGAGATCGCTTTGCCGGGATCGAATCTTGTGGTGATTGTCCAGCTTCGCTTGGCGGCATCGCGTAGGTAGCGGTCGTGATCCTCTTTCCTCTTCGGAGTCGACTGCCAAAACTTGTCATCCGGGCGCGTGTTGACATCGTTGGGTTTGTCGTAACCGTTCATCTCCGCAAGTCGTGCGGTACGCGCCGCTATTGCAGCCGTGTCATTGGCTTCGGTCTCTTTTCGAAGCGCAATTCTGTTGGCGTCCACATCCTGAATCACAGCCATCGCAAAACCGGTCCAGCGCTGGCGGTCGGCGTTGGTCGCATTTTTGATGTGTATCTGAAGCCATCCGGGCCATTCGCTTCCAAGTCCTATTTCGTCCATGGCGTCAAGATCGTATCACCATCTTGAGAAAATGGGGATTGGTCAAACCGTTGCGAATTCGCTGGATTCGCCGCGCGGCTCGAGGTCCAGGAACACCGAGTTCTACGAGTGCCAGTCCCGCGATGACCCCGGAACGGTTACGCCCCTGCCAACAAGTTACGAGTACGCGTTGTCCGGAGCGAATTTGCCGAGCGACTTCGTACGCGGTGTCTCTGATCAGTGCTTTCTCTTCTCTGGTCGGCGGAGGGCCGTCGTCGAGCGGTACATGAATGACTTCGTATCCGGGTATCTCCGGTTGGTATTCGATTGCCGCGAGCACGATAGTATCGAATGGGATTTCGACGCTAATCGGCGGAGCACTTCCTTGCGCTAACCTTTGCGACAGATACGAATACCCCATCACGTTGCGGCGAGTAGGGTCACTCCGTGATGCAACCCCCATGGCTTCACCGGCCCTCCAGGCTCATGGTAGTGCTGCTCGATCCATGTAGCGTACATTTTCCCATCCGAAGCTGTAAACGGTGCGAGTGTTCCGTACGGCATCGACGTAAATCCAGGGGTACTTCGAAGAGCGTTTGCCTGTGCACGTAGATCTGATGTGACCTCAGAACTGGTTACTCGACGCCACCCGGGTGGTACGGCAAGCGAGACTTTTTTAGTTTCTCCGTAAGTAGTGGGTGGTACTGCTGTTGATACAATCGGTGTTGCGCGTGATTTTCGCGCAAGAAGAAACACAGCTGTTGCTGCTGCGGCTGCTCCTCCAAATACGATCCAGTTCGATTTCAAGCGAACCTTCGCACTGGTAGTGTTCGGTAGGCTACGTATCCAGCGGTCGCTGCGAGACCAAGAGCAGCGACCACCACAAGCGCATCAGATCCTTTAGTGCGCTGTGGCGCGATCACTTGTGTTTCAGGCTGCACGTCTTGAAGTCTAGCAATCAACTTATTCAAAGATGGGTACGTGCTACCGAGATACGAATTCAAAGCGTTCTGCCACGCGGTTACGTCGCCTGAGTCTGCCGCCACAAGGCCGCCGTATCGATCCAGAGCCTTCAGCATCGAATACGCACCGGATCTCGCGTCTGAGAATGCGCGGAATTTCAGTGGCGAGGAAACTTTTGGATTATAAAACCACGATACATCGTCGCGCGACGTGGTCACATTTCCGACGTTCCAGTTGTACATCGATTGCCACTCAGCTGTTTCGTTTGCGCTGAGCGCTAGTGGCCAAAGCCACGAGCTTTTTGCCGGAAGATCGCGAGATCTCAGCGTACGATACGCCTCGACAATAGCGCCGGCGACGTGCGGCGCATTACTCGGCGTTAGAGCGGCGGCGACCTGCATTAGCGCGAAGGGGTACGACGCGGTTCCGGATCTGGACCTGGCGCGACGGAAGGCGAACTCGTATCGAGTTTCGTGCTGCGTACGACTTCAAGCTTCGGTGGTTCGTATTTTTCTTTCGTCATGGCAACGCGACGACCTCCGAGAGGTTACTGGTGTTCGCGAACGGAAGCGTCGCCCACGTCTTGTCGGTTCCGGCGATGCGAGCATCGACGGTGGAGCCGGTAAGGGAGGGCAAAATATCGTACTGAAATGCGGCCATCGAGTAGGTTCGAATCCCGAAGGCGTACCCGCTCGTTGGCCCCCAGAGACGCGCGTTGTTGTGCTGGTAGCTTGCACATCCTGGGTCTACCTCCCACGCGACGCCGCCTGAGGCGGTCGCTCCTGCTTGAACCTGCGCGCCGTTCGCTTCGATGAAGCCAGCATCAGTCTGGAGCACGCGGCCGCCGTCGAGCGTGATCGCGTTCTGCATTTGCAGGGTCGCCGAACCAAAGACGTTCAGCGTCGACTGAAAGACGCAGTCGGCCATTCCCAGGGTCGAATTCAATCCAACTGTCATGCTCGACTTGAAGATGGATTGATCAACGTGGCAGGTCGCGTTCACGAAGCCAGCGAAGCAATTCGAGTCGAAGGAACATCCGACGAACTGAACGCCGGAAACGGTCGACGGATCCGACTGAGGACGCCAATACTGGAACGAGGCGAAACCGCTCGAGGGATCGCTCGTGAAGTTCATGTCCTTCCATAGGAAGCGTCCAGCGCCTTTGACGCGGAGATCCATGCGCCCCTGAAACGTCGTCTGGAGAGTATCGACGACGTAGGAATCACCCGGGGACGGGTTTACTCCGGTCGCGATCACATTGCCCGGCGGCGCGTTCGACGTGAAGCGCGACCACCCGGTCACCTGGGCGACGGTACCGGTCGTACCCCCCTGAGTGTAAGTGATGGCCCCGCTCGTGGCGCCGCTCGTTGTCCGGAGACGTTGCCCACGTGAGAACGAGCCCGCACCGTCTGTTGCCGTTCCACGGGTGTTCGAGCCTGAAGCAGTTGGCGTGAGCGCCGAGAAGGTCGACGCGACGCTTGAACTGACGGTCCCCTGGATCGTGACGAGGATGCCGGTTCCGATGTGCAAGTCGAGCGGTCCGAGATCGGTCAGTGTTCCTGCGGCGACAGTGACAACGACGTTCGAGGAGACGTCGTTCCAGCGCATCCGATTTCCCCATTCGACGAGTGTCTTGAGCGGCGCACCGAGCGTCATGCCGCTGTTCCGGTCGTCGCCCGAGACAGGGTCGATGAACCATGTCGTGACGTACTGGGCGAGCTGGTTTCGAATGTATTGCCGGATAGCTAAGGCCCCTGCGGGCGCCGCCGGTGCGATGACGTTCAGCCCGTCCGCGGCGGGAGTTGGGGAAGGTGCGACGAGGTAGAGATACTGGTCGTTCACTACGCCGACGGTTACCACCGTGAGATCGTTCATCGTCGTCAGATCCGCTGCAGCGAGTGCCTGCGGCGACGCGAACGCGGTCTGGGTGATCTGGCTCTGACGAACCTTCTCGGTCATCGCGATGTTCCTACGGTGACTGGTTTACAGTGAGCTGCTGAATGAAAAGTTTCGTGCCGCTCGCGAGAATGAGTCCGCTTGCGCCGATCATGTTCGCCTGTGCGAAGATGACCGTCGGAAACCCGGCTGGCGTCCCGGAGTAAGGGATCTCATTTCCGAGTCGATTCGCGTTCAGGGTCATGGTGAGGACGGAGGTGCCCGAGTGAAGATCCGTCACCGAGACGTCAGAGGTCGTCGTCGATGAGCTCGCCAGAGTGACCTGGGTCTCGCTCGGCTGTACGTTCAGAGCAAACTGAAGCTGGACGAAGTAGAATCCGTACTGGCACGCGAATGCCGGGGAGGCCCCGAAGCTCCCCCCTGGGAAAGCGACGACGCCGAACGAGTCGGAGATAAACTCGAGCGAGCTGAAGGGGATGATCAACGGAACGCCGCTCGAGAAGGCGGTGTTCGTCGCTAGACCGAGTCTTGCGAAGGGGCGACTGCCGTAGGTTCGATTGCTCACAGGTCAGGTTCCTCCCGGACCATACGTCGCGCCGTTCGTCAAATCGACGAACTGATCGGAGTAGGAGTGGAAGACATTGTTCGCTGCCACCTGCTGTGACGCGATCATGCCTGGGATGGTCGGGGTTGCTCCGTACATGAACGTCGATCCGCCAGACACGTAGATCCCGAACTGTAGTCCGGTATTGTTTGCGCCCCAGACATACGACGAGGAGCCGTTGAAGACCATCTTCGCGCCTTCGGTGACCAAGATCGCGCCGGCCGGAGGTGTGCCCGAGAGTCCGACAAAGGAACAGTCGAAGCCGTTCGAGAGCCAGTTGCCGCTCCGGATGGTGAGGCTCGAGGTTCCGCCTCCGACGATTTGCACCGATTCGAGCTGTGACACGTAAGAATCAATCGACGTGAGCGAGCCAGATACGACAACGGCTGCAAGTTGAATATTACCGCCCTGCAGGGTCGAGCTGCCTCCGAAGTTACCTCCGAATTTGCTGCAACCGATGATCCCTGTCGAGTCCTGGAAAAAAGCCCCGAAGGGGAAGTCGCATCCGTAGACGAATGCCCCGAGAGCGTTTGGATTTTGGTTTGACCAAATCCGGCAAGCGTCGGTCGCGATAGTGCTCGTATCAAGGAGCGCGATGACGCTACGACTCGTTCCGATAGCACGGATCTGGAATCCAGGAATGAGGCTGTCGAGTGTATCGACTACGAAGATGTCGCCTGGATCGGGATTCAGTTCGGAAAAGACCGGAGCGATCCCGCCGGTGAGCTTCGCCCAACCGTTCGTGTTCGAATCGGAACCGTCGATGGTGTGGGTCGTCCAGGTGATAGCGCCGACGTTGTTCGCATTTGCGGCTGCGGTCACTCGAAGGCGTGCGTTCTCTGCGATACTGATCCCGAGGTAACTGAGGAGCGCACGCGTGTTCGTCGCGCCATTCTGGGGCGTGCTCGAAACCACCGCGTAGTTCGGGCTTGAGGTGACATGCCCTTGGATAAGGAACTCGATACCGTCGACGTCAGCGAAGATGATGTCGAGATTGATGGCGTCGAAGGTTCCCGCGGCGAGCGTAACGAGCACGCTCTGTTGGATGACACCCCCCTTCAGACGGTAGCCGAGCTCGCGGAACGTGCGGATGGCAGTGAGCGCGGTCGATCCGTCGAGCTCATCGTTTCCGTTCACCGGATCGATGTACCAGTTCGTCTGGAGCCACGCCTGATAGTTGCCCCAAAAGAGTCGTACCCAGACGGCTCCTGCCGGCGCGAGCGCGAGGACGACGCTCGTCCCGTCGACGGCGCCGATGAGACTCCCGGGCGCGTTCTTCACAAGCTCGTAGCCGTCGTTGATGGTGCGGGTGTAGGCAATGGCTCCGTCGGCGATGCCCGTCGCGTCGGTGTTCGCCATCTGGTTCACCGAGGCGAACAGGATGCTCGCGCCAGGGCCCGCGGGGCCGGTCGCACCAGTGAGACCTGTTGGTCCCGTGCGTCCCGTGAAACCGGTTGGTCCGGTTGACCCTAGATTACCCGTGGGTCCCGTGCGTCCGGTTGGTCCAGTAAATCCGGTCGGTCCCTGCGTACCGGTCGTTCCGGTTGGCCCGGTGCGTCCCGTCGAACCGGTCGGCCCCGTGCCGAGGGCCCCTGTCGGTCCGGTCGGTCCCGTGCGACCCGTCGCGCCCGTCGGACCCGTGCCGACAGCGCCAGAAGGTCCCGTGGGTCCCGTTCCGCTCGCTCCGGGGACGTCGTAGAAGAAGTCTAGCCGGTAGTTCCCGTCGAGGTTGAAGCCGGCGACGCTCTGGTTCCAGTAACAGCGATCACCCAGAACGATGGCGCCTTGCGCGCGCGCCGTCGCGCCGCCGTCGCCCGAGAAATAGCAAGAGACGCCGATCTTGGTACCGTTGCCGACGCTGTAGAGGACTCCGTCTGCGGCGACTGAGGTGTATCCGATGGGAGTCGCGGCAATCGCCGTCGCGGTCGCGAGATCTCCGTCCGCTGTCGTGACGGAGGCGACCATCTGTTTGTTCAGGGCGGATGGCGCGTTGGCGATGTTCGCAGGCCCGGTCGGTCCAGTGGCGCCGGTGTTTGCAGCCGTCCCCTGGGGTCCCGTAGAGCCGGTCGGTCCGGTCGTTCCTGTCGCACCGGTGTTTGCCGCCGTACCCGCGGGTCCTGTCGCACCAGTGACGCCCGAGGCGCCGGTCCACCCGGTAGGCCCTGTTGCGCCCGTTATGCCGGTTGGTCCGGTACGTCCCGTTGGACCCGTCGCGCCGGTGTTCGTAGCCGTTCCGGCGACGCCGGTCGGACCCGTGAATCCAGTAGGTCCGGTAAATCCGGTTGCTCCAGTTGCGCCCGTATTCGCCGCGCTTCCGTCCGGACCTGTGAATCCGGTTGGACCAAGCGGCCCTGTGACACCTGCGGGGCCAGCGGCGCCGACAGGTCCGGTTGTGCCCGTTGGCCCCGTCGTTCCGGTCGCACCCGTATTTGAAGCGGTTCCCGCGGGACCCGTCGAACCTGTGACCCCAGAGGGCCCTGTCGGTCCCGTGACCGTGCTTGTTGCTCCCGTCGGCCCGGTCGCTCCGGTGTTCGTGGCGCTTCCAGCGGGGCCCGTTGGACCCGTCGAACCAGAGGGGCCCGTCACGCCGGAGGGACCGGTAGCGCCGGTCGATCCAGTCACGCCTGAAGCACCTGTGGGGCCCGTCGCGCCGGTGTTCACGGCCGTGCCTGCAGGACCCGTGGACCCAGTCGGCCCTGTATTTCCGGTGGGACCTGTGAATCCGGTCGCGCCCGTCGCGCCCGAGGGACCTGTGCTTCCGGTGGCGCCCGTCACACCGGAGGGTCCCGTCGCCCCCGTGGCGCCGGTGTTGGTTGCCGAACCGGCAGGCCCAGTAGGACCCGTTCGTCCAGTAAATCCAGTTGGCCCGGTTGCTCCGGTATTGGTCGCTGACCCCGGAACGCCGGTCGGGCCAGTGAAGCCCGTGGGGCCCGTCGCGCCGGTGTTTGAGGCGCTTCCAGGCAGGCCTGTTGGTCCAGTAATTCCGGTTGGTCCTGTGGGTCCCGTGCGTCCGGTGGCTCCGGTGTTCGAAGCCGTACCGGCGGGGCCGGTCGCGCCGGTTGGTCCCGTGCGTCCGGTCGCCCCCGTGTTCGCGGCGCTGCCGGCGGGCCCCGTGAGTCCTGTCGGTCCCGTGAACCCGGTGGGTCCCGTGACGCCGGAAGGGCCCGTGACAGTGCTTGGCGCGCCTGGAATCCCTTGCGAGCCGGTGGGCCCAGTCGTTCCGGTCGCGCCCGTGTTTGTCGCCGTGCCCGCAGGCCCGGTCGTGCCGGTTGGCCCTGTCGCTCCGGTATTGGTTGCGCTACCGGCGGGGCCAGTTGGGCCACTCGGGCCCGTCACGCCGGAGGGACCGGTCGCGCCGGTGTTTGTCGCGCTTCCCGCGGGCCCCGTAGATCCTGTGAACCCGGTAGGCCCAGTGCTACCGGTCGACCCTGTCGCTCCAGTGTTCGACGCAGTCCCCGCGGGTCCAGTCGGACCCGTCGCTCCCGTACGACCGGTCGCCCCCGTGTTCGTCGCGCTACCGGCGGGACCCGTCGCGCCAGTCGGTCCAGTATGCCCGGTAGTGCCCGTTGGACCCGTGACCGTGCTCGGTGCTCCGGGAGGGCCAACGGGCCCCGTACTTCCGGTCGCGCCGGTGTTCGAAGCGCTTCCCGGGGTGCCGGTTGGTCCAGTTGCACCGGTCGCGCCGCTTGCGCCAGAAGGACCCGTCGCTCCGGTATTCGTTGCGCTTCCAGGGACTCCGGTTGGTCCCGTGTAGCCGGTCGGTCCTGTCGCTCCGGTATTTGTCGCTGAACCAGGGACGCCGGTTGGTCCCGTCGCGCCTGTCGGTCCAGTCGTACCCGTCGCACCGGTGTTCGTTGCACTGCCGGCGGGGCCGGTTGCTCCGGTTGGACCTGTAGGTCCAGTGCGTCCGGTCGCGCCGGTGTTTGCTGCGCTGCCAGCAGGACCCGTTGCGCCAGTCTGTCCGGTTGGTCCTGTGCGTCCCGTAGATCCGGTTGAAGAAGCTCCAATGGGCCCAGTCGCGCCCGTGGAGCCTGTGAATCCAGTCGGACCTGTTTGACCCGTCGCTCCGGTGTTCGTCGCGCTGCCAGCGACGCCGGTAGGACCGGTGATGCCAGTGGGACCTGTTGGACCGGTAGCTCCGGTATTTGTCGCGCTTCCGGCTACGCCCGTCGGTCCAGTGAATCCAGTTGGACCGCTCGCACCAGTGGATCCAGTTGCACCAGTATTTGTTGCTGATCCGGCGGGTCCTGTTGCGCCCGTCGGGCCTGTTGGACCTGTTCTACCTGTCGCACCGGTGTTTGCGGCGATGCCTGCTGGACCGGTTGCACCGGTTCGTCCAGTTGGACCTGTCGCGCCTGTCGCTCCCGTGTTCGTGGCAGAGCCGGCGGTACCGGTCGGGCCTGTCGTACCTGTTGATCCGGTAGGACCGGTCGCTCCGGTATTGGTTGCACTTCCTGGAGCACCAGTCGCTCCGGTGGCACCAGTCGGACCGGTGGCGCCAGTGGCGCCTGTATTCGTTGCTGATCCGGGTGCACCGGTTGCGCCAGTTGGACCAGTTGAACCGGTCGCTCCTGTGGCTCCTGTGTTTGCTGCGGTTCCGGCGGGACCTGTTGCACCAGTGACTCCGGTCGGTCCTGTTCTTCCGGTCGCTCCGGTGTTGGATGCACTACCCGCCGGTCCAGTTGCACCGGTTTGTCCTGTTGGACCGGTTGTGCCGGTTGCCCCGGTGTTTGTTGCAGATCCAGCAGTACCGGTAGGACCAGTGAATCCCGTTGGTCCAGACGGACCTGTAGCACCGGTGTTTGTCGCAGATCCGGCGACACCGGTAGGACCCGTGAAACCAGTTGAACCTGTTGGTCCAGTTGCTCCTGTATTAGTTGCTGATCCGGCGGGACCCGTTGTTCCGGTTGCCCCAGTTGGGCCAGAGGGACCTGTGGCGCCTGTATTTGATGCGCTACCAGGAATTCCAGTTGCACCCGTTGGTCCGAGTGCGCCAGTTGGGCCAGTTATACCAGTAGGTCCAGTAGATCCAGTCGCTCCGGTGTTTACGGCTGTGCCCGCGGGTCCTGTAGCTCCAGTGCGTCCAGTGGGTCCCGTCGCGCCGGTATTCGTAGCCGATCCTGGAGCCCCAGTAGGACCAGTATTTCCGGTCGATCCGGTTACACCTGTGGGCCCAGTAGCACCTGTGTTCGTTGCGGATCCAGCCGGACCAGTAGTGCCAGTGGGTCCAGTTTGTCCTGTTGCGCCAGTGTTCGTCGCAGTGCCGGGAGCTCCTGTGGGTCCGGTAGGTCCAGTTGGACCGGTTGCGCCGGTAACGCCGGACGCACCGGTTGCGCCGGTAACGCTCTTGTGCGCATCGGGGTAGGTCTCCCCGTGGTAACGCCCGCGCCTACCGGTGATGTAACCCATATCCGGAAACCTTTTTTATGTTTGAAGTCGTTCAAGGTCGCACAGGAGGCAAATGGATCAGCTCGGTGGTCTAGACAGCGGTGTGACCGATCTCAACGAAATCGCGAAGTCGCGAGGCCTGCTCATGTTCGAAATTCCGCTATATCGCGCATCCCAATGAGGGTTCCCACTGCCATTTGCAACCACGTTGGTGTTGTTGACGGCTTCTCGATAAATGGCTTCATCGATCATCTGTCGAGGAGAACCATTCTCCGAATGTCCACTCTTGTTCTTGAGGTTCTTGAGTTTGCGTCTCATTGGGAGTGTTTCTTTCTATTCGATGACTTCACCGAGTAACGCGACAGTTACCCCGCCAGCTAAATGCGACATGAGGCTGACGGCGCACCCGACGAACATCGCGTCCAGGATGCGACCACTGTCAGCTGATACGATGTTGCACGCTCCTCCAATCACACCGATCCAGAAGCCGACACACTGGTTGCATTTCAACACTGATAGTCGTCGTCTAACTGAGCGAAAGATCGTGCTCTGCGTTACGATGAGAGTTGCCCCGATCAGCGCCAATACACGGATCAGGGTGAACATCGTTCACTTCTTCGCTTTGGACGCGATCTCAGCTAGACGCGCTACGACTTCGGGGCGAATCTTGATCGTTCCTACCGAACCGTTCTCTTTGTCGTCGTCGGAGATTTCCATCGAACCATCGTCCATTGTCCGCACCGTGGGACACCTCTTTTGTCCGCAGCACAGTGTTTCTTGATGGATCGTTTTCGGCATAGCGGACTCCTTATCCAGTTGGCGCTGACACCTCTTGCAGATCGAGAGACGATCCTTCCGACAGAATCACAATGAGATTGTCGGCGTTTGCGGTCACATGAATGCGAACATCCGCCAGTACACCAACCGGTGTCTGAATTGCCGTTGTCTCTATGAGAAATGGTACCGCTTCCAAAGCGGTAGTGTTTCCACCGCTACCGATCCCGACTGTATTAGTGAAAATAGGAACCGGAGACGATAGAACAACGTTGTTGATCGATACTTGCACTTCAACTGATCCGGCGGCAGCAGGATCGTTCGACGTGTTTTTTAGAGACAGTACACCGGAGATGCGAACGATTCCGGTGGAAAGAGGAGTGATTGGTACAGCAGTTCCTGCAGGAGCGCCGCTAGCGATAATTTCCCAAGGTACCTGCGTTCCAACACCGGTTGACACGACGTCGGTTTGATCCGTTGGCCCGGTTGCGTAATTCCGCGCGAAATCATTGTTCGTACCGACGCCACGAGATGTTGGATACACCTCTGGAGACTTGCGCTTACTGTTTGTGAGATATCCCATTTTTCAGGTTCCTCGGAGTGCGTTACGAGCCGCAATGAACTCTTCGGTCGTCATTGGCACGAGTTTTCGAGCTACCAGGAAGTCCAGATACCTAGAGCTGATCCGGTTCGACAGCAGACGCATCACTGTCGCGTTCCAATCAGAATACACCAGCGCCTCCCCATTCCATTCCGGAGAGGTCAAGTACACATCACAGGCTCGCGCCGCGACGAGTTCTGCTCTGGTGATTATGACTTGCATCTTGGTTGTCTATTTTCGCTTCTTCGTCTTCTTTGAAGGCCTCTTGTGAGGTGCGCTTCGCGCACTCTTCTTTCCTGTAGCCGCAAGCGCAACTACACCGACGAGTGCCGCGACACCGAGACCGCCGGCAACGAGCGCTCCGGTGCTGAGTCCTTTTTGTTCAGGCGCTGCGACTGTAGGTTGAGAGGGTCCTACCGGGGTGACCGTTGTTGTAGATGTTGCCGTGACTGGCGAAACGCCTGGTCCAGGAGGGGGAGGCGTAGCTTCTATAATTGGCTGAACGGGAAGAGAGGGTGGCGTTGCCTGCCATCCTGCAGACGTAGTTGTTGCAGGCGTAGAAGGCGGCGTGAACACGGGAGGCTGCAGTGATGCGCCACCGCACTTGTTGTCGGTCGCTTTCCCCCACCACAGCGGCGCTGGGCTGCACGGCGCTGGAGCGCTTGGCAGAAATCGTCGCAGAGCGTTTGCGGTATTGGCGCCGTACTTACCATCCGCCGGAAGGCCAAGGGCCGCCTGTGCCGCGCACACCATTGCTGCGTTGCCGGAGTAGCAAGGATCGATCGATACGAGTGCCTGTACGGCGGTCGGAATCGACGTCGGAATGATCGTAGGAACGGTTGAGACCTGTACCGGTGCAGGAACTGGCGGCGGTGGTACCGATGGCGCAGCACCGCATCCAGGTGGAGCGGGAATACCGCCTAGAGCAGATGAGAGCGCGGAGGCTACGACCGGTTCGTACTTACCTGTGTTGATCGGTACCGCTTGTCCAGGATTGGCTGCGTTCCATGCTGCTTTGAAATTGTGGACAGCTGTGTTTACCGGAGTACCGCTCCGGGCGACACTGGAGCAGTAGTTCGGATCGGCCATGATTGCCGCAGAAGCCGCAGCGGCCGCTGCCGCAAGCGATGCTGTGGCAGCGATCGGTGTAGCCACAGCAGGGATTGCGGCAGCCGCAGCCGGGAAAGCACCACCGAGTGCCGCTCCCCAAGTGTTTGGCCCGACGACACCATCTGGAGCGACTCCGTGCGCGCTCTGCCATTTGCGTGTCGCGGCGTCTGTGCCGGAACCGAAGATACCATCAGCAGTAACCCCGATGATCGTTTGCCAGAGAGCAACGTCTGGACCAGTGCTTCCTTGCTTGATCAAAGAGTGCGGCGCAGAGGGAGATGCGGGAGCTATCGCGCCGAGTGCGCCAACTGTGCCAGGTACGTTCAGCGTCTCGCCAGCGTGAAGTGATCGCCAGGTGCGAACCCCTGCTACCACCGTCGTTGCCTTGTGCGGATTTGCCGCCACCAGTGAACCCAACGGCATACCGAATTTGCGAGCGATGATCGACGGGCTCTCACCGCTTCGAACTGAATAACGCATCTCGCATTCTCCTTAAAAAAATCTCGATGCTCAGCGCCCGCGGCGCCCCTTCTTCGTAGCAAGCAGAACGATACCGCCGAGTGCGGCCGCCCCTGCCACACCGATTCCGACCATAGCTCCCGTGGAAAGCTTCTTGTCGGACGCTGCTGCGACTGGAAGCGGCGCTGCACAGTATTGTCCGCTCGGCTCAGGGAACACGTCGTAGTCCTTTGGGTGCATCTTCGCGATCATGATGAGCGCGCAGAGCGTATCTTCATCGAATGTGCCGTCGGTTCGGAGCGCCTTGCTCGGACCGCCCTGTCCGGCGTAGTTCGCGTTGTACCAAGCCTGAAAGCAGCCGCCGGCCAGATTGATCGCGGGTCCCCATGTCGGACACGGCTTGGATCCCTGCGCAATGATCGCACTGTTCAGCTTGTTCAGCGTATTCGACACCCACATTTGTTGTGGCTGCGTGAGCTTGCTCCAGATCTCCGGATCACTCGGACTGTCGAGCGCGAAGCCAAGCGCACCTCTACCTCCTATCGAAAGGTGCTCTGCAACGAAACCTGATCCATTACCTCGAACCGGAGAGAGTGATTGCTGTGCCCACATTGGAATTGGTCCTTCACAATCGACGCATGCTGGTTTTCGCGTCGGCAGTCGTTGCTGTTGAATGCAGTCGGCCGAACGGAGACCCTCATCGGTCGGGCCTTGTACGGGGACGTCTGTAACGAAATTCGGATGCCCGTAAGCTTGAGCGGGGGTCATGGGAACCTCGGTGGAGCTAATTGCTGTTGCGGCTGCGGATCAGGCCCGGCGCCGATCGCTGCACCGACAAAACCGCCAAAGACCGCTCCGAGTGCGACGCCTGCCTCTTGAGCGTCACCACGGGTTAGTCCTCCAGGGAATCTGGTTGCGAGCTGTTCACCGACGATCGCTCCCACGATGACGCCAAGTCCGCCGCCGAGTCCAGCTAACGCGCGGCTCATGGGACATCGCTCCCGATGTTCTGGTCGAACACCAGCGCTCCGGCGATGGATCCATATTGCGCGAACGTCGGATACGCAGCAACGAACCGATCCTCGGATCCGAGGGCAGCGATCTGTTGCGCCGAGACGGTTGGATCGCTGAAAAATGGATTCGTCGACGGATCGTTTTGACGCACACTCGCGAACAGCGCGACGTCGCACGGAACAGGTAGAGGCACATCGAGCACGCGCTCGCTTCTCGTTGTGCGCCACGGATATCGGAGCTCGTGAATGTTGCCGAGACTAGCCGCGAGAGGCGTACCCCACGGACGTCCACCGTTCGGAGCCGTGTACGGCGCAAGATTTTGAAAAAGCAACGCAGGTGAAAGAGAGTCCTGGAAGATAAACCCGTCCGTGTTGAACGGATTTCTGGTGTCTCGTTGCACCTTGTTGATCACCATCACGTGCCAGGAGATGTCGCCGTCGAGCGGATGCCAAAGCGGGCTCTCGATCTCCTTACGGAAAGTGACTGTGCTGCCCAGCGGTGGCCCAGAGATGGCTCCGTCTTCTACAATCGGTATCCGCGCAACGAGTTCGGCGTACTGGCGGATCCCGACCAGACGAACGCCACAATTGTCCGAACTCTGCTCGCCGGTACCAAAGCTCGCTCGCGCCAGAAGAAATAGATATCGCGCGTCACCGATAGCTGCGCTCGGAACGGATGGGACTACGAGACCCGTGTAGGCGTTCGTGTTGTACGGATCGCTTCCGATGAATCCGAACTCGGAATTCGGACCTACGGTGACGAGTTCCTGTCTCCCGTTCGCGAGTACCGAACGGATCTGTTCCGCTACACCGCCGGGGCGGTATTGCATACGGATCACGTTGTCGGTCTTAGCGGCCATTTTCAGCGCGTGGGTAGAAGCAGTTGCAAATCTGGTGTTTCGATGCCCAGCTTGCGCAAATTCGAACGCGCGTCTGCGTCTGAGAGATCGTCTATGGTCTTATCTAGAAATTGCCACCCTAGAAACGTGAGCGTCACGGTGTACGGGACACTGACCGGCGTCTGCGTGAGGATCGCGCTCACCTTCACGTTCATCTGCTTGTAAAGCGGCCATCCTTGTGGCCAGGTCACAGCGAAGACATCGATCAGATTGCCGAGATCCGTGAACGTGTCGTTGATGGCGTACTTCGGGCCTCCGTAAGCGTCCATCCTGATCCCGACACCCGTTTGCCCGCTCTGCTTCAGCTGGTTGAAGTAGGTCGATTGGAACGGACTTCCAGCGAAACTGTTCTGCTGAAACAGGTTGTACGAGACGCGCTCGATGAGCGTGTCTTGAGTCAGGTTGTTCTGAAAGCTCTGAACTACCGGCGGTGCGTTCACTGTGCTCGAGGAGAACTGGATCGGAATATCGAGCACGGTCGGCACGCGGGGGACGCCAATGATCATGGCGTACGCAAATCGCGGTGCGTAGATAGCGAGATTCCTCACATCGAAATCACGAGGCTGCAAGGCGGGCCTTCTTTCTTTGGCGGTATTTCTCTTGCCGCACATTGCTCCTGACAGAAAAATCCGCATGCGGCTTTACTGTCTTACAGCCGCCGCAAAACTTCTCTACTTGTGTGGCAGTCGACTTCAAAAACTTGTTCTCCTGAAACGCGACGAGCGGCGCGGCGCTGTTTTCGCCGGCGCCGCTCGCGCTATGTGCTTAGAAAAGGCGATCGACCTTCTTCGGCACTCCTCTCGAATCAGCCAGCCTTCTGCACGAGCTGCGGCGCGTTCTGGCTGCAGTATGCCTTCCAGCCGCCGGGCATTTCCCAGCCCTTGATCTTGATACCGATCTTCAGGATGCCACCCTTGAAGACCTCTCGGCAGACGTTGACCGACTGCTGGATCAGCACCGGCGTCGCGTCGAGCGTCTGCTCCAACATGACGTTGTTTGCGCCTGAAGCAATGGCGCCTGCGGTCGGTACACCGTTGCCTGCCGCAGCCCCCACCTGTGTCGAACAGGAAAGATTCGTGTCCGGCGAGATGTTGACACCGAGAGGCTCGTTGTTGATCGTGACTGCCTGGAGCATGAGCGCCTGGTGCACGGCGTCCTGCACGACGAACAGCATGCCGATGGGGATACCGCGCTCGAGGAAGCACGGACTCTCGATCGGCCGGTACATCTGGCCACGGCAACCGTAGCCCTGCCACCGGAGACCGCCCCACGTAACCGGTGCGAGATCGAAGTCGCGCGTCGGGTGGAACACGCCGACGTTGTTGGTCGCGCTCGTGCTGTTGACGCTGCCGACGCGCCTGAAATTCACCGGAAGGAAGATCGTCGCCGATCCCTTCGAGCGATAGAGCGCGTTGACCGCAGCCACGAATTCGATGATCGGCACCTCGCTCGTGCCGCTCGCTTCGGCGTCCGCGAAGGATCCGAAGTACGAGACGTCGGCCGCGAGCTCGTTCAGTACGAGCTCACGCTGCGAGGTCTTCCATTGGAACTGGTAGGCGTTGATGAAGTTCCAACCTGCACGCCACACGTCGGCACCGAACTCGAACACCGCCGGAGACGGCGGCGTATCGCTCGTCGGAGTCGCGCCGGCGAACTGTCCACCGAGTGCGCCGTTGAAGAGATCGTTGGCGGTGAACACGTCCGGTGAAGGAGGCGGAACCTGCGTCGTTGCCGGCGCCGCGAAAGCGTTGCCGATCGTCGAGAAGCTCATTGGTTCGCAGAAGGTGTGCACGCCGACTCCCTGAGCGAGGATATCGGTTTGCAAGATCCCGTTGATGAGGAACGTCGAATCGATCGACGCCACTCCGGGCACGCTCGATGAACCGCTGAGCAGGTTCACCGTGTCTCCGAGAGTGGCGAGCGCCTCCTCGGCAGTGAGCGGCAGAGGGATCGTCCAGACCACCTCTTCGATGACGGGGATGTTGCCGAATGAGCAACGAAGGCACTTGTCCATCGCGGCTGCGGCGAGCGTGCCGTCGATCTTGTTGGGGTCGAGACCGAGTCCAAACTGCGGACGCGCCACTTTCGGCTGGTCTCCGCCGAAGGTCTTGATGGTTCTGCCGATGATGCTTCTCGAGGACATGATTTTTCGAGCTCCTGTTTTGCTTCGCCGTTTCTCTGGGCCGACGCGAAGCGTCTCTGACACCTCAACCCCGGGGCTCGAGGCCTACCGGGGCGAGGTGTTTCACTGAACGAGTTCAGGTGCCGGGCAGGTACGGCAGCTCCTCGCGACTTTCTCCGAGGAAAGCGGAGTGACCGGCGAGCGGATCGCCTACGCACCCGCACGACGGATCCGAATGCGGTCGCGCCTGTGGCCCGGGACCGACGTCTGAGGGCGGTCCTGGTTGCCAATCCTGGCTCACGCCAGGTTGACCCGGATTACCGCGTCCGTACGGCGCTCCGGTCCCCATGGACTGCGCCACGGTCGGGTAGTCGCTTCCGGGACCACCGGTTCCCCACGTGTTTTGCACGGTGGGGTACTGGGAGTCCTGAATGCCGGTGGCGTTTCGCAGCGCCTGGCCAGCATCCGGGTAAGGCGACTCCGCGGCGAGCGCGAACGGACCCACGTCGGCTCCGGAGAGCACGCCAGCCACGGCAGTCACCTGCTTCTGCTGCATGTTCAGGGATGCCGCGACCTCCGCTGGATAGAGGCGCACGATGATGCTCTTCTGGAGCGACGGAGGACTCGTGTCCTTCGGTGTGAGCATCGGCATGAGGAAGTTGTTCCAGAACATCCGGAACAGATTCACTCCGGCGCCGAGCGCCAGACCATCCAATGCCGCTTTCCCTGTTCGATTGCGGACGGCATACGCCGAGAGCAACGCTGGCGCGGCAGCGACCCCGACTCCGGCGCCGATGCGCATGAGGTTGGGACGCATGGCCACGTTCAACGTGTTTGCGAGCGTGCCCGAACCATCGCTCGTAAACTTGTCGGTCGGCTTCGGATCTGTCGAGGACGGATTGTACGTAGCGAGCAAGCGATCGATGCCGTCCGCTAGAATGAAACCGACGCCGCTGGTGACAACCGCCACCGCGAAATCAGCAACACCCATTCCGCTTCCGCCTCCGCTAGATGCGTGCATACGCCGACTGTGACGCCGACGAGAATGACGACGACGAGGCGATTCCATCACGTGCGCTCGGCGCCGGCTGTGGCGCCTGCGACGACGACGCGGAGCTTCGCTCACCACCGCTTCTCGAGTGGTTCGCCTACGCGCGTGCCGGCGCGTCTTCTTGCGACGCCAACCCTTCTTGGCTGCCTTCCGGTGACCGGAGGGGTTACCGCGCCACGCCTGCACGTTGCTATGCACGCGACGCCGATGCCGGCGACGTCGCCACTTCTGCTGCGGCGTGAGCACGCGCTTGCGCGTTCGACGACTTGCGCGGGCCTGTGTCTTGCGCGCTCGGCGACGACGCCTCCGCTTGGGGGCTGCCACCGATGTAGCTGCACGAACGCGCCGGCGACGCGCGCGCTTGGGCGCACTCTTCTTCTTGCTAGAGCGACGACGACGACGGGGTGAGGATACTTTCGCAGTTCTGGCCATGCTTTCCTCTCGAGCGACTACGGCGCGGATGCCTTTGCCGAACGGGACGGTCCGTTTGACTTTGGACCCTTTCGGATCGAATTGACGGATGCGGATGTACTGGTCGGTGACGTCCACCTTCCCGTACCGGTAGCCGTGAGACCTAGCCCACGCTTTCGCCTTGCTCTCGGTCCACCCGGCGCTGCGATGAAACAGCAACGATTGGACAGACATCGATTTCGACTCGTGCGGCGCAACGGCGTCCGTACGCGGGTATGCGATCGGAGATGGCCTGTTTCGCGCGACATCACTACGGCGTGATTCGCTGAGATCGGCCAGTCGATCGTCGTAAAGACCCATGTCACGATGCACTGACAGGCTCTCAGCGCAACCTATTACGGTCAATACGATGGCAAATAACGAGACGAATCACGCGCGCGTTGCCATCACGCGAATGCGCGTCAACACCCCGACTCAGCACATGTCTAAAAATTTAGTATTCACGCGATGTTACGCATGAACACCCTCGTGACAATTCGACGCCAAATACCACTACGACATCGGCGTAACTCGAGCACCGTTTCTGTTCAACGAACGTTAAACAATCGTCAAACGATCGTTTGATTATCGGATGTTCGGGTAGAGCAGATCGAGCAAAGTTGTGCGTTTACGGTGCACGCCGCCGAGCGAGCCTTCGCTCATACCAACGAAGTCTCCCGCACCGATCTCTTTTGCGGTCTTCCCTGGTTCGACCCACCACTCTTTTGCGTTGGGAGAGACGTGTCCGACGGGATAGTTCGTCGTTCCGTCCATTCTCACCCAATCTCCGAGGTCATCTTCGAACGCCATGAATACGTGTGTCGGTACTTCATACGGCGCACGGTGACTGCTTCCGATGATCATGGCGTCGATACCGATCGACATCACCGCTGCGGCGAGCGTGATAGCCGCTTCGTCACAGTTGCTTACGGTTACGTCGTGCTCTGGGAGGTAGACGTAGTGATCGTCGGTAGAAATATCCCAGCAAGGGACTTTTCTGACGGATCGATCTATCGATCGAACCGACAGTGTGAGTGATCCTTTCTCCCGTTGACCGACACGCCACAGAGGATGCTTTCCAGCTCCGCCATGTTGCTCTGGAGTGAGCATTTTAACGCTTGTCATCTTGCCGAACATACGATGCAGTACGCGCACCTGAAGCATGAGTTGTCTGCTAGTCGTCGAATACGTACGCGTGGCGGCGCCGGTGTTCTTCGTGCTATCGGCCATCAATCCGCGCAAGGCCGCAGCGGCGCTAGCCTCTTCGAGATTAATCGTTTCCAGATGTTTAAATCTCGCTCGAGATCCTAGTCCGGCTATCCGTGAAGCCCATTCTCTATCTTTGATCTCGATGTATTTCGCGTGCCAGAGAGTCTCGATCCCGAGGCGTTCGCAGATGGCCTTGACCTCATGCTTCTGTTCTTCTTTGCGTTTGCCGTCGCGACCGCCAATGCGAAATTTCAGATGCGGCAGATTTTTGTTTTTGCTCGCTTCCACCCATCCGTCTGCGAGCGTCAGAGCTTCGACGTACATGCGATCCGGATCAACTCGCATCGATCCGAAAACGATACGTTCTGGTTGGAGAAGTGCGTCTCCCTCCGACAGATCAGTCACGCGGACACGCTCAAATGCGTTGCAATCTTTTTGGTAGCAGGCTCCGTGTGCTGACCGACCGTGCGGACACCTGCCGACATATACCTTGTGATCGCCGGTCAAATGCATCGTCGAGCCGTTGCTCATCTCGATAGCATCGACCGAAAGCGCTCCTTTTGCCCATTTTTGCGTAACTTCGCTCCACTTGTCCTTGCCCCAGATACGATCGCCGATATTGATCTTTTCGATCGGAATGAATTCAAAATCGTCGCGTAGGAGCAGCGTTCCTTCCGGGAAGCAATCGCCGCCGATGATGCAAAGCCCTCCCTCGTCGAGACAGAGAAGCTGGTTCGGTGTCGCCATAAATTCTCCCATGACTGGGTCAGCGACGTACGGAACCTTCTTTCTGAAGGCATCGAGAATACACTGCGCCTTTTGACGTTTCCCGCCACGTGACACGCCTTTTTTGTCGAGCTGTTGGAGCACCCAGGCGCGCAATCTCGGACTCATTCGTGCGGACCATGCGCGGTCGGCCACCTCTTGCAAGGATTTCTTCGCTCCCTTAGCGCCAGCAGGGTGCGGTCCAGCATCTGTCTTCACTCCATTTATAGGCTTGTCGATCATCGGCGATTACGCTTTCGGTTTGTCAGATAGATCGCACTTCCTACGACTCCTGCCCCGAGGAGTCCGATTCCCGCCATCGCTCCGACGCTGAGTCCAGATGATGCAGTCGCTACAGGTGCAGCAGGCGTGATAGGCGCAACAGGTGATACGGTTACATGCGGTGCGCACGCAGTCGGAGCGCTCCCTAGCGCCTGCGCTAGAGCGCTCGCTGTCGCTTGCTCGTAGTTGCTCGTGTTGATCGGAACTGGGTTAGCGCCGGACGAATTCCAAGCCGTTTTGAAGGCGTGAACCGCTGCGTTGACGCTGCTTCCGGGGTGCGTCACCGACGTGCAGTAACTCGGATCGGCGACAATGGCGGCTACTGCGGCTCGTGCGGCATCGGCTACTGAGGTAGGCGGCGCCGGGACATCGCCGTAAAACGCTTGCAGCGCTAGCCTAGCCGATGACATCGCATCCGAGAGATCGTGTAAGACGTCCGAACGAACCTGAAAGGAATCGTTGCTATTTCCGGCAACGATTGCAGCACTAAGCGCCGGAAGTCGAGCGCGCGCTTTACTGGTGCTCTTACGTACGTCTTGCGCGTACGGGATTGCGTACACCGCAGGGGACCCACTGCCGACGATTTCCGAGACCGATGCATCCACAACATTGGCAGCATTTTCAGCGGCGTCGCCGAATCCTTGATCTCCCATCGCAGCAAGCGCACTGACCTTCGCATTCGCCGCATCGAGCGCGGCGTAGTCGGCGAGCACTCCAGCGGCCGCATCACCGAGAGACGATGGCGTGACGCCATCCATATGAGGAAGCGCAGCGAAGTACGCCCGGGGACGCGTATCCAGTTCGCCAGAGAACCACTTCTCCGGTAAGTTGAGAACCTCGCCCTCGCGTAGATCTTTGAACGTAACGAAACCGTTCGGAAGACGCTTTGCCGCCTTGTGAGGGTTGGCGCGCACGATGTCAATTGCGCATTTTGGGCAGCCAGCCATGTCCGGCCGACTGGCGATACTAGCCGGGCTATCTCCAGCCTGAACGACGTAAGTCCGCGTCACGCCTCAAAGACTACGCGCTAGTCATGAGGGTCGTCCAGCAGCAGCTGGAATCTTTAGGCGTATTCGCGCTCTGGCTGGTGTACGACAGGGCTTCCGTTACCGTCCGCGAGCCGGATTCCTTCATTTTCGACTGCCATCCGTACGAGCGGACTCTTGAGGAGTTCGAGTAACTTGATCGCTTGTTCAAGCCCCTGATGGTCGTTCGCCGCTTCGATCGCAACGCTCATTGTGACGCGGTATCTCACGCAGAGAACCCCGCATCAGGCTGCGGCTCAGGCGGCTGTGGAGCGTTTTCCTGCGGAGGCGTGTCAGAAGTAATCGGAGGAGCGCTAGGCGGCGTCGAACCCACAACAGCAGCAGCGAATATTTCTCCAGCTATCCGAAAAAGATTCGGATCGATTCCACGCAAGTGTCTCAAAGTGTCGTGGATAGCGTTCAGTGTCCAACGCCGCCCTACGTCTTCGGCATACTTGAGCACTTCATCGTCAGTGAGTTCAACTTGAATAGAAAAACGCATTAGGAGTTTCCTTGTCCAGAAATATTCGGTGGTGCCCACGTCTGTCGCGATGCAGGTGAAGGCGAAATAGGCGGCGGTAGATTCGCTGGCGGAGGAGGAAGCGGCGCTGCGGTCGGGGGCAATTGATGCGGATCCACCGCTGCCGCAACGAATCCTGGCGGTGGTTGGTAGTCTGGCGGCACCTCTAAGTAGCCTGGCGGCAACACGCGCTTCTGTTCTGGAGCTCGATTTTGACTCTTCTGGATCGCCTCGCGTTGTTCACCGAGCCACTTGAGAAAGCTTCCCAGGTTCGCCGCTGCAGATTCGCCCCAGCGCATAGTGCCATCCGCTTTGCTGTACGCGATCTTGCCGTTGCCAGTATCGAGAATTTTGATCGGACTGTCGTCTTCTTCGGTCGCTACCGGTTCCGGCGCTTCTCGCTCTTCGTCCGTCCCTAGAATACTTCCAAATTCTTTCGCGGTAGCTACAGCCGTGCGTACCAATGTCAGCGATTCTTTGAGATGCTCCGCCGCAGTTTGCTGGCGCGGTGGCTGCTCACTGCTGTATCGCGGTGGCGGTGGCGGCGCCTGACCTGGATCTCCTTGCGGGTAATACTGACGCTGAGGCCCCATGCGCGCGCCCGATCCGGGCCCCATGTTCGGAACGAACAGCGACGCTAGTCGGTCGATCGGTACGAAACCGAGCGGCGTCCACACCGTGCCCTGAGGAGCAGGTATCGGGGGCGCACCCATCATTCCTGGAACGAAGCTTGGTACCGCTGGCGGCGTCGGCGGCGCTCCCTGCGTTACCTGTTGCGGCTGCATGGACTGCGCGAGAGTGAGCATCCGCTGGAACCATTCCATCATCGTCGGCATGTCCGCCCCCGGTGGGGGCATTGGCGGCGGCGGCGGAGGAGGCGGCGGCGCTTGCGGCGGAGGCTGCATGCTCTGAACTATTTGCTGCATCCGCTGAAACCACTCGAACATCGTACCCATGTCGGGTCCAGCCGGCGCCTGAACAACGACTGGTACTTGCGGCGGCTGCGGCGACGGAGCTGTCGCAGCTGCGGGCGGATACGCTGGTTGCGGCTGCGGGGGCGAGTAACCAGGTTGAGCTGGATAACCGGGCAGCGGATACTGTGGTGGATAGCCGGGCGGATATGGATATGACATCGGCTGTCCTTGCTGCGGTCGAGTATCCGGCAATGTGATCTTACCGTTACCGCGAAACTGCTTGCTATTGGTGTCGAGGATTTTGACCTCGTAGTCGGCCTCACCGTGCTGGCCGTGAATGATCTTGAGCGCGTCGTAGAGTTCCGCCGCGGATCTTGGACGACTGATGATTACTTGCTGGACCGGAGTTCCAGTAAGCCGTCTAACGTGTATGTCGAGTGTGTTTGCTGGCCAATACCGAAGAAGCGTCTCGTACGTGGTGAGCAGATCACCGGTGTTGAACGAGACCTTGCTCTGGTTCGAGCGCTTCTTGTCGACGATAGCGTCGAGGCGACGGTTTTCACGTACGCTTTCGGCGTCGACGGCGCCTATCGCGCGAACGGCATCTTCGGATGCTACGAGTTCGCCAGTGTCCTCGTCACGTTCAGCCCCAACCTCGGCCAGGACGTCGGCCTCGTCCTCCTGCGCAGGTGTATTCGAGGCTGTATGCGCAGGAGGCGATTCACTGCGAATTCGTCTACGTGTTCCCATCGTTCAAACTTGCGCCTGTCCGCCCGTCGTCTGCTGCGGTTCTTCCTCTTCTGGTTCGGTTCCGTCAGATTCGGCTGCCTCGAGTTCGTCAGCGAAGACCTCGAGAGGCATCGCCTCTTGTACGAATCGAATTCGACCCATTGGAACGAAGTCGCGCATACCTACTGCGTCACCACCTTCAACCGCATCCAAATACGAGAAAATCTCGATTCCTCCGCCCGCATCTGTTCCAATGAACATACGTACGACTTTCGCGCCTGGCACGTGCGGATGCTCGCTACCCACCGCCCATCGTGTGGTCTCAGGCTGCCCCGATACGGGAGCTAGATTGTCACTGATCACGAGTGTGACCATTGGATAGGTCGGAGGCGGAAGCTTAAAAACTGTCGTCACAGCGCGTTATCCTCCAAGAATGAGTAGTAGCTCCGCCTACGAGCGTCGCCGGCGACGATAATGTGGTCGAGGAACTTGATGTCAATGGTTTCGAACGCATCAACGAAGGCGTCTGTCGTTTCGATGTCCGCCTCGCTCGGTTCGGCTTCGATGCCCGACGGGTGTACGTGGAAGATGATCACCGCGTGCGCCCCGTCCGCTACGGCGGCTTGAAGAGTCGGTAGGATGGGTGCCATCACGCTGGACGGCTCCCCACGTCCGGTCTCAGCAAGACCCTTGAATCGTAAATGCAGATCAAGCGTCACGACTCCGAAAACCTCATTGACCTCGTCTTCGATGGCCTCACCGATGAGATGGAAGGCCTTTTCCGGTTCGTCGAGCGGTCCGATCTGATCTGAGAGCGCGTTACACGCCGCGAACCTGTCAGCGTCCTTCTGAATCGTCAAAAACGGACGGCACCGCGCGCCGCGCTTGCCATCGATGATGAGCGGTTCTACTTCGCGCGGTCGTCGCGGGGCCACCCGATCCCGTACAATACCGCGGATGGCATGTTCCGAGACTCCGTGCATGCGAGTAAGCGGCCTGCACGCGCAAGTCACGCTACAGCCGCCTGTATTGATGCGCCTTTCAGATCGACAAATTCATCTAGCGATACGCCGCGCACGCGGCAGATCGCTTCGTCGATCTTGAAAGTGACGCAATGCCTCTTGAAGGTCATGTCGTACACTTTTTGTGCCACGACGATGTCTCCCGGCTTGTATCCTGCAGCCTCTGCCGCTGGACCAACCTCGTCGAGCAGGAAACAGCGCGTGACACCTTTCGCGTGATCAAGCACCAGTTCACTGGTCGGTTTCGGCACAAGAGCGCGTCCGATGACCCAATCGTTAACAGGTTCGAGCTTCACGTCTGTTCCTCTTCTTGTTCGATAGTGAATCGATCGTAGAAAGACTGCGAAGGTGACGGAGGGGTTAGCGCAGCGATGGTACCGTCCGTATTCGGCGGAGGTTCGACCGTTGCGCTTTGAAGGCGAGCCAGTTCCGCTTTCGTTGTTTCGAGCTCGATCTCGAGAGCCATACGCGAGGTTAATACTTCACTGAAATACTCACGACTTGGGGCGAAGTACGGTTCCTGTGCCGGCGGACGCGCAGCGAGAGGAGCAAACTGTCGTGCGGCGTTCAATACAACGAGAGCGTTCATGCGCTGTTCGCGGTCAGGGCAACCTCGAGTGATCAGAACAGCAGGCTTCCCTGAATCTGAAGTGTCGTAGCGATCGTTTACGCACGGTTCCGTTTCATCGTCTTTGCCGGGACAGCCGTTCACGTGCGCGCATCGTTCAAGTATTCCGAAGGCAGCGCGCGCCGCAATCTGCCAGCCGACTTTGTTGCGCCACAGAGCGAGCTTGACGGCGTTCCAGTCGCGTACCGATATCGGTACCTTCTGATCGACTGGAGTTTCGAGCCCCTGCCTTCTTTTTTCGTTCATCATCAGATCGTCGCTCCGTCTGGTTCAACGATGCGGATGTACCCGTCGCTCGGAGGGCGCTTAGCCGCTTGAACAAGGATCGAGCGCATCCACGCGCTCATGCTTAGTCCGCGTTTCTTCGCTCTTTCTTCGATCAAACGGTACTGAGCCGGCGTGAGCTTGACGCCCGCGGTCTTGGCCTTGAGCGGTAGACGTTCGGTTGGACGTTCGTTTGCCGTTCGTTTGCCTTTCGTTGACGCTTTCGTATACTGCTCTCCGTCCGCTAGACGTGTCAAGACGCTAGACGTAGACTCAGCGTACGGATGGCACAGTTCGGCATCGGACCTGAACTCGCGGCACAGTGCCCACAAGCGTCGACGCCAGACGGTTGGCGTCCGTGGTCACCTGACGCAGATGGGCCAATTCCGGACGCTCTAGCTGCGCGCGCGGCTGCTCTTGTGGGCGATCAGGCGACCGCGCTCGGAGCGACAGAAAGCTATCCTCTTCCAGGGGTTACGACACTTATTCGAATCGAACCACGTGTCTGGGGACGCGATGCACAGGGCGCACTCGTCGAGGGGTGCTTTCGAAGTGGCGGTGTCTATCTACCGTACGGAACCCCGGCAGGCGCAGCGACACCGAGCGACGACAAGCTCGCAAAAACAGTTGGAGTACTCACCGCGGTGAGCCTGGTGGTCGGAACTGCGGCAACGATTGCTACCTGGGGACGTCGATGACCATCGAACGTAATGGTCGTACTGTTGTTGGATTCGGAGATGAGGCTGTTTCGCTTCCGATCAAAGCGCCGCCGTCGACGTGGACCGTTGCGCTCGCGACGAGCGTCGTTGGCGCTGCGACAGGATGGGTCATCGAGGAAATAGCGAGCAACATCCGAGGTCGAAAGAAGCGCCAATAATGAACGAGCAGATTCGAATCAATGGCGCATCTGTCGTCGGGCTCGGGGACGCGAAAGTTGTGGCGCCTCCAAGTTCCCGTGTAGCGCAAACACTCGCGGATGCTTTTCTCGGTGCGGCAGCGGGAGCAGGGCTCGGTGGGCTTATCGGAGGGAAGACTGGCGCACTAATCGGCGTCGCGGTTGGGGGTATCGGTGTGGGAGCAGTTACGTATGCGGTGCTGGGAGAGGATACGTGGAATACATCACCTCTACCTCCAACAACGACATCTGTCTGGCGCCAGCTCACTCAACCGACTGACAGCGTGAAGGCGGGAGAGGAGATGGCCGTAGCGATCTTAGGACCCAACAGGACACCTCTGTCGCCGGATCTGATCGCGCAGCTAGATGCTGCACTTGCATTGATTCCTAGCTACAACGTGACGGCGCTCATAGCGAAGTATCCGCCAGGAACATCGCCGCCTGCAAACGATTGGCCCTCAGACTATGTGATACCGCCCGGAATGAGAGATGATTTCGGTCCCGGCGCGTATCGCGTGCTACTTCGTGCGCTTATCGATTCCCCTCCGACGTTCTGGCACTCCGTACCATCAAATGTCGGGACGTTCGGAATATGGGCACGATGAAGTACGGCGGTTACTCTGAAGCGGAGGCAACGATGATCTTTCTCGGCGAAACGGCGTTCCTAGGCGCGTGTCCCGTCATTCGGCCGGAAGGGATCTATCTCGATGGGCAGCGTGTGATTAGATTTGGGCTCGGTGCCGTAGAACGCAAAAATCCGCTACCTGCAGGAAGATACTGGGTCGATGTTTTCGCAAAAGATTCAGACGCTTTTGGCGCATGGCTCAACTCAAATAAAGCCACCGTTCAGGTACGCACAACGGAACATTTTGACTCGGATCCGGTACGTGATTGGTACCTGTTTGAAGTAAGCGTTCCGACTCCGTGGCAGGGACCTGGTTTTCCAACTATCGCTGGGCCGCACGTAACGAGTTCGAGCGATACCGCACAACGACCCGATCCAGTACCTTCAGTCGCGACACAGGTTGAAAAAGAACTCGCGGATCTGAAAAGCGCAACCAGAACCGCGACATGGATCGGTGCTGCGGTTCTCGTCGTGGTTGGTGGAGCTCTACTCGTCTACTACGTACCTCGCCCTGCAACGCGATCTAGATGACGCTTCGAGCTCGCATTCAAGAATTGGAAGAACGAGTCGAAGCGATAGCCGCAGAACTCGCTGACGTACGTCAAAATCTACTCGAAGCCCTAGCGCGAGCAATCCACGGGCCGTCCCAACCGCCCCCGATACTCTCACTTCAGTCGCAAGACCCAAGCGAGAACGACGATGCCGACCACAATCACGAAAAGAATAAACGCTGACGGGCGCGCGTTTTTCAATAGGACGCGGAGCCCAGTCGGACGAAGCGAAAACTGCGTTTCGCTCGGCAACTCATCTCGATAGCGATCGATCGCACTCTGGCTCTGCCGATCCTCTGCCTCGCCCTGCAGTGTCGCAAGTTCGTTTCCGAGTCGTCGTACACGCCCCCAGATCACGATAACCTCGGCTTTTAGCTCATCGACTTCCCGCTCCAGGTCGAGTCGGCGCTGGCGTTCATCAGTCGGCATACCCACCAAGGTAGCGCGAACTCACGCATTTCGCTTGACGGTACCGCAAGCGGTACTCTCGGGTTGTCAGCGCGGTAACTGTTGCGTCGGTACTGGTGCGGGTTCGTCACTTCCGATTGTCCCACCGATGAATGCTCCGACCACTGCGCCGGTCGCGCCGCCAACCACCATCGCGTCTTCGATATCTGCGCCACGTTGAGCCGCAGTGTATCTGACGCGCGGACGATACCGCGCTGCGTAATGCCCAGCGGCAGCGCCGGCAGCACCCCCGACTAACGCACCAAGCGCGCTCCAGAGACCAGTCTTGGCGTTGCTCATGGAATTTTGCTTTCAGTTCGTAGCTGTCGTCTCGTACGAGACGGCGAACAACACGGTGTCCATCGTCAAAGTGTCATTACCGCGAGCCACGACGAGCCATAGTGCCTCCGCTTCCGAGGGAAGGTGCACCATGCTGTGCGCCGACTTGTGGGCGATCGTGAGTGCGCGTAACAATGCGGGCGCTTTCGAACCCATTTTCTCTCGAAACCATTTCACGTAGGCGGGGCGTGGCATCGCCTGAAAACCACTCGGGTCCTGCTCCGACACTAGAAGAACGAGATCGCTCGTCTTGAACGTATCGCGCGCAACTCGATAGGCGCCGAGAATGTCTTCCGGCGCGAACAGTTGCGTGATCAAGCGTTTGCAGTTTTCTGCTGTATTCGGAGCGAAATCGATTCCTGTTCGACGCATCTCCTCATGCTACCATATCTTTCGCCATGGTCGGAATCGCGCAACACGTTCCGCTCTTCACCAAGATGGTCGATAGGTTAGCGCCGATTTCCGCCGAGCTTGCATCGGCGTTCAAGGCAGCTGGAATAGGGGTCGTCGGACGCTACCTGGAAACGCTTACTCCGTACGAACGCGACAATCTGTTCGAGGTCGGACTCGGAATTTTACCCCTCTCGAAGGCGCCCCCTCAACCTCTCTCGGCAGCGTTCGGGCGCGCTCGTGCTGAGGAGCTACTTCAAAAAGCGTCGTTGCTCGGCGTTCCGGCAGGCGTGCACCTCATGATCGATCTCGAGGCGCAGCAGGGGGATCACACGGATGTCGTTGGCTACGACAGCGAACTTTCAACCGAGATCGCTCGCATCGGTTACATTCCGCTCGCGTACATCGGAGCCGATCAGCGACTCTCGAGCGCAGAACTGTTCACGCTTCCAGATATCCATCTCTACTGGCGTGGTGGATCGCTCGGCATTCCGGAACCGGCATGCGGGTTCGCTATTTGGCAAATTCCACCGCTCGAACAGCAGGTATGCGGTTCGATTGTCGACATGAGTCTCACTGGAGCCGATCTACGCGGACGTCGACCGATCTTCTGGTATCCAGACTAGTTCCACTGTTTTCCGTTCACTGGATTCGGACACGCTCCCTCTATGCCGACGTATCCGGTCGTGTTTCCTTCGTAGCCCCAGACGTAGTTTTTTGGATCGCTCGATGGCGTCTGTACGACATGGATCGCGGTACCGCACCCAGGAGCGACATGACAGTCTCCGCTTCCTGTGGAGGCAGTGTATGACGAGCATGCCATCAACGCTTGATATATGTTGTACGTACGCAACGGTACGCAGTCGATCCAAACCTGTCCGACACCGTTGTCGTGTATTACGCCCGAACAGGTCTTGGCTGCTCCACCAGTTCCGGAGCCTCCGGCGCCTTCAGACACTTTCCCAGCTTCGTTTTCGCTAGAGTCGGTGGCGCCACCTGCGGCATCACTGTCGACGGTTACCGCGTCGAACGCACCATCAGCTGGGGTTAAGCCTCCGTCGTTCTGGTCGTTACTTGGACTCGCGAAACTGGGTTCGAATCCGAACGGGGATCCAGGGTCGCAGCCAGCGACTACCAGCATGCTCAAAACCAGCTTCACCTTCATGTTTTTCATTTGATCTCTCCGAGCACTTCCAGATCGAACGATATCGGCAGCTTCAAATCGAAGTTTTCACAACCATCGACATGCTCCGTTCGACCTTCGCAGACAGCGCACGCTGAATATCCAACCGGCGCGTAAGACGAAGGCTCGCGACCGAGTTTCGTGATCACACGCTGGCGCACACGAAGTTCGATGAGTGCTTCATCGGCGGCGCGTTTCGCGCACTCACGATCGGACGTTCGCATCTCGTAGGCATACGCTCCGGTATTCTTCTGCGTCGCTTCAGACAGCAACCGCGCGAATATGTCGCCCCAAAAACGACGCTCGATATCGTCCCTGAACTCGATCTGCTTCATGACGTGACGCATTCTGGATACCTCCGGCGTCGATGACTTATGCCTTTTCCCGAGTCAACTTCCAGATGCTGTACGAACCCCGATCAAACAAGCGCGCGATCTCGCGGTAGCCCATGCTCTTGGTGCCGCGTAGCCATCCGTAAACCGCTCGTCGCGCGGCGATGACAGGACCCGTGCGGGGACCCTCGTAGATCTCCTGGAGCGAGACGCGGGTCGCCTTTGCGCGCTTCTCTAGCTCGGGGCGGAGACCGCTTGAGTCGAGTCGCTTGAGGAACTTTTTGTAGGAACGCGTCATCGTGTCGCACTCCTGGTCAGCGCGGAGAGGAGCGCCTCGACGACGGTCGTCATCTCTCTGACATCACCGAGATCGATCCATTCCCCCGAATCGCTCACGCGGTATGCGTGATACGAAAGTACGTCGATGCCGCACTCACCGAGCTTCCGCCGACGGCGATCGGCGACATGGTCCCACCAAGAGATCGAGACCGATCCGTCGTCGCCCGCCGTGGCGGTGCCGGCGTAGCCCGCCGTGGCGATGCCGCCGTCGCCCGCCGTGGCGGTGCCGCGTGCGCCCGCCGTGGCGGTGCCGCCGTCGCCCGCCGTGGCGGTGCCGGCGTAGCCCGCCGTGGCGGTGCCGGCGTCGCCCGCCGTGGCGGTGCCGCGTGCGCCCGCCGTGGCGGTGCCGCGTGCGCCCGCCGTGGCGGTGCCGTCGTCGCCCGCCGTGGCGGTGCCGGCGTCGCCCGCCGTGGCGGTGCCGGCGTCGCCCGCCGTGGCGGTGCCGGCGTAGCCCGCCGTGGCGGTGCCGGCGTAGCCCGCCGTGGCGGTGCCGTCGTCGCCCGCCGTGGCGGTGCCGGCGTAGCCCGCCGTGGCGGTGCCGAACACGCATGCCACGGATGGGTAAGCCCCCTGGATCAGGGCAATCGCACCGGCGCGGTCGCCCGCGAACACCACGAAGCCGCGCGGCGCCTTCGACTTGCCGCCCCCATCTTCGGTGATCGGTACTACCTCGCTGGCAACGGCGGCCCAGACGAGCCATTTCGCATCGTCATATTTAGAGAGAAGATTCGCCTTCCCTTCGCCGCGAGGTAGGCCGTGCAGGCCATAGCCGCAGCAGTCTCGCGACGACCAGTCTGGCGCGGAAACAAGCCCGCGTTCGGGCCATGTGAAGTCGCCGTACGAGCGCATTGCAGCGGAACAAGTGCGTAGAAGGAGGAGTAGGTCATCCGGCGCGCACCTGAGTGCCGCAGCAGCTTCGTGGCGGATTGATTTCAGGTCGATCATTACTAACTGTTCACCTTCCGTACAACATCTACGCCACCCGCGCAAGTTTCCTTCCCCACAAAGCCAGCGAGCCCCCTTTTGGAGGCTCTTTCAAGACGGACTGGATACCGCTGGTATATCCGGTAATTAGCAGGGCTGGCACGACGATATTGACTGCTGCCGCGCAAATGGCAACGGGAAAAAATACCCGACGCCTTGACGATCCCCGGATCTCTGCGGGACACTCCTCGTACAAGATGAGCCTTCCCCCGCGACGCCGAGTCGTTGCGGCTTCCGTCCGGCGGCCGCCGGCGGAGCTCCGCGCCGTGAGGGTCATCTTCGAGCACGACCCGAACCCGGAGACCTCGTACCTCGAGCAGGACGAGTTCCGGGAGCGGCGCGAAGCCTACGGGCGCGACGAGTGGTTCCTCATCGGTTGTCGCGTCGAGGCCGATGTCGTCATCGCCCCCGAGACGGTAATGCAGACGCTCAGAAGCAGCGGCCTCAACGGCATCGAGAGCGACAGCGAACAAGATGAGCTCGACGAGATTGCGCACCAGGAATGGATGCGGCTTCGTGACGTATTGAAGGCGGTGGGAGTTTCCACCGAGCAGTTACCCCTGGAAGTCGACCGAGAGTGGGTCGAGTGGAGAGTGTGAATGGCAACGGCGGTAGACAAGAAGAAGTGGGACAGTCTCCACGCGGCGTACGCGAAGGCGCACGAGGCGCTGTCTGAATATGAGCTCGCTCTCGGCTCAAAGTACGGCCACAACTTCAACGCTTCATGGCTCACTCGGGGGCAGCGTGACAAGCTCGACAAGCTTCATGAGAAGAAGAGCGCAATCGGTGACAAGATCATCGACCTACTTGTTCACGTAAGTCCACGCGGTGACAGGTGGCTCTCCGGAGTCCCGTCGTGGTGGCTCCGCGAAAGACTCACCTGGGAAGACGCCATCCGACCCGTCAACGAACCGTTGTCCGTCGTAGTCCCCGGAGCGTGGGGTTACCCGGACGGAACCGTACAGGAGAATGTAGCAGCCATGCCTCGATCACTAAGCACCGATCCAAATCACCTTCGAGAGATTCTGGAAAAAGGCGTCGTCCTCGTAGGCGGCGAGGTCGTCGACAACAACTCGATCGATCTCGACAGCGACGAACCGGTGGTGGTTGCCATCGTCTTCAATGCCACCGGCACCGGACGCCAACCGGGCGCGATCAGCGCCGCACAAGGCGATCATCCCGACGCCGCGCTCGAGGTTGCGCACGAGATCCTAGAAGAATGGGAACACGAACACTATGGGCGCGACGAACACGCTACCGAGACGTTTGACGGACAAATTTGGGAGCTGCCAGTCGACGCTTTCCTCGAAGCCATCGAAGGTACCGAAGCCGAGAAACTCCTCGATATTGTCGGGGGTGAAGACAACGAAGAGATCGACGAGGAAGAAGAAGAGGAAGTCGACGAGGAAGAGGTCGACGACGAAACCGACGAAGACGCCGATCTGAGAGAGTCATCGAGAAACGATCGCCCAGACGACATCAGAGTCTATTGGGACAGACAGGATCCTCGCAACGAAGGATGGGCGTACAACGCCTACTGGCGAGACGAGCGCGGGCGAATCACCCACGAGGATTCAGGTCCAATCGAAGGAAGGCGAGACATGTCCGACGCGACTCTAACTAGTCGCGCCAGAGCCGCCGTCGGATACCCCGGAACGAGAATACCGGTGGAGGTTGTAAGGTAATGTTCCCCCTCCTCTGGCTCCTCCTCGGCGCCGGCCTCGGTACCGGCGTCACGCTCCTTGTCAAACAAGCCTCGAGCTCGACGCTGCTACCGGGGCAAGTCTGGACCGTCGTCATGCTTGCCCGTCCAACAAAGGCGTGGGTCGACATCTCGAAGGGCGACGTCGCGCGAGCAATCAGAGCAGCGCTGGCGAACATCGGCGTTTATCCGATCGATGCATTTTGGAGCGGCAACTACCAGCTCACTGTAGCGGTCTCCGTCACCGCAACGACTGAGCTAAAAACGGGTGCTGCTCTCACGCTCAATTCCGAATGGGCTGACCAGGCAACGATCACCAGCATCAATCAGGCGCCAGCGTCAGTGCCGGTTCAGATCCCAAGATTCCCCTAGGAGTGATAATTCATGGCCGAATGGAGCAGAGCGCACGCCGACAAGTACGCCAACCAGATCGAAGATCTAGAAAAGCGGCGATTGATCTCGGCCAAGAAGTTTCGCAAAGAGGTCTCGGGCATGATCAAGCAGTTCGTCGCTGACGATAACGAGCTTCTTCAGAAGATACTCAACTACGAAAACAAGTTAGAGGAATGGGGGATCACGTCCCTTGCCTCTAAAGACGAAGTCGATTCGAGTTCACTCAGTGAACCGCGGGACTACGTCGTGGACCAGATCGAAGAAGACGTGTTCGAAGATCTCAGAGAACAGATCGAAGAAGCGGATGAACAAGAAGAAGAAGATGACGAGGAGGGAGACTGATGCACCTATCCGGAGGATTCGAAGATGCTCCAGGTGAGACGGTGCGCCCCCCATGCGCCGCTCTGCCCTCCGGGCAAGCTGCGTACAATCTGATCTCCGGTGACTGGGGTGCGTTGCTACCTACGATCGGGACTACTGCCGCGCGCGCCGCACTGATCGGAGTCGGAATGGCGGTCGCTGGCGAACGAAAACATCTCGTGCGCAACGCAGTCGGCGGCGCACTGGCGGTCGAGGGGTTCGTGCTCCTGTGGGCCGCTGTGACACGAAACGCACGGACTTGAGAGGCAAAAAAATGGCAACGCGCAAAAAGAAGAGTTCCCGCAAAAATGCGACTCATCGAGAGCCGGCAGACGAACACGCAGCAACCGAACTGGTCATGTTCATCGAGAACACCTCTGACCTGTCTCCCGACGGACCTAGCGGACAGGGTCACAGTGTTCTCCTGAACGCGCTCCGCAAGTGGCGCAAGGGCACCTACGACCCGACCATGGCGGTGCGTCTCTTCGAGTACCTCACCGAGGCGGGGGCGAAGCGATATCAGAAAGAATTCGGCTCCGACTCTCCGATATTCAATCCAGCGACCAGACACGAGGCTGCGCGGCAGCTCGAGGCTAGCTTTCGTAGCTCCGTCGAGCGCGGGGAGTACGACCATGTCGATACGCGCGTCGGAGCGCGCTCGGAAGAAGTGAGCGAGGCGGCGCGTAACCCATCTCCACGCGGACTGGTGCGCGAGCGTGGAGGTGATCGACCGATCGGGATGACCTACGGCACCCTTCCTCCCTTCGAAAAATTCGAGCGCGATATCCGCCGCCCGAATCCCGACGAGAGTGACGGAGGCGCCTACTGGCCGCCGGGGACGATCTATCCCATGGAGCTCGTCGACGCGCACGAAATCGAGCTCGCCGAAGATTACGGTCTGAATGAGTTCGAAGCCGAGCGTCGAAAAACTGGGCGTCACAGCGGCGTTCGCGGGTTTCGAGGAAACGAAGAAGAGATTTACGGATTTCTCAAGCACCTCGTCGAATGCCTCAATGACGGCGACGACGGAGCTGGCGATCTCGCATCATCGATCATGACCACCCTCGGCTACGAGTGGATCTGAGGAGAGCACCAATGGCAAAGCGATACATCGGCGACGCGGTCATCACGATCGCGTACAGGGACCAGGGGGACTACGCAGGAACGATCAGGGCCGGCGGGTACACGTGGCGGTTCGACAACCTGTGGCCCTCTCAGAGCGGATTCGGACCTGGCATCGGGTACGACTCGCCCGAGGCCTACGACCAGATGGCGCAGAGCGCGGTCAACTTCGGGTCTAATCCGTCTGAAGAGAGCTGGTCTCCTTCGGAGGAGGTGGCGAGCGCCATTGCAGATGCGACACAGGGAGCGATGGATGATCAGGGGAACTACGAGGTGAGGCGGAGCGCGAAGGGGATGGCGCGTGAGGAGTCATCCCATCGAGACGGCTACTACATAGTCCAAAGGCGGCTCAGGAATGGGCGCGTAGTAGAGTTCGAATTCAATCGCGATGAGAAGGACGAAGCGCTCGCCGATGCGAAGAGGTTGGCCGCTGCCGCCGATCCTGGTGAGGTGGTACGTCTGCTAACGCTCGACAACGAGCTAGTATGGTCGTCGGCGCAACTTAACGAAGCGCCGACCCATCACGTCGCCGACTTCAGCACCCTCGACGACCTAGTCGCGCACGCGCGCCAAGAAGGCGCGACGCACGTGCTTCACATCGACGACGAGATCCATCTCTACTTCAAACGTCGCGATGGTCGCTACGAGAAGTCGGAGGTCTGGCAGAAGGACGGTTACTGGCACACGCAGGGGCCGGGGTCGCGGGCCGTGGTGAGTCGGCCGCCGACGAATGCGCAACCAATCGGAGAACAACGGCGGACGGCGGAGACAGTAGCGCGCAAGCCGCGCCGGCGAGAACCTTCGACCGTTAGGCGAGCCGAAACGGCCGGCATCGAGTACGCCAGCGAACAGATTGGCAGCGAGCACTTCATGAACTGGGTCAACGACCAGCTCGTCGAGGCGAGTAAGATGGATCCGTCCCGGGTTCACCCGCTCGAGACGAAGGCAGACGCCGCGCGGGCCGCGCGCGCAATGCTTCAGCAGCTCGAATGGGATACGAAGCGAGATCTCAAGGCAACCGATATCGAAAGGCAGCTCGGTATCGATCGCGCCACATCGGATGTGATCAGCGCGTTCAATGAAGGACTTCACCGCGGCCTGAGCAATCCATCGACGGTGGATTGGCTCGCTGAAGAGATTTTGGAACAGAACAAGGGATTACGGGGTGGGGGCGCCAAAGAGACAAGACGACACTCCGGCCCTCAACCCAACTCGGAAAATCGCGCGCGTCTCGCTGGATACATCGCACACGCGGTCATGTACGACGTCTCAACGTCGCCGAACGATCTCGTCAGGGCCTATCACCTCTCACCGGAGGAGGCGCAAGCGGTACTGTCTGATCAAGGCGGTTGGTTCGGTCCGGGCGGAAAAGGATACGCCGCCTACGTCAAGCACATCGAGAAGGTACTCAAGAACAAGGAGTGGTTCTCGGCGCCGGATCCGAAAGCTATTCCTGGCGCGGCGCGTGCGTACGGGCGGTATGTATGGCTACTCGAGAATGCTGCTTCCGGAGACCAAGGACGCAAAGATAAGTCAGACACGGAGGAGCTCCAGCGAGAGCTCTCCAATGTCGGATTCAACGGATGGGGGCTCGCTATCGACAACTGGCCCGAGGCACAACGCTACTACGACGCCGCTCCGAGCGTGTACCGTCGCCACCGTGGCGAAGTGCGTGAGAGCTCCACCGTCCGCGACTACATCGCCGTCGACCGCAACGACCGCAAGGTCGCCGGCCCCTTCCGGAGCCGTGGCGAAGCCGACAAGCACGTACCGCCGGGCGGCTACGTCAAGTTCTCCTCGTCGCAGCATAGGAAGGCGCCGCCGCCGCCTTCGTCGTATCCAATGTTTCGAGAGGGCGACGGAATAGCTGAACGCCTGCTTGCCGCTGGGGCTAAGACATACGCCATGATGCCAGACGCTGTCGCCAGCGTCCGCGGTTTCAACCCGGCACAAGCGATCTTCTTTGCGATGACTTCTAGGCGGAAGGACGCCCGTGTAGCCGCTGCGGCTATTGGCAAGAGTGAAATGGAGCGAACCGCACGTCGGATTGGCGGTGTAGTCAAGCTCGGCTACGTAGTAGATGGCGTCGCGTACGTTTTGCCGAAACCATGACTCTCGCCCAGATCAAAAAACTGCTCGACCGCGTAGAAGAAGCAGCCGCGCAGGTCTCGGACGACATCGAACAAGCCACCGACATCGCTGCCTCGCAAGCGGCTTTGCACGAGCTGGCACAGCAGGCGCGCACGCTGGCGTCGCGTGCCCAAAAAATCGTCGACCTCCTGAGAGAAAAATCGGACGAGTGCACCACCGCTGCCGACTCGGCGGAAACGCTTGTCGGCGATCTCGAAGCGATCGCCGATCAGCTGGAAGGATTCGAAGATTGATTCGCCTCGTCGGTACGTGTCCCGTCTGCGAGCGCCAGCAAAAGGTGACGCCGCAGCATCGGATGGTTCATCACGGCTACCGTCGGCCTGGCGTCGGTCACATCTTCGGTGACTGCCCTGGCGTCGGCTGGCCGGCTTACGAGATCTCGTCCGAAGGTTGCGTAGCGTACCGCGAGGGACTCAAAGAGACTCGATCGCTCCGTGAAGAGGCGCTCCGACTTCTTCGGATGCGCCCGGAAAAGATAGATGTCTATTCGAGCTTCTCAAAAAAGTACAATACGTACCGCCGCGACCCTGAAGACCGAAACGAAAGCTACAACTATGAGCAAGCACTGCGAAACAGGATCGCAGAGATCGAGTACGAGATTCGCGCCATCGACGCAGCGTTACTTCGGATGACGGAGCTCATCGAGCGGTGGGCGCCGGCGCCCCTCGTCGAGATCGACGAAGAGGGTCTCACGCCAGCGAGACGCGAAGAGCGCGCCGCCCGCAAGACCGAACGCGACACCAAACGCGCCGAGCGACTCGAGAAGCAAGCAGCGACGCGCGCGAAGCAGAACGAGCGCATGGCGCGCAAAGCGACGACGCTACTCTTCTTCTTCAACGAGTTCGAGCGTCTCGCGGCGCTTCCACCGAGCAAGGCGCGCGCCGACTACGCGCGCGACCTGATGTTCGAGGCGAACAAGACAAAACATAAAATCAACTATCCGTGGGATCTTCACGCGATGAAGTTCGAGATACCCGGCCCGTGGCAACAGCTTCACGCTCGCGCACAGAGAACGCTCGTCGCTCTCGGCCTCGCGCGTCCGTGGGAACACGGCAACGGAATCGAAGTCCTCCAGGTGTACAGACCGTGCGGGAACAAGATCGTCGTTCCGTCCCTCGACCGCCCCGCCGGTGAAGTGCTCGATGACATCGCGCACATGCCTCCGCCTAGAGAGTGAAGCCATCACCGCGTCCGTCGCGCGATCGGGGTGCCCGGACTTGTCGGGGGATCATCGTCATGACCATCCGGCAGGACAACAGTCGTAGAAAGTTCTCCAGCGCGATCTAGCGGAACCCGCCAAGTCTTCTCGAACACGAAACATACGCATCCGCATCGCTTGCACCAGAACACCCGATCGAGCATCGTGTGCCAGTGATCACTGCCGCATAGGCACGTTTCGCTAAGCGGTACATCGGACATGGTGTCGTACTTTCAGGACCGCACTTTCAGGGTTGCCTCTCGGTTCGCACCCGCGGTACTCCCGCTTGATGCACGCTCTAGCACTCTACCTCCTCACGGTCCTAACCATCATTGCTCCCAAGCTCGATATGACGAGAGCGCGTTCGATTTCGACGGATATTGCTGCGGTGGTCGTCTCCGACGAGCGCGCGTTCAGGGATGACGCAGACGGACACAAGACAGCGTTACTGCTTCTTTCGATTGCGCACTTCGAGACGGGCAAATCGTGGGCGGCATGGATCGACGACGGGCGATGCAACGATCCCGCATGGCGCGCAACGCATGCGAGCTGGCTTCGAGGCGGAGACTGCGACGGGGGACGCTCCTACTCAATGTGGCAACTGCTCGTGCCAGGTAATCCGAGATACGGAAAATCTCTCGTGGCAAATCGCCAGCTAGCTGTTCGAGCTGCGCTCGCGCACGCGCGCATGAGCCTCCAGTTGAACGGCAATCTCTGTGCGTACTCCGGTGAACGTCCGCCGCACTGCTCGAAGGCGAAAACTAGGCTCGAAACAGCGCGCGAATGGGCCGAACGTTTTCCTTATATCACTCAGTGATTTGGCGCATTGACCAAGACACCACTCGTTTGACGTTCGTTTGACGTCTGGTTAACACAACACCGCGACTAGTCAGGTACCGCATCGACCGTGATAGAGTGCTCCGGGCGGTCCGAAAATGCCCTTCCGAGTACCTTTACCTGAGAGGGCCCGTCCCAGTTTCGGACAGGTAGAATGGCTCATGTAACAGGGCTAAAACGCCGCAGCCCTGAAACGTATGCTGAGCGGCCGCTCGCAGGTGGTGGCGGAACTGGGACAACGGGACCGACCGGGCCAACAGGGCCGACCGGTCCCTTCGGAATCGGCACCGGTGCGACAGGGCCATCAGGAGTAACAGGACCGACAGGGTTCACGGGACCTATCGGTACCGGGCCAACAGGATCGACGGGACCGACCGGCGCGATCGGACCGACGGGTACTATTTCCGGATCTGGGATGACTGGCGCTCCGGGCTCGACCGGTGCGACGGGTCCCACTGGATCCACTGGCAGTACCGGGTTTACCGGACCAACGGGAGCGACGGGATCAACTGGGGCAGGAGGGACAGGCGCCACAGGCCCGACCGGCGCCGGCGTCACGGGCCCCTCTGGCGTGACGGGTTCGACCGGCCCAACTGGACTCACGGGACCGACGGGCGCTCCGAGCACCGTTACCGGGCCGAGTGGACCGACGGGCGCGACGGGTCCCGCGAGCAACGTCACGGGCCCAACAGGCTTCACTGGACCTACCGGAGCGCCCGGATCTGCAACGAATACTGGTGCCACCGGACCAACCGGGGCAACCGGATCGACCGGATCGACCGGCTCCACTGGTCCAACCGGGCCAACTGGAGCGCCAGGAGTAGCGGCCAACACCGGCGCTACGGGCCCGACGGGTGATGTTGGACCTACGGGAACGACTGGTTTTACTGGACCAACTGGTCCCGCCGGCAGTGCAACGAACACCGGTGCCACTGGCACCACCGGTGCCACTGGTCCTTCTGGTCCTACTGGGCCAACCGGGCCAACCGGTATTCCAGGCGCCGCAACGAACACTGGCGCGACCGGACCGAGCGGTGTCACAGGACCGACAGGACCCACTGGATTTACAGGGCCCACTGGATTTACAGGACCAACCGGCTCTCCTGGAACGGCGACCAATACCGGAGCGACGGGGCCCTCGGGACCGACAGGATCTACCGGATCAACCGGCTTCACTGGACCGACTGGTTTCACCGGACCAACCGGCGCCGACGGAACCTCCACCAATACCGGCGCAACGGGGCCAACCGGATGGACCGGTCCTACTGGATGGACTGGCGCGACGGGTCCGACGGGATTCACGGGTCCTGCCGGAAGCGCAACGAATACGGGGGCGACCGGTCCCACTGGACCAACCGGGTGGACGGGTTCGACGGGATTCACCGGCCCTACCGGAGCGCCTGGATCTGCAACGAATACCGGATCGACAGGGCCAAGCGGCCCCACCGGATGGACGGGACCCACCGGTCCAACGGGACCAACCGGTGTCCCGGGAAGTGCTGTAAATACGGGCGCTACCGGTCCAACCGGCTCGACGGGGCCCACTGGGGTGACCGGTTTTACCGGCCCGACCGGCGTCGCCGGAACGGCCACGAACACCGGCGCTACAGGGCCTACGGGACCATCCGGACCGACGGGACCAACCGGCGTTACCGGACCGACGGGCGCTCCTGGAAGCGCCGTCAACACCGGAGCTACAGGACCGACGGGGCCCACCGGGTGGACGGGTCCCACCGGATGGACGGGGCCAACCGGGACTCCCGGGAGCGCAACGAATACCGGCGCCACGGGGGCCACCGGTTTTTCTGGACCCACAGGACCCACTGGGCCGACAGGACCGACAGGCGTTCCGGGCAGTGCCGTCAACACCGGAGCTACAGGACCGACAGGCTTCACCGGACCGACAGGTTTCACGGGACCAACTGGTCCAACCGGCATTCCAGGGGTTGCGGCAAATACCGGCGCGACAGGCCCCACCGGTTTCACTGGACCTACTGGATGGACAGGTCCCACCGGCATAACCGGACCGACAGGAATCCCAGGAAGCGCAACAAATACTGGCGCGACAGGACCAACCGGATCCACCGGACCGACCGGATTCACGGGATCGACCGGATCCACAGGTCCGACTGGGATCCCTGGTTCAGCAACGAACACAGGGGCGACTGGACCGACGGGACCAACGGGGTGGACGGGTCCCACCGGATGGACAGGTCCGACTGGGGTCCCCGGGAGCGCAACTAACACCGGCGCGACAGGCCCCACGGGTTTCACCGGTTTCACTGGGCCAACTGGATTCACTGGACCAACGGGTCCTGCCGGAACCGCTACGAACACCGGCGCGACAGGCCCGACTGGCTACACGGGCCCAACCGGATGGACGGGACCTACCGGCTTCACCGGTCCGACAGGCATCGATGGTGCGGCGACGAACACGGGTGCGACGGGATCGACCGGACCGAGCGGGCCGACAGGATGGACAGGCCCTACTGGCTCGACCGGTCCGACGGGGACTGCCGGTAGCGCGACAAACACAGGCGCAACAGGTCCCACCGGCCCCACCGGTAGCGCAGGCACCGCAACGAACACCGGGGCAACGGGACCGACTGGATCGGCTGGAGCAGGATCGACGGGGCCGACTGGGCCGACCGGCACTACCACTATTCCGTCCTTTCTTACATTCGCGACTGATGCATCAACCTCGACTAACGAGTTCTTGGGGCCCTATTCCACTTCGTTCTTCGGGACCGAAGCGGGAGCAACCCTAATCATAAGCGTCGCTGGAACGCTCAAGAACCTACGGTGCACACTTTCTACCGGCAACATCACGACGAGTTGCACATTTACCGTAAGAAAGAACGGTGTCAATCAAACGTTGGCTGCGACGGTGACGAATGGAACCCCAAGCGGTAGTGACACGACGCATACTGTTTCTGTCGCCATAGGCGACAAAATATCTGTTCAGGCGAGCGCTAATTCGACCTTTGGCGGCGCTGTCATGTGGGTCACGATCGATCTGTCGATTCCGTGACGATCAATTTTCGAGAGCTCCAAGGGGATCTCTTTTCGGCCCCCGCTTTGAGCTCGGCGCGGCGCTCTTTCCTGCATGCCCGACAATCACCGCGGCGCCCGTCGGCGCGGGCTTTGTCACGCTGAAAGCAATCGATCGGAAGCCATTCGCCGCAGGGTCCCGTGCAGCGCTTCAACCGCTCGGGATTTGGCTCGGTTCTCGGGATCGGCTTTCCTCCAGGGACGAGGTTCTTGGTGCGCTCGTCATTCTCACCAATCAACACTGTTTCCGCCGAGCTCGACCCATCCGTAACTGATCAAGACGTCGGCGCTGTACATCTTGCAGATGATTGCAAGAGATCCGTTGGCGAAGGTGGTTCCGGTTGGAGCGCCAGGAATTGTCGTAGGAGCCGATAGAGTCAACGAGCTCCAGTTGAGACCATACCCTAACCCTAGTTGAGGACCATTGGCCTGATAGAACTGTCCGTCCGAGGTCGACAACGCTGTTGCAGTAACCCAACACGTGATCGTGTTCATCGGAGAAACGTGATTATAGAGCTCGACATGTGCGCTTCTGACTCCCGCGGAATCGGCAGTGTCATCTCGTACGATGGGACACACCGTGTAACAGTAGTCTGTGCTGGACGCCAGCGTCGGCATGATGAGAGCCGTTCCGTAGGACATGTCATAGTTATGGGCTAAAGTGAAGGATGCTGCGCTAGAGCAAGCCCTGACTTGACAAGCCGTTGCCGGGGCTGACTTGTAGTCGTAGACTACGGCCGCCTTGATATTGTCTCGATGGAGCGTACAGGCAATTCCTAGCACTATGACTATCTTTACTAGCTTCGACATTTGTCTTTTACCTTCTTGAACGTAATCGAACCGCCGCACCGACATGCGTAAGAGATGGTCCAAAATGTTGACGTCGTTTCACCCATACCGACACTGACGATCGGTAATGTTTTTGCCTGCTCGAAAGAATATGCGTAAGCACAGTTCGAGCACGTTACTCGAGGTCTTTCAAAGAACCTCACGATGCGTGCCCGGAGACGCCCCAATAAGGACGACTCCGGGATGAGCGTGAACACAAGCGGCCATTCGGCGCGAGGCATCATCGACGATTACCTCAGATGAACGTAGTCGATCTGGCTCGTAGCAGGCAGCGTTGCCGGATTGATGGTCCCGCCGCCAATCCCGCCTATGGCAGTGTTGATAATCAAGAACATGGGCGTGTTCGGTACATAGCTAGCCGCAACTGTGCACGTCGTTGCGCCGTCGATCTTCCAGATGAGTGATCCGGGCGTCCATGCGAGCGTGTAGACGTGAAAGTTCGCGCTCGTGTCAGTGGTCGCTGGACCGCATCCGTCATCATGGCCGTTCGAATGAAGCTGCTGGTTCACGTGGCCATGATCCCCGTTGAGGATTTCTGCGATGTCGATCTCGTCCGACCCGGGCGCTGGCCAGTTGCAGCTGCATTTGTTGTCCGCGCTCTCGAAGTTGGAAACCTGACAGTTCGCGCCGAGCAGCCACACCGCCGGCCAGGTCGTGCCGCCGGCGAGTTTCGCTCGGACGTCGAGCGTCCCGTAGGTGAACGAGAAGGACCGGAACTGCACGCCGCCCGAGGTGAACTGCGGATTCGCTGTCATGTTGTAGTTGGAAGAGAGAGAAAGCAGGCCGCCTGACGCGGCTACATTGTCCGGCGAGTAGAATTCGAGCTCCGCGTTGCTCAAGTCTCCAGGCCGATCGAACGTAAACCACTGAGTTCGATCGAGACTGTCGAATTCGTCCGACCAGACGAGCGCGCCGCTAGATCCACCTGAACCTACTGTGCCGCCGGAACCGACCGTTCCGCCTGAGCCGACTGCTCCGCCGGATCCAGACGATCCGCCGGTACCTGGCGCTCCACCAGATCCGGCGTCACCCGCTGTGACTACGGCGCCGTAGAAACCGGCCGTTGTGGGGCTCCAGGTCTGCCCACCACTCGGATACGTCGCAGGGAGACTCGAGAGACTCGTTCCGCTCGTTGTGCGAGAGATCGTGCCGCTCGATGCTCCGCAATAAACCGGTATACCGCCACTGCTAGGTCCTAGGAGCGCTAGCCAGTAACGCGTACCACTAGTCACGGTGACGGAAGGAACGGTCACGGTGTTCCAGCCAGCTACAGGTGAAGCGACTGTCCCGGATGTGAGAAGCGCAGTCGGAAGTGTTCCGCCTGAGTTGCTCGAGTAAAGCCCGATCTTGATTTGCGAAGCCCCGTTTCCGGAAGCAACACAAAGGCTCAACGAGTTGAGTGTCCCGCTCGCTGTCGCGGTGTATCGCCACGCTTCGGCGGAGCCTGCGTTGTTGTTGTCGGTAGTCGTATACTTCGTCGTGTCACCGACGAGCACTGTCGTCGATGTCTGACTCACCGTTCCGATATCGTCACGGGCAGACGGTGCGCAAGCAAGCGCCACGAGCGGCGCGACCAAGAAGGCAAACAGGGTTTTCATTGGTTTCCTCTTTCTTTGAACCATTCTAACATTTCGTCGAATGACACGAGCCCGAGCAGTTCCTTACGATGCGTAACGAGATCGGTGTAGGTCTCTGCCGGAAGCGACGGGATCCCATCATCAGATCTATTTGGAATTACGATCGCCACACCGTAGTCTGCGTCGACGGTACGTACCATATGGTTTCCCTCGCGACGAATCCGCACAATAGCCTTCCAAACATCGCCGGTCCACTCTCCCTGCACCTGCGGCACCGCCTGCATCGCTTCGGTTGAAGGGTTCGCGTCATGCACAACGACTACACGCGAAATATTGCAGGCACTCTCGATGTCTTGATAGGCTTGCTCGGAGTGGTGAAGACCGTCGACGAAAGTAATGTCGTATGGTTTCACCGCGAACCCGTCAAAGAACGCATCTGAACTGCAGCGGTAAAATACATTTGCGGCGGATGGCCCCTCGACAGCCGGAGCTGGGTCGACGCCTTCTTTCCACCGAATATCGACCTTTCGTAGCGTCTCGCCGGAACCGATCCCGATTTCGAGATAGCTCTTCGCGTCGATACGACTCGCGATGGCGTTAATGACGTCCCATCGGTAGATCTTTCTAACAAGCGTGCGCCACATGCCGCGGTGAGTTCTCTTCCGGAGCGAATAGGCGATCGGTGCACCATCGAAGGGAGTCCGGAAGAGAAGCGATTCGTCGCCTCTTGGGTCACCTCCCCACTTGCGTTCGAATTGCTCGAGGCCGCGACGAATTTGCTTCTGTGACTCGTCAGACCAAGAGCCGCGGACGGCGTGTTTGAACTCGGTCTTGACGAGCACGGGCTCGATACCACCGAGCTTCATGCGCCAGCGGTAGTCGGAGTCCTCGTAGTACGCGGGGTAGAACGACTCGTCGTAGGGACCGATCTTTTGGTAGAGCTCGGGCGAGTGGAGGAAGAGGCACCAGCCGCTCGCGTCGAGGCCGCCGTCGGCGATGACGAGCGGAGTCATCAGGGCTCTCTGCCGAAACGAGTCCGATTCGGTAGAGGCGAGCGCGCGGGTTCCCTCGTATTGCCCGACCAGATCCTGGAGCGTGGTCTCGCCGAGCTCGACGTCGTCGTTCGAGATGACGACGAGGTCTTCGGCCGCCTCGTCGAGGATTGCGTTCCACGCGGCGGCGACGCCGATGTTCGAGCCCGGTTCGAGGACGCGGACGGTCCTCCCGTTTGAGAGGGCGTGATGAATGACGGGAGAGCCTTCGAGCTTCGCGCGGAACTCGCCGCCGTTGTCGACGATGAGGTATCCGTCGAGCTTGTAGGTGGCTTCGGCCGAGGCGAGAAGACGCTCGAGGAGGTCGTAGCGCTTGAGGACCGGGACGCCGAGGAGCATGTGCCGGTGTTCCGTATCCATTATTCTGGTTCTATGTGTCGGTCGTTGAGTTTAAAATACGCTACCTCGACGGGTTCGCCGACCCAGTTTTTCCCGTCGTAATAGCGCGATGTGTTTTGTCCGTAAGGAAACCACCCACTGCTTTGTTGGCATTCATCGCATGTACAACGGTTGCCCATGCTGCCGCCAACTTCGTGGCCGCCGTACATTCTGGCGCAGCGAGGACACTCGGCCCAGTAGTAACCGCAGAGCAAAGCATAGAGCCAGTTGATCGAACGAATGCGTGTCGGTAATTCATGCCCCTTCTCATGTTTTCGACGCTCTCCGATATTCTCCGAGTACCAACGCGCGGGGATCGCGAGCGCGATGTAGAGACACAAAAGCCCGAACGGTAAAATGAGAATAGCAGTGAAGATGTAGAGAATCATTTGCGGCCCCTTTCCAAGTTCTCCCAATAGCGTATCAGACGGCAATCTCCGCGGTGTGGCCCCTCGCGACCGCCACCGCAATCGCAGAGCGACGGCTCCGGAGCAGACGGCTTCGGCTTGAACGTCGCTTGCACCCAAATCGCCAGAAGGCCTGTGAAAATCGCTAGCGCTGCGCCTACTGTCACATCACGCAGCGCCCAACCTAGGTTGAACGCAGAGACGCAGAGCATGTTGATTCGAAACGCCTCCTGCACGTCCTTTTTGTTCATCGGGCCCCTCCGAGCGCCAAGAACCGTTCCCGCGCCTCCTCCGGCGACCCGTCCTTGAGTGCCTCGAGCGCCATGTGGGCGATCAACTCGTGGCTCCGCCGGACCCCGCTCCAGTTCGCCGCCAAGCTCGTGTGATCGGCGTAGTAGAGATCGAACTTCTCCGGGTGCTCGATAACGATCCTCCCCAGCATCATCTCGTCGGTGACGGCGAAGCCGAGATCGAGGCAGCGCGCCCACTCCTCTGAGATCCTGTCGGCTAGCCACTCAATCTCCGGCGCCCGCGCCGACCAGAGCCCTCCCCCAACGGGCCACCAGTGCCGCGAGTAGTAGACGTCGAGGTCCTCGCGGGCGTATCGGGGTACATGGGAGATCGACGCGAGGCGGATCTTGCCAGGGGCAGGGTCGCGCCGCGCGACGTCGAGCAAGCTGTCCTCCGGCGCGTGCGGAAGGCCAAAGTCGACCCAGGTGAAGACTTCTTCCGTCTGAAACTGTTCGAGGTTCGTCACCATCCGCATCCACCGATAGCGCTCCTTCATGAGGAGGAGGTAACGCGCCGTGTCCTTCGCGGGGTCGTACTGAAACTTCGACCGGGAGAGGAGCGCGTCGACGCGGGGAACATCGCTGAAATCGAGTCTCGGGGTCGCGACGTACACCATCTTGCGCTTTACCGGGAGGGGGAACGTGTCGGAGAAGTAGACGAGCGGCACGTCCTGGGAGAAGAGCCACTTGCCGCGCTGCATCCACTCCTCGGTCGACGTGCGCCGCGGTTCGTGGTGGGAGAGATCGATGAAGCCGGTGACGAAGATCATCCTCGTACCCGTTCGAGGACGAGCGCGTTCTTCAGGCGCTCCACCATCCGGAAGCGCCACCCGACGATCGCCTCCCAGTAGTGGAAGACGTACGAGTCCTCACCGTTGATGTCCTCGATCACGTAGTGACCGCCAGGGGCCACGCGCGAGTGGAAGTTGACGAGCGTCGCCATCTGCATGTCGGGTCGGTGCCCGCCGTCGTCGATGATGAGGTCGAACGATTCGTCTCGCCGCCACGCGAAGAACTCGGCAACGGAGATGGCGTTGGTCGAGTCGCAAATCCCGGTCTCGATCCGCGGTTCCGAGAACTGCGTGTCCTGCTGCACGTCGAGCCCGAGTAGCGTCGCGTGCGGGAGGTAGTCCCGGAACGCGCGGAGGCTCCCTCCCGGGCGATAGCCAGGACCGTGGAAGCCCACCATCGTGCTGAAGGCGTGCTCTTCCAGCGTGCCGATCCCAATCTCGAGGAGGCGAAAAGGCTCGCGGCGCCGGGGTGAGAGGATGCGTTCGTACATCGGCGCGTAGCCGTTTCTGGCTTTGTCGGTGCCGTGCTCCTCGAAGAGATCGTGGAGCGCGATGGTGCCGGCGTCTTTCAAGGGGCTTTCCTCGCCTTTCGTCTTGCTTGATAGCAATGCTGAGGCATCTTCTTTTCTCATTCCGGAGAGGAGCTCGAGCGCCTCTCGATCGCATTCTTGGCCACTTGCCGACAGGACTCCGCGAGCGATGATCTCGTCTAGGCCTTCCTGTTCTTCCTCATCCACTTCGACGAGCGTGATAGTGCTCATGCGTGTTTCCTTTTTTCGCCTAGTGGCTCCATCGCAATTTCCACACGATTCGGCTCGAAAAACGTCAGGTGGGCGGAACCTCCTTCGTTCATACCAAAGCTCGCTACCAGCTGATCTCCGTCCCAACCAAGGCCAGCACAGAATTCAATCCCGTCCAAGCGAGCGAAGTAAAACGGCTCGCTCACGGAAGTGATGCGGAAGTCCGAGTCGAATCGAATGAAGCGATGTAGATAGAACCGCTCGTTTTCGCGGTACGCCACCTCGTGCGCGAGACATAGATAACCCGCACCGAACTTCACCAGCTGCGAGCCCCCGCGGATGTCTGTCAAGCACACCGGAGTCTCGTGCCGAGCGACTTCGACGGTACGAACGCCATTCACGGACACCGCTATGGTCGGGTCGCACGTGTAAAGGAAGAGTCCAGAGCTTCCAGACACCGGCATCCAGTTTTTCTGGAGCAGATGCGCTTCGTAATCGCGGATCACCTTCACGTCTACGACGTTCCAAGCCTCGTCGAAGTAAAGGCAACCCATCTCCGAGCTTCCATACGGATCCCCGTGATCCGTGCCTGGAAGTAGGTTGCGCAAGCTTCCGGAGGCCCAGTACGATCCATCCGCGTTCCTCACCAAGCGGAGATCCTCGAAACCATGCGCCCTGAAACCGTCGTCACACGCCAGGATTCCGGTCGCATCCCTGATCTCGGTGGCGCTCTTTACGCTCCAATTCGCGTCGAGCTCGACGACATAGCTCCGGGTGCGCAGGTTTCTGAAGCCGTCGAGCGTGAGCGGCTTCCACTTCGACATGAAGTAATTCACCGTACGCACGACGGACAGGCGACGTTCCTCCAAGCAGATCGAGGGATTGATGGGGAGCCATCCGTCGTCTGGAGACCACTCGATCTTGGTCGTCCGGGCGCCGAAGAGCTCGGAAGAGGACCTCGCGAAGTAGGTGAAGACGTCGAGGGCTTGGGACCTCATGACGGGACTTACGGTCAACTCTGCGAGCTTTTGGAGCATCTCTTTCGACGACTCACACGCGTTCCAGGGCAAGCGCGTTCGGACGACGGTCGAATGGACGGAAGCGCCATCCGGCGATGGCCTCCCAAAAATGGAATACGTATGAATCTTCGCGTTCGATGCCTTCGATCACGTAGATGCCGCCCTTACGCACCTTTCGGTGAAAGTTGACGAAGGTAGCCACCTGAGCATCTTCGAAATGGTCGCCGTCGTCGATGATGAGGTCGAACCACCCGTCTCGACGCCACGCGAAGAAGCGCGAAACTCCGAGGGCGTCAGTGGAATCGCAGGTTCCTGTTTCGATGCGCTCTTCCGTGAACCGTGCACTCGGATCGATGTCGAGCCCAAGGAATGTCGCGTTCGGACAGTAGTCGCGAAAGGCCCTGAGGCTTCTTCTGCTCGTTCCGGCGCCGATCTCCAAGATCCTAAGCGGAGCGCGCTTTCGAATCGGATTGAAGATCCGTTGATACATCCCGGAATAGCCATTTCGAAGCTTGTCGCTTTCGTGCCGTTCGAAGATCTCGTCGAGTTCGCTCACGTGTGCTTCCTCACTTCACGCATGGCCCAGAGGAGCTTCTCGAGCTCCGCATCGTCGAGCTCGCACTTGCCGAGTACATACGAATCCCAGAGCCGCGCCTCCGCGAGCTTCGCCACCTCCCAGTCCCCCGCAGCTACCGCCGGCAGGAGCAAGTTGCCGATCGGCGCGCCTGGGTTCTCGCGCACGCCAACGTAGTTCATGATCATCTGGGCATAATCGCCCGGATACCAGTTGAAGAGATCGGGTCGACGCGCGTGCACGAGCGCCATGATCTGCTCGTCGGCGTGTCCGTAACCCGCCTCGAGCGCACGCACGAATTGCTCCTCCATGAGGGTCGAGACTTCGTGCATCGAAGCCCGATCGCCCGTGTAGAACCCGCTGCAGAACGTGCAGCCGCCGCAGGAGGACGCCGGATCAGCGCATCCCCCCTTCCCGTAGAATGCCGCGAGATCCGTCGGCGGGGGCTGGTAGCCGATGCGGCAGGTCGAGAAACCGTGTCGCCGGCAAGCGAGCGCGTCGTCCAAGTACATGATGTTCCGGATCCCCATCCGCTCGACGCAGATGTTGATCCAGGCGTAGAACGGCGCCTCCGTCACGTCGATCGCGTGCTTCAACATCGCCGAGCGCGCCATACAGAAGAGGTAGTAGGACGCCGTGTTTCGGCGATCCCGCGCGCACTGGTGAGCGCCGTGGCGGTTCTCCCAGATTCGCTCTCGATGCTCGTAGAGAGGAAAATCCGAGAACCGTTGACAGACGACCATCGTTCTCGAGTGGAGAAACTGAGGACGCTTCCGCCACACGGCTTCTTCGAACTCCGGCTCCGTGAAGACAACGAGATCGTGCTCAGCGGCGAGCGTTCCGCTCGAGTGCTCCTCGAGATACCACGACGGCGGCCGCGACGAGAGCTCGGGGTTAGCGTCCGGTTCCTTCGTGAGGTCGAAGTATCCGGTGACGAGCGTCCAACCGGAAAGGTCCTCCGAGCTTGGCGCCTCGTTGAAGTAGATACCTTCTCGACCGTTGATGGAAACGAGTCCCGTTCCCGACCAGTGGCCAACGCTCGTAAGATCGATCTTCTGCCGGCGTGGGATTTGGTACCAGACCTTCTCGCGGAGAGCCTTGAAATGCCAAACGTCGTCGAGAAGGACGATGCCCCGATAGCCGTTGTTTTGAAGCCACGAGAGGAACTCCGCTTCTCGCGTCCCCTCGTGCGGGTCGATGTCGAGGAGGATGAGCGGGCTCTTGAGGAGCTCTTCCCGAATGCGCTCGCGACCCTCGGGAGCCACGATGTCCCGGATGAACCGGAGGATGTTCGGTTTTCGGTCGACGATCGGCGGGGCGTTGTCGGCTACGTCGTAGGTCACGACGGTGTTCTCCGGGTTGTAGGAGAGCGCGATCGCGGAGGCGCCCCGGTGCGTCCCAATATCGAAGATCGTCCCCGACACCTTCGTCGAGAGGTAGGCGAGGAGCCGGTAGTGCTCGCGTCCGGCAGGCGCGTAGAACTCGGGGTTGTCGCGCGCGAAGGGGCGGAGTTCTTCGAGGGAGAAGCAGCGGACGTCGTCGGCGATGATTCGGAGGGTCATAACGGCAGGATCTCCGCCCAGTGCGTGGGCCATTCCTTCAGTCCGCAAGAGAAGTCCACCGTGTGAGCGAACCAGATGCTCCCATCTTTCGTTCCCTCGTACCTCTTCGGCGTCCAATTGACGACCCGCACTGCACCGTCCTTCCAGCGCCCCAGGACAACTTTCCCGGGTTCTGGCTCTCGCTCCTCGACGGCTACCCACGATTCTACAGAACCGCCAATTCTGTGGAGTTCGACGACGACGAACCCATCGTCTTCCTTGCCGTCGTCAGTAAGAGCCAACCCGTGCGGCTCGAGGAGTTCTGCAACGCCGTCGATCACATCCTCGATGTGCGAGCGATGACCAAACTCAACTGAGCCCAATAGTTTCTTGCTCATGAAGTCCGACCTTTCATCTCAAGCTGCTCAGCATCGTCCGGCGAAAACACGATGAACCGCGCCTCACGATCCTCGAAGCTGTAGGTCACCAGCATGTCGTCACCAACAGGAACAAGTCCGGCAGCGTACTCAATCCCCTGATGGTCGAAGGTGAATACGCGACTCGCTTCCGTGATCTGGCCATCCTCCTCCGAGAAGAAGCGATGGAAGTACACGTTCCGATCCTCGACAACCTTGCCGTTCTCCTCGCGGTAGTGATTGATCCGCTCGTGTACGAGCCCGCAACCGTTGTCTGAGTCGAACGCCCCACCTCGCCACATCCCCGCCGACATCGGTGGCCATGTGCGGATCCGTTCGGTGCACTGCCCTGTCTCGAGATCGATCTCGAGCACGACGAAAGGATCGTATGAGTAGATGAGCTCGAGGCGCCCTTTGTTGCTCCGTGGAACCCAGTTCTTTTCGCAGTCGGTTGCCTTGTCGTACTTGAGATCCGTAAGGTGCATGACATCGAGCCCGTCGCTCGACAGACACCCGAGCACGACCCGTGGCCCCCGTGGGGGGTGCCCGTCGAACGTAGTCGCGGTGAACCAGATCTGACCCTGGTGCAAACACCAACGCTGGTCCTCGAGCCCTCGAATCTGGTCGTGTGCGCGCCAACCGTTCCAGAGCCCGTTCTGGATACCTACCCGCTGCGTACCAAGAAACTCCTGCTTCGAGAAGTCGGCCGAAAGCCTAACGACGGCCGTCTTCGTACGAATGACTCGATCCGGATCGCGCGACTCGTACCACCGCCCTCGCTCCTGCGAGTAGTTCACGAGACGTACGCCCACGAGGAATCCGTCGCCACTTCGCACGATCGTCGGCGTCGACGGCGCCCAACGACCTCCCTCGAGCACCTCTTCAGGGATCTCGAAGATGCCGCGGTGTTTCGCCTTCACCGCCGGTGGCGTGTAGAAGCCGGCCGTTCGAAGGACGAAGTCTTGAAACCCTGCTCCGCGCTCGCGCGCGTACGCGAGGCGGTCGCATGCCGCGAGACCGCCTTCGAGATCGCCTACGTAGTACGACGCGATTGCAATTTCTTCGTTCGCCTTCGCCGTGCGCGCACTCTCATCTACGAAGAGCCGATCCTTCGAAGGAGGAAGACTCGATGCAGTCTTCGCAAAGAGAAGCGTGAGTGCATTCTTGCCCATCAGGCGGAAGTGCTTCGCGATCTCTGCCGGCACCTCAGGCCGCCCCGGACGATAGTTGTAAGCGTCGAGCAAGATCTCGATGCCAGGGCCTGGCTTACCAGTAAGGCGCGTGAGGTGGAGCTCGGTGAGCCCCTGCTTGTACCTCGAGAACCACCGCTCCTCGTCCCAATCGCCGGCGTCGTAACGCTTCTGATAGAACTCAGACGCCGTCCGAAAACGCCCGATGGCGATTTCTGGACGCTTCAACTCTTCGGCGCGCTGCGCCCAGTGGTAGTGGCTTTCAGCAAGGTAGAAAAGCGCACGCACGCTTGACGGATCGTCTTCTAGATCCTTCACCAGGAGCTCGATGTCGCGCTCGTGTTTGCGTCCGTGTTCACCGCCATCGTTTTGATCATCAATCCAGACGCCGTCGAACCGGATCGGGAAGACGTCGGGGAACGGAGCCCAGTGTTCGTGGGTTCTTCCGACACAACGCCAGTCATGATCCAGTCGGATGAGCCGAACATTTTCGTACACCAGTGCTCCGCTCCGCTGATCGAGGCAATAGACCGGGTACACGAGTCTCTCCCGAAACTTAGGATCATCGACCCTGAGCACCATGTCCGCGTCAACGAGGAGTAGGTAAGTGTTCGTTCCGTCGAAATGAAATTCGCGGAGCGCATGTCGGCGAGCTGCCTGCGCCGCACGAGTGCGGTTGTACCCGAAGTCCCGCCATGGCTCGCGTACAACGTGGGCACCGTGTTCACGGGCGATCTCTTCGGTCCGATCGCGACCGTTGACGGAGACGACCATCAGGTCGACGTGAGGCGAAACAGACGCGAGGCAACGCCCGATGACCCGCTCCTCGTTGCCGGCGATCATCGACAGAACGATCCTGGGCGTGCGGACGGCGTGTCTGGAAACTTCAACTAGCGGGTGAGTCAACAGATCCTCTCCTTCATGGTGCCGGTTCGACACTTTTCAGTCTAAACCACGACTCTCGACTGAGTATGTTCATGACATCTTCGGCGCGGTCGGACTGCACTGTGATGATCTGCACCTCTAAACCAGTCGCTTGTAGATACGTTAAAAACGTATCTCCGAATGAGCGCAACACAGCTCTCTCGTCCATTTTCTCTGGAAAACGAATGGAGTACCACCGTTTTTCATCGGTGCTATCGAACACCTTCTTGTCGTTATGGTAACGGAACCGGTACATAGCCTCCCAATGGCTCGCTCCTGCGTCCTTCCACACTGCTGCCATCACATCGAACGGAACGTTCGTGGCGCAGGCGAAGTACCAGCGCGAAAAAAAGCGGCCGTCTCGAACTTCGATTGTCATGTATCATTGTCCTCGGATTCGCTTGGCAATACGATCCCGCGCCCGTTCAGAAGCCTCTAGCTGCCTACGAAGAACAGCGCGCTGCTCTAGAGATGATTCCATAATCAGGCGCCGCCGAGTGTCGCCGATGACCTCTTCGAGTTCTGTGAAGAGTTCCTCGTCAGTACGAGCAAGGGCGCGCTTCTTGAGATCGTCGTCGGATGACATAGGTGTGAAGCGTAGCTCGGCAGGAAGAATTGCGCGAACAGGAGTCGCCATCTTGGTCATACCTGTATTCCTGACACTCTGCTCTCTCCCAAAATCCACCGGTGGATGGTGCGTCGATCAACCCCGAGCGCAAGCGCCGCCTTGGACTTGTTGCCACGATGGAGCATCAGTACCGCTTTGACGTATCTTCGAAGAAGCTCATCGAGCGAGATGAGTCCCTCGTCGGTCGTGGCACATTGGTTGAGAATTTGGACTAGCGTCACAATTTTTTCCTGTATTCGAGAATGTCTCGAACTTGAATATCAAAGCGTTCGCTCAGAGCCATTGCGAACTGGAAGTCATGTTGAGTGGCGTCGGGAAAACCCAAGACACGAGATACATACGCCACTGCTTCAGTTTTGCTCTGACTGTTGACAGGTGGCATCGGAGCGTCCTCGACGGTCACGCTCCTGTAGCGGCCGTTTGGGCGGATGTTGACCTGGGCGGGGGGTGGAATACCGAGACGGGTGGCGGCCATCTACTTCGTTTCCATCAAGAGACGCTTCGCGAGTTCTTCTTTCGCCTTCTTAAGCCACAAATCCACTTTCCCTTGCTCTGTTGCGAGCAAGTGTGAAACGTAGGTCATAGATGCCTGTTGTCTTCCGGCACTCATGATTGCGTCAACAAGCCCGTCTGTTGTTAATTCGTCGGGTTGATCTGACCAGAATTCCAACCCTTTTATACATAGCTCATTAAGTGCGCCCATTTTTTAACTCACAATGTCCTCATAGGATCACTCCCAATATACGTTCATCCTGCTTCGCTAGCGCGTGTTCGATGGCGTCGCTCGCCTCACGAGGAGTCATACTTTTTCCGTCGTCGCTGAGCGGCACCAGGCTTCATAAACACGCACGGCGAGGACGCCGTATGGCGTCAGGTCGAACTCTTCGTCTTCTATGCGTATGAGCCCTCGTCGAGCGAGATCGTTGGCGTGCACCTAGGAGATCCCCTTCTTCGGAGGTATGAGCGCCGCGTAGTCGCGCGGAGAGAGAGATTTCACTGGAGCACCATCATGAGCCAGCGCTCGACCTTGGTTACATCCTCGCCGTTGCGGAGTTTGGATGCGGCCTCCTCGATCGTTTCGGCTCGGATTATATCTCTGCGCGCGAGCGCCGGCCATTGTTGCGGCTCGACGTCTTTGACGCCTTCGACGTCTTCGTTCGATGCTGCCGGCGTTCGGGTGCGCTCGACGTGTCTCAACCCTAGCCATGTCACGAAAGACAGGAATGCAAGAACTGCGACCACAATCGTCATCATCGAAACCTCCGAACGGCTCGGCGACACGCCGCTTGAGCTCCTTTTTTTCGGTCGTCCGTCATGGTGCTCAAAGCAGCGGCCACGTCTCCGACTGCAAACTCGATAGCTTCGAAGTCCGGGCCGTTGATCGGGATGCGGATCGTCATGGCTGCTTTCCGAAGCGCGCTTCGTCGTACTTCCGGAGTACGCTCTGCGCGTCTTCGCCGGGCGACGCCGAAAGAATGATGCCATTGAACGTTCCTCGCACCGTTTGCCAGAGGCGGTCCGAGTGGAACACCATGTCACTCGCGAATTGTCCGATATCACCGCCTAGCTCGAACCAGTCCGCGCGATTCTTCTCCATTTGCGCGACCTGTCGGTTGCGCCGCTCCTCGGTTCGGAGTTCCTGCTCGTACTTCTCAAGCTCCAGGCGGAAGGTTCGAGCCGCTTCTGAATTCGGGTATGGCTGGTCTTTGCTCCCCGTCATGCGCTGAAACGCCACGGTGAGCCGACCGATCCGGATGAGATGGTCCCTGGGAGTCATGTTACCTTCTGGCGGAGCGGATCGACAGTTTCCCATCGTCCGTCTTCCGTCTCGTACGCGACGAAACAAGTCCAGCTATGTGGCCCGAAACGCGCCGCGACGAACCGACACCTGATACCGACGCTCACGGCGAGCGCGATGACGAACAAGCAGGCATCGTCGGCGTCTACGACACCGGACCACCGGCGGTGAAGTTCGTCGACGAGCGCGCGCATCTTGGAGTTCCGGTCGGGTTCGCTGTCCGTCAGCTCTCGTGCGAGGCGACTGATGTAGTCGGCGTTCATTCTTCCTCACTCTCACGCATATCGCGTGCGCCTGCCGCCGGCGTCGGTTCGAAGTCGAACTTGAGCTGAGCTCCGCACGCCGGACATTTTTCCGGTGTGTCGGATGGCTTGTCGATCGGATGTGTGAGTCGGCACTCCCGACACCAGACTACGAGAGCCCCGATTGGACTGGTGGACACTTTCATCGGAAACATCCCGCAAGAAGTACCAACGGCCACACCGCAACAACGAACAGGAAGTCGAAAATGGTCATCTCGCCGCAGTCGACTCGTTCGGTAAAGAGAACCGCAACGATGACGCCGAGGATGAGGTAGCCGGTGATGAGGAGGGCGGTCACTGTATCTCCACACGCACCGAAACGATTTCGTGGTCCAAACTGGACGAGATGGGGCAACCGAAGTCGAGCAGCGTCGGATGGCCGCGATGGGACCACGGGATTACCGCGACGAGCTCGTTACCGATCAGGAGGCCGTACCAGGTGGTCATCGCCCTTCTGTCTCTTCTGCGAGTGCCTGCGGCTCATGAGCCCTCAACCGGCTTGCCCACTTCCGAGCGAACGCAGCCCGCTTCTCAGGGTGAATCGCGCACTCGGGGTTCGCGGCGATCTTGCGTAGCTCACGTCTCAGATCGAGGCCACGTCGGCGATAGGAACGCAGGATGGCTTGCAGGTTGTGTGCTGCTAACTCGCCGCTGGAGGGCTGTATACCAGCGTGCGCGCGCACGACGGTGTCAATCATATCGACCGCGGTCTCAACCATCGTCGACGTCGGACGAGGCTTCTTAAGCTTGCGCACCCAGCTCGGTAACGGCTGTCGTGAGCGATAGAACTCGAGATCGGTGTAGGTCGGAAAGGCCATAGTGTTCACGCGAGCTCCGTGTTGAGGGCCTCGGGGGCAACTGCGCGCACGGTCCCGACCGCGATGGCGCCAGTGAAAAGGCCGCCAAGATGGCAGCCAAACGAGGCGCTTTCGCTACCGCCGAAAAAGGCGAACCAGACATTGACCGCTCCGAAGGCGAGGACGAAACCGAGGAGTCGCGGCCTCAACACTCCGGCAACCGCGAGGAGCCCGAAGATCGCCCCACTGGCTCCGACCAGGGGCGTCGTGGTGTTCGGGTCAACCAGGTAGTGGACGCCGGCGCCGCCGAGTCCCGCGGCCGCGAAGAGGGCCAGGAGAGCGATGCTCCCGAGGGCTCCCTCGACGACACCGCCGAAAACGATCAAGAAGGCCAGATTACCGGCCAGGTGTAACGCGCTCCCCGGATCGTGGAAAAACACGCTCGAAAGAGCTGTTCCGAGTTCCGCCTTGGCTGGAACGAAGCCGTAGGCCCGGCAAAGTGCCATCCCGTCCCCGCCCAGCTCGAGGCCATAAATTCCAGCCATAACGACCGCCAGAAGAACCGTTGCTCTCATGTTGAGTCCTACGATGAGTACCCCGCCGGTCTTCCCTTGTCAACCGTTGAATCTTATTTGGTTGACAAGGAAGGTCTGTCGTATACCATGCGTAGGAGCTCCAGGTCAGGACCCCGAGTTCGGGGACCCCCCAAAGGAGACACCCAAAATGGCCAGAAAGAATTCACTTGCAACGATTCGCAACACCATGAGCGTCGCGGAGCTCCACTCCGTTTCTCGGGAGACGGCGCTCCTCGCGGCGAATCGGGAGGTCGCCTCGCTCGAGGAGGCGCTCGAGATCATCGACCGCGCCAAGACCGCCGCCGAAGCCGTATTCTCGACTACCGCCTCCGTCCACGCGCGACACGAAATCGTTGCGGCGGCCGTCGCGCTCAGCGGGGCGGTCACTCATCTGGGGGCGGCGATCAAGTCGATCACCTCAGGAGGCACACCGTGACCCCGGTGGTAGTCGTCGGTCAGATCTGGATCGACAACGACAAGCGACTCGAGGGTAAGCGTGCCGTCCGCATCGATTCGCTCGATCACAGTCATGCGCACTGCACGGTCGGCTTGATCGTCGACGGCGCGTTCGTCCCTGCCAACCGTCGGACCGACATCCTTCTGAAGCGATTCCGCCCTACCGCGACCGGTTACCGGCTTGCTGAAACGCCATGAAGAGAAGAATTTTCGAAGCGCGTCTCGACGTCGAACGAGCCGCCCGCAAGACAACCATCGAGCGCGCGCGCCGAATGACGGCCGAACTCCAGGAGCACGAGAAGCTTCGCAAGACCCTCGAAGCTGTACGCGCAAAGCTCGAAGCGCATCGTGTGAAGCAAGAAGCGTCTCGCGATGTGGTGGCGCGCCCTCGGGGCGAGCCGTGACGATGACATCCAGCGAAGCAAGTGAACTGCTCGGGCGTGTAATCGGCGACACGCCCGAGCAGCTCAAGTTCGCTCAAGCGCTCCGACGAGCCAAACAGGCGCTCGACATCCTCACAGTGCTCGATGAGCACCTCGGTTTGAATGAGCCAGTCACGATCGAAAACCGCGCGTTCGAATGGTGCGTGACACGCGGTCATAGAACGCATATTGGTAGCGATCCGACTGACGCGCTCGAACAGCTCTGCGCCACGCTCACGGCCGAGGCGCCTGATATCGAATGGGCAGCATGCCCCGGTTGCGGCGAGCTCAATCGTGTTGACGGGGGAGCCGTAGTCCACAAGAAAGGCTGTCGAGCCTTCGGGCGTCTGTGAAAAAAAAAAAAAAAAGAGATGGCACCCAAGAAGCAAGAACAGTGGATTCAAACCGCGATCCGTCTGCCCAAGGAGTTGCTCGATCGAGCAGAGAAAATCGCAGACACGATGCGCCAACCTGGAGTGAGATTCAAACGCGCGGACGCCATTCGCGTAGCGGCCACTCGCGGCATGGAGATGCTCGAAAATGAGCATGCCGGTAAAAAGAAGTGAAACTGCCACCCGGATTCCCTGAGAAAATTTGGCTCGTCGTCCGTCCGAGCGGAGAACGTCATTTCATCCATCGAGAGCCGCTCGAAGGAATGGCGGAATGGGCGAAGGGGCTCGATGCAACAATCGTCGAGTATTCATGTGGCACCGTTGTGCATACCCCACCGCAACGAAGAAAGAACGTCTAAAATGTACGAAGTCGACGCCTCATACCCATCAAAAGAAGGAAGACCAATACCATGAGAGTTCACCTGATGTGCATCGATGCACAGAACGATTTCACCGACCCGAACGGCTCGCTCTACGTCAAGGGCGGCGACGCCAACGTCGGACGCACCGCCAAGATGATCGAGCGACTCTTACCGAAGATCACTGAGATCACGACGACGATGGATAGTCATCGGAAGATCGATATTAGTCACCCCATGTGGTTTCTGGACGACCACGGAAAGCACCCGGCCCCGTTCACGCTGATCACAGCTGCGGACATCGAGTCCGGCAAGTGGCGAACGACGCAACTCTCCGCGCGGAAGCGGACCATCGCCTACCTGAATGCCCTTGCGGCCACGAACCGCTACCCGCACGTCATCTGGCCGGAGCATTGCTTGATCGGCGACCAGGGGCACAACATCCATCCGACGCTCGCCGCCGCCATCCACGCTTGGGAAGAGAAGCGCTACGCGATGGTCGACGTCGTCACGAAGGGCTCGAACCCCTGGACGGAGCATTTCTCCGCCGTGCAGGCCGAGGTGCCCGATCCGGAGGACCCCTCGACGCAGGTAAACCGCCGCCTGATCGAGGCGCTCGAGAGCGCCGACATCATCATATGGACCGGTGAGGCACTCTCCCACTGCCTCGCAAACACGTTCCGAGACGTCGTGAAAAACTTCTCGGATCCCGCCTACGTGCAGAAGATGACGCTCCTCACCGACGCGACGTCTCCAGTGCCGACGTTCGAGAAGTACGGCGAGGACTTCATCCGAGACATGACCGCGCTCGGGATGAAGCTCTCCACCACGACCGACATTCTGAGCTGAAGGGAAGACGACGATGCCCATTCTAGGAGATGATGACTCGATGGAAACGCACCGCCTAGGCGGGAGCGGATTTCAATTTTCCGCCACGAAGATCTCGAACCTCGGAGCCACCGAATATACGCTGTTTGGATTGGCGGTGGACTCGAGCGGCAGCGTGAGCGGGTTCAAAGGAGAGATCGAGGCGTGCGTGAAGAGCGTCATCGAGAGCTGTCAGCGCTCCCCGCGCGCCGACAATCTCATGGCCAGAGTGATCACGTTCGACCATCAGATCGAGGAGGTGCACGGATTCACTCCGCTCGCGGATTGCCATCTCGCCAAGTACGCTGGCATCCTCAACCGTAGCGGCGGTACGGTGCTCTACGACGCATCGACCACGTTGATCGAATCCGTTGCTACATATGGTCGCTCGCTCATCCAGCAGGACTACTGGGCAAACGGCATCGTATGCGTGATCACGGACGGACAAAACGAGCACGGGACGCTCACCGTCAAATCCGTCCGGGCGGCGCTCGAACAGGCAAAGCAGGGCGAGTGTCTCGAATCGCTCGTGAGCATCCTAATCGGCGTCAACGTCACGAGCCCCACGGTCCAGCGGGCGCTCGAAGCGTTCAAGAGCGAAGCTGGCTTCACTCAGTACGTCCAGACATCGGACGCGAATCCGAAGACCTTGGCGAAACTAGCGGGGTTCATCTCGAAGAGCGTCTCGAGTCAGTCGCAGTCGCTCGGTACGAAGATGGCAAGTCAACCGGTCACGTTCTGAAGAAGTACGATGGAGACCGACAGCTTCTATCGAATGGGATCGACCCATTCGGTGTGCCAGGACTATGCGGCTTCGGGCGTCTCTCCTTTCGGAGACGTCCGAGCCGCAGTCTCCGACGGATGCTCCACCGCCCTCGATAGCGACTGGGGCGCCCGCTTTCTTGCGCGCGCGGCCATGACCGAGAAGGAGATTGGAACCTTTTCGGTTCTCGATGCGGCGAAGGATATGATCGCGGCTTCTCGCCTTCCGCGTCAAGCGCTCCGGGCGACCCTTCTCATCGCCTACGTCTTGTCAAACGGCGAAGTGAGAGCCTACCGGTCCGGCGATGGCGTCATCGTGACGCGGGCGCGCAGCGGCTTCGTCGCGTACGAACGCGTGGAGTTCGAGGGAAATATGCCGCCTTATCTCTCCTACATAGGCGTCCATTCGGACGTCGATGAATATTACCAACTCTGTCGCACACAAACGATCACACTCGGCGCGCGCGACCTCGGTGGCAAATGGACTCGGAAAGAGTCTCAGGATTTTCCCTCGGTCATCGGACATTCGTCTCTGCTTGGAAGCCCCAGAGAGCTCGATCTGGTGCTGCTCTTCAGCGACGGGGTCGAGAGCTTCCAGGACCGTGACGGCAACGTCGTGCCTCTAGAGACCATCCTCGATGAGCTCCTGGCGATCCGGAACTTCAAGGGGCAGTTCCTCGGACGAAGGTGCGGAGCGTTCCTGCAACGGACGTGTGCCGAACGTGGCTGGAAGCACAGCGACGATTTTTCGGTCGCTGGGATCTACTTCGGAGACACGCAGTGAAAGTCTTCGTCAAAGGCAAAGGGGAGATCACACTCACCCAATCGAATTACGTCGCCGAAGGTGGCCAGGCGGCCGTGTACCAGCGCAACGGTACCGCCTACAAAGTGTACACGGATCCGGCGAGCGCCATTCCGGAGGCGAAGTTCTCGCAGCTCGCCGCGATTCAAGACGCCGACGTCGTGAAGCCGGTGGACCTACTCATCGATCCGAAGACCAGTCAGCCTATCGGCTACTCGATGCGTTTCGTCGACGACACCTACGCGCTCTGTCAGCTCTTCCCGAAGGCCTTCCGCGACCGAAACAGTATTGGGCCTGCCAAGATCGCGAAGGTCGTCGAAGAGCTCCAAAAGCACGTCTCGAACATCCATCGCGCCGGAGTCCTCGTCGTCGACTTGAACGAAATGAACATCCTCGTAAGCCGTGCGATCGACGCCGTTTTCATGATCGACGTCGACAGCTACCAGACACACGAGTACCGTGCGGAAGTCATCATGCCATCGGTGCGAGACTGGTCAGTCTCGTCTTCGGCCTTCTCGGAGCTCTCGGATTGGTTCTCGTTCGCGGTGCTCGTTTGCCAGCTCTATCTTGGGATCCATCCCTACAAGGGAACGCATCCCGGCTCAGCGAACATCGCCCCTGACCAGCGGCTCGAGTACCGGATGCGGAACCATGTGTCGATCTTCGACACATCCGTGAGTCTCCCGAAGGCCTGCGGGTCACCAGACTCGATCCCGGCCGTTCAACGAGAGTGGCTCCGGGCAGTCCTCCAGGGCGGCAAGCGTCTTCCTCCGCCTGTGACAGGGGCCGCCGTCGCCCCGGTCGTGCAAGCGCAGCAGGCGGTGCTGAAATTCGGCGGTCGACTTCTGGTCACGGAACTCCGAGGCTTCGAGGAACCGGTGCTCGCGTTCGCTGTGTCATCGGTATTCACGATGGCGCTCGTTGCGAGCGGCATTATTCTAAACGGAGTGACTGCCACACGTGGCCCAATCGAGGGAACGATGCTCCTCGGGTTCACGCCGAAGATGGGTCGCCCAATCGCGTTGAATCTTCACCGAGGGATTCTGCGCCTGTACGAACTCGCTGACCGCCGCGTAACGGAGCTCCCGATCGCGGCGAAAGAGATCACGAAGAGCGGCGAGCGTTTCTACCTCCGAAACGGAACACAGGTGCTCGAGATCGACTTCCGTGAGCAACCCGACAAGCTCATTGTGACAGCGGGGCACCCCGTCGCGAATGTCCTCGAAAACGCCTCCCAGCTTTTCGACGGCGTAGCCATCCAGAACATGATCGGCTCGACTTTCATCTCACTCTTCCCTCGGACGCAGGCGGGATATCAGCTGCGGGTCCCTGAGCTCGACGGCTACAGGATCGTCGAGGCGCGCTTCGAGGGTCGTGTACTGATGGTCGTCGGGACGAAGGCCGGCGAGTACCACCGGCTCGTCTTCTGTCTCGATGAGGCGTTTACGACGTACCGGCTAGTGACAACGTTCAGAAACAGTGCCCCGGGCGCTGTAAACTTCACCGTTACTGACTCGGGTGTTTGCGTGAGCGTTACCGAGGACGAGAAGATCGTTGCATACCCTCCCGGCATGGCCAGCGAAGTAGTCATCTCGGATCCTGCCATCGGCGGCGACATGCGGCTTTTACGCGCTGACGGGAAGACCGCCTTCCTACGGGGAAACAAAGTTTTCGCGATCACTATGAAGTGAGGAAGAAGCTAACGCAAAGCATTCGGAAATCGGAGCCGCACCGCCTCAGTCGGCACCTCGATAATCTTATCGGTGTGCGGCGGTGGCATCGAAATCTTAACTCGTACTCGAGGTCCAAGATCGTCGATAACGACTCCCTCACCTCGCTTCGCGACAGCGACACCCTTGATCGTCTCCATGTAGGTGACGAGTACCATGCGGTGGAGCTTGCTCATTGAGAATCACCGACGCCTCGAACGCTTGAACCGATCCGCCACGGTCTTCACGCTTGCCGATAGCTTCGGATCCGTGACGAAGTCGAAAATGGTCTTCGCGGCCTGAACGGTCTCGTTGCTGTTGTCCAGGATGCCGTCGAGCGGGCTCGCCAACAGATCGTACTTGGCGATAATCTTGACAGCCCGGAGCGCCGCCGCGATGCGTTCCTCTCGCGGCGTGCGCTCATCGACTGCCAAAGCAACGAGCCCGCGCGCCTTTTTGCGCGCGGCGCTCACTTGGAGGGCTCGTACGGTTCGTCGCCTGTGTTGATCTTATTCAACGCCTTCTCGAGCTTCTGATAGTGCTTGAAATCATCCGGAGCGATGACTGCGCGTTCCTCTTCACCGAAGATACTATCGAGAAATTCGCTCTTCTCTCGGAGAATCTCGAGATACGCCTCGTCGATCACTACTTTATTCTGCTTCTTTGCCATTTTTACACCTCGTCCAGATCGTCATCATCATCTAGGTCATCGTCGTCGTCTTCGCCGAACTTCTTCATGTACGATTTGAGCATTCTGTCGGCGTACGCAATCGACATGACCGACATGTCCACGGCCACCTCTTTGGTGTCGCCGGGCTTGTCGGGTTCTTCGTACTGAGCGGCGGCATCATGGGTCCACTCGACCCAGAGCTTCGCTTGTGCTTTTTTGCTGATTGCCATCGGTTGACGATTTACACCTGTCGAATGTCGAATGTCAACCGCCGGGAGATTTTCCTTTCGGGCGCGCCGAAACGACGTGTGCTGACCATGTCTGACTATTCTCTTTCAGCATCTTGGTCATCCACACGATCGCGTCGTCGACCGACGCCTCGAATGGGATCTGGACCTGGACGGTAACAAGAAAAGTGCTCTGTTTTTCGCTCACTATAAGGCTCCGTAGCTCGCAGTCTCGGCTAGAAACGTTTCCGCCCAAATCCGGTGCAATGCATCACGTGGTCGTGCGAGCTCCTTCTCAGCAAGCGCGCGAAGCACGTCAATCCCCGCTGGTTCCTTGAGCTCAGAAAGGAGCCACTCGGCGGCAGCGTCGAGGCGCGCGTCTTCTTCCTGGGTACGCTCACGATGTGGCACAGGTAGGTAGAAGATCTTTTTGAACTTCTTGGCGATTCGCCCTATTTCGGTATCGTTTGCCATCTGCCGTGCGGCGTAGGTCATCGCGTATATGGCCGACTTGTGACTCTTTACACCGAACATGGTTGCTATTTCTGGATACGACGGCTGAGGAGTCCAGGTATTTCGGACGTACCACATCCCGATCCGCTTGGCAGCCATCGCGGTCCTGCCGACGTGTCCACTCTTCGTCAACAGCGCCTCGTCGAGGTTGAAGGCGAGCGCTAACCGCCGAACTAGCTGATCTAGCGCGTGATTCATCTTCTAGAATTTTATTCCTTGCGCAAGAGATATGTCAAGTGTTACATCATCCGCAGCATGGCGAAAACACGCCCCTGGGACGCAAGGCGAATCAAATCTCTCCGAAAACGAACGGGTGATACGCAAGAGGAATTCGCGCATCGACTTGGTGTCTCATGGGTCAGTGTCAGCCGGTGGGAAAACGGAAACTCGACCCCGACGAACGCGACTCAGCGTGCACTCGAGGCGCTCGAAGCAACGCTTTGATGGTCATCACCATCATGGAGAAAGAAAAAACAGCATGAACCCGAACAACCTGGAACTGAACCAAGGCGACAACTTCATCTTCGGCGTCGACGTCTCTGGCTCGATGCGAACGACCGACTGCCCTGGAGGCATGGCACGGATCGAACTTCTTGAAGGAGAAGACGATTCAGTTCGCGCGCGAGGCGTCGAAGTACGATCCGGATGGCATCGACGTCATCACGTTCGGCCACCAGATCAAGGTGCTCGCGAACATCACGGCCGACAAGGCCGCAGATGCCATCGGCGCGCTCCGTGCGGACGAAGGCGCAACGATGACACACGAACTCATCCGGAAGGCCTGGGATCTCCACAAGGCCGGCAAGTACGAACAGACGGTGCTCTTCATCGCAACGGACGGCGATCCGAGTGACAGAGACGCAGTCAAGCAGGCGATCATCGACATCACGCAGAAGGTCGACGACGAGCGCGAGTTCAACATCTCGTTTCTCACCGTCGGCACCCCGGACGCGAAACTTCAGGCATTCCTGACAGCGCTCGACGACGTTCGTCGGCGCGTTGAACGACTGAAGTCCTATCGGACTAAGTAGGGTTCCCTCGGGGAGTGAGATTTTCCGAGGGAACCAAGGAACAAAAGCATGTTCAGTTTATTTCTGGAGTTGATCGGGGTCGCAAGCGTTGCCGGCGGCTGCTACGCGAAGTGGGGACCGGACGGATACTGGAAGCGCCTCGCGAAGTGCCTCGGGTGCGACTGGAGCAGTGCGATCAGTTTGAAGCGAGACTGATGCGTCCGGGGCGCGCACTCAAGAAAAGAACAGATAAATGCCGACAACACAAAGTGAAGATCCAGACGAGGCGGTTCATCATCCTCGGCACTACAATCAACATCCAAGCAACATCGAGTGCATCGAACTCATCGAGCACTTACCAGCCAACTTCGCGAACGCCGTAAAGTACATCTGGCGCTGCGGACTCAAGGCGACCTCGACACCGCTCCGCGATCTCGAATCGGCGAAGTGGTACACCGAGCGTGAGATACAGCGGGTGGACTTGTTCGAAATATATGACGAGTCCTATAACCGATTGCGACCACCGAAGACAGACGTAGTCTGGCGCGTTCTTGCCAAAAAGGTCATCTCCGTCGACGTCAACAGTACACTTGGCCGGTATCTGGATGCACTACTGATCGAAGACTACGACAGCATGATTGAGGTGCTCGATATTGCAATCGCAGAGCCGAAAAAATGAACAAAGAGAAACACCAAGCCGCAGTAGATGCGCTGAACGACCTGATTCTCAGTGAACTACAAGGTGAAGATCGACAACGCTTCGCGTCGGTGAAGAGGCTCGCCGTGATCGCTCAAAAGCTGCTGCTCGAGAACGATCTGCGCCCGGAAGACGCGCGGAGACTGCGATTCCCTGGAGACGTCGACGGTGACTTTAACGGTCCCGATTTTGCTGTCGGAGGCGGACAGATCCTTGCTGGCGGCTTCGGGGGCGACCAAAACCAGATGGTGCGCGAAATGCTTGCTGCGCTCAATCCGGTGATGAAAACTCAACAGGAACAAAACGTAGCTAGAGAACGCGAAACCGTGGCTCGTGAACTGAACCAGTTACTCGCTGCGCGCGACAAGCTGAAACCGAGTGAGCGTTTTCCGGTAACGGAACGCATCAACGAAATCCTCACGGAGATGAAAGGAAAAGAAGATGGACTTTCACTGGTACATGCCGTCGATGTACGGCGACATCAGACTGGAACGCGTTTCGGCGGAGACGACGAGAGTCGTCCTGAACGGCCTATCTCCGACGGAGAGGGACGCGATGCGGGCGCTTCTCAAGCGAGCGACGCAGGACGGCCCTATCCGGAAGGCCTGGCTCCAGGAGACGCCAAGCCTCGACCTCGACTCGATGGAGAAGCAGGAGATTTCGCTCTCCGCTCCCATCTCGACGATCCAGTTCTTTCTGCAGAAAAGCCTGAAGCCTCACAGGAAGCAAGTGTCGGCGGTGCTGTTCACGAACGGCCGAGTCGAACAGGTGACGGAGGCGACGCTCCAGACGATCGACTCGCCGAAGGAGATATCCCCTTCTGAGAAACCAAAAACGGCCGTGACGGTCGCTCAGCCGACACTTGGTTGCCCAGCTCCGGACTTCATCGACGTGGAGATCCGTGCGACGCGCGTCCTAAAAGCGTTCCTGAGCGCGGAGCAAATTGCCGACTTCGAACGGCGGCAGCAGTTCATCGCTGTAGGAGCCGACACAGGACATCGGTATCTACTGACGTCGCGACACTCGAAACACGCGCTCGGCACTACTAGCTTTCGCTCGCTCTACGACGTCGATGAGCAGCGTGCGTTCTGCGTGCACGACTGGGAGGTGCCGGCGTCGGAGGAACTCCTCGGGCTTTTCGTTCACTTGTCGCTGCCGGGACTCGAACGGTACGTGCGAAACGTTCCGGATCGGGATGGATTACTAGGGTGAAGGAGCGCGTACTCTGCCCCCGCTGCCGCTCATCGCGACTCGACACCGGTCTCAGAAAAGATCCGGCGACCGGAGAACTTCGCAAGCGCTGCTGCTGCGAGCAGTGCGGGCATCAGTTCTGGAGAAGCGAAGGAATCGCCGAAGGTAAGAAAGAGCTACCCTATGAGAGGTGAACTATGGGCTCCCACCTAATCGACGGCAAATTCCAAAGTGACAAGTACCCCACGTGCCCCAGAGGGAAGGTGCCGCTCTCGATCGAGGATCCGATGGCGCAAGATCTACTCTGGGAATACGCACAAAGGCGTCGCTCAGTCGACGGCGAGTTCTCGGCCGATCTGGAAACGGCGCTCGGTATCGCCGGCTACGAGCTGAGAGAACGCAATAACAGTGCCCCATGGCCTCGTGTCGATCGGTACATGTCGGACTCCGACCTCTCTATAGCTGCTGACCACATCAAAAAAAGCGTCGACTGGTCGAAACTACCGAAACTCGCCGCCATCTTCGAAAACCGTCCGAGCGTCAACCGTTACTGGCACGAGCTCGTCGCGCTCACGCTGACCTCGCTCGAGGTCAACGGTGAAGCAATAGCGCGACGCAATGTCGCGCAAGTCTCCGAGTGGTGTCCAGTTCTCATCGAGTCTCCGTTCGGGGGCGAGACCGGAACCGACGAAGAGTACGCACGAAACCGCCGCTACCTACAGCGCTGCATTCGGGACTGCCTCGAGCGCGGTGAGACTCCGTACGCTTCGCATCAGATGCTCACAGAAGCCCTCGATGACCGTATCCCCGAACAGCGAGAGAAGGGACGACAAGCCGGACTAGCAATGCGACGCTTCTTTCCCAAGCGAGTCTTCTACGTCGATTACGGCATGTCGACCGGTATGGCGTTCGCGCTGGATCTCTACGAACGAGAACATCTGACGTACATCACACGACGGATTGGTCATGAAGAAGAAACAACAAATTCTGATCGGTGAGCCCGTAGGTAACGGCATGCGCGCCGGCGTCATGCGTCGCGAAGATGGAAAAGTGCAACCGGGGGTGTTCGCTGATCTCGGCTCAGGTAGGCCGTTGAGTGCTGGCGACGAGCTCATTACCTCGGAGGATAAGCCGGGAGAATGGTGTGACGCGAAGACCATCTATCGATATCCTAATGAGGACGTCGTGGAGGAGGCGTCGTCTGTCGTCACGTTGAGCGGCCCTCCGCAGGTGGCGACGCCGGCGTACCGGGCCGGATACGACAGGATTTTTGGAAAGAAGCAAGAGGTTGGGATCGCGTGAAAATAAGAACTATTTCAACGCGCGATGGCAAAATTGAGTGGCGCACGCATGCCACACAGATTGGAGGTCTGATGGTCCGTTACATAGCCCATATCACCGGGCATGACGTCTACCCGGCCGCCCGTTGGCGCGAATTCATCTCCAGGGGGCAGACATGAAAGACGAAGCGCTAGAATGCGAGATCGCCTCGACCTTCCAAGAGGGAATATCCCTCGATCGCGCGAGGAAGCTCTACAGAATTGCCGCGCACATCGCACGAGTCGCATACCTGGAATGCGTTGCCACCGGTGGCGATCCGAGCGCGGAATACGAAGCCGCCATCGACGACGTTCAGAAGCAATTCAAGGGAGAAGACGATGGAAGTCGACATAAGAAAACACCAACAGATCCGTGATACGGTTCATGCCGGGATCGCAGCTCTGCGGGTTCAGGGGAGACAGATCTGGGGGGAGACGCGACATCCGCTCTCTCAAATCGTGCTTCGGTTAACGGTTGGCGTTGGCGATCTAGCGCGACTTTCTAGAGATCACGCGCTGGGTGAGACCATTTGGCCCGGAGAGGATCTCCGCCAGCTCAAAAAAGAACTCGGCAACGTCATCTTCTCGACCATCCGCTGGATCGACGACCTCGGTCTCGATGTGCTCGAGTGTCTCGATCTCGCGATCGAGGCGCAGGAGAAGTTTGCGGCAAGTGGGAGGCCGAGATGAACCCGTTGAAAGAAGGGGTGCGCGTGGTGTTTCCGATGCGCCGCGGTACCGTGGAGATCGTTGACGGCAGCGGTGCTGGCTCGTTCGCGGTCAAGTTCGACGGGGCACAGGGCGAATTGCAGTGGTTCGACTTCTCGGACAACTGGATCGAGGAAGCGATACTCCCCACGGAACCAAAGACGCTCCGTGACCGCATCGCGCACGCAATCAACGCGACGAGCTCCGAGAATGGCTCGAACACGCCGGACTTCATCCTCGCCGAGTTCTTGACCGAATGTCTTGCTGCGTTCGACAAGACGGTGCAAGCGCGAGCCAAGTGGTACGACCGTATGGATCAGCCGGCGGCGTCGAGGAAGGTCAAATGAAGAAGGCGAAGGCGAAGTACATAACGAGAAGAGGTACTCCGAGGAAACGCGGTATTCGACGAAGGCGCTTGAAGTTTCGGCCGCCAACGAAAGCTGAGATCAAGAAGCGAATTCAAGCGGCGTTCACGTCACGCTTCGGCGCGATCTGTTTTTACCTCGGATTCGATCTTGGTACAGATCGAGTTCTAGAGAAAGCCGCGAAACAAAGGAGCGTCGGCTCCGGCTTCGATATCAGCTGCGGTCTCCGCGACATCGAGTTCCAGTTCAAGACACGCGCTCACATGCTCGCTTGTGTCAAACGGATCAAGGCGACGAAAATCAAGGGAGTGACCGTGATGATTAGCGAGACCTGGAAGGCGTAGATGATCCATTTCGCCCAACGAAGAGTCGCCGCCTGGGTACTCGAAGTGCTCGGGCCCGAGTCGCTCTCCAATCCCAAGGAGCGCGCGCTTCGGTTCGTGGAGGAGGCTATCGAGCTCGCGCAAGCGTGCAGCCTCGACGCCGAGACGCTGCACAAGCTCGTCGACTACGTCATGCAGCGACCAGTCGGAGATCCAGAGAAAGAGATCGGGGGTTGCTTCATCACGCTCTATGCGGTCGCAGAAGCGATCGACGCCGACGCCGATGCGGCCTTCACTCGAGAACTCAAGCGAGTTCGTAATCCGGAGGTCATCGAGCGCGTTCGTCGGCGACAGCAGGAGAAGCGAGAGGCGCTCATAGCTGAGCCGCGCAAAGATGAGGCTCGCGAAGATGGTTCGAAAGATGATAGAGAGCGCCCGGCGTCGCCCTGAGCGGGTCTCGGGGCGTCGCCCGGGGGCCCTGTGAGGCGTGACCTTTCTTTCTGGGTCACGATCCGCGAACGCGGGCACGACCGGCGCACCGGCGCGGTCGCAGAGATCTTCGAAACCGTTGACGGCTACGGGTGGCGCGTGATTCACGCGGAGGGACAGATGCGCGGAGAAAGCGTTTCACAGAAGGGAGCGCGGGCTGCTGCTCGGCGGTTCGTGCGGAAGCTGCCAGACCGCCAAGAAGAGGGGCGGCCGCCGAAACAGATGACGATTTTCGAGAAAATTGGCTGAAGGAGTGAAATGAGGCCGCGGCGAGTGTTTCACGTGAAACGTTGGTGGGTGGCGGTTAAAGGGAGACCTCGAGCGGGAACACCACGGCATCGGCGCGCAGGTAGAGCGGATGCCCCGGCTCTCCGTCCTTCGTGAGCTTCAACGCGAAGACGCGGATTCCATGCGCATCGAGGAGTCGGAGAACGTCACGCCCGCGGGCACCGCCGAGCTTGCCCCACCCAGCGACGACGATGCCAGCACGCTTCGCCATCGACAGGATGTGCGCGTCGTTGTCGGGGCCGATCGCCTCGGGGTCAGTCGGCAGGAGCTTCGGTTTTGTCTCGCGCCATGCCCGCGCATTCGCGATACCTGCCCAGCCGTAGCCCCACGTTCGCGCGTATCCGATGCAGCGAGTGACCGTCGGGTCCGGCTCGAGATGCGTCGCCGTCGACGGATTCGCGAGGCAGAAGAGCGCCATCCGGTCGTCGTCAACACCGGTGGGCCATTCGAGCTCGTAGCGGTATAGGCCAAGACCGTCCTTGCCGCCTCCGTCCATCGAGAAGACGACGCGGGGGGCGCTCAAGGAAGAGCGAGAGGGCGGTCCCCGGAGCCAGGCAGCGGCGCGTTCCATGGTCGTCAACCGTCGAACCTCTCGTCATAAGCGAGCCCGCAGTCAGGACACCTCCAGTGCCCGCAACCCGGATGACACTCGCGCATTCGTCGGTGCACGCACGTGATGCCGCGAAGTATCGCGTGCGCGTATGCCCACCACTCTTTCACGCCGCTCGCGCCTTCCTAACGAACTGCTTCTCGAGCGCAGCTCGCACGATCGCGCTCGTCTTGACCTCTGCTCCGATCTTCTTGCTCATCCGCTGACGCTCGCGCTCAATGGCGAGCGTCAGTTGACGCGGAAGCCGGATGTTCAAGTAATCGACGTTCTTCACGGCCACGATAAGTAACACGACCGAGCCGTGTTTTACAATCCCCACGGTTTGCTTGACGCACCTTCCACATAGCGCCTAGTCTCGCTCTTCCCGCCAGCCTCGATCTGAAGAGGGAACCAGCATGGAGGATTCGACCATGAGCGACACAGGTGACGACGCCGTAGACCCGCCTCCTCGTCCACCAAGTCTCTCGATCCCCGAATCTCTCCTGACCGTAGAATCGACCGAAGACGCCGTCGCCATTTGCTCCAACTGCGGCCTCCGCCCGCTCCTGCTCCACGCCCCGACGCCCGAGGGCGGATGCACCTGCGGCAAGGTACACGACAAGACCGCGAGCGGATCCTCATCGACCGGCAAGCATCCGATCCAGTCGAACTGGCAGAAGCGCGAGCTTACGCTCGACGATCTGCGCGACCAGATGGCGCGCCTGCGGTTCACGCCGAACGTCGGCATGGTGCTCGGCAAGCAACGCGACGGCGAATACATCATCGCGGTCGACGTCGACGACGAGGCGCGCTTCGCGGAGCTCGAGGTTGAGCTCGGCCCACTCCCGGAGACCCCGCGCTGCGACTCTGGGCGGGGCTACCGCCTCTTCTTCACACTGCCGCAGGAGATCGACGTCTCTCGGTTGAAGAACGTCACAGGGCTCGGTAGCGAACCGGGCGCCCCGAAACCTGGCGTCGACATCAAGGCTGAGGGCGGGCAGGTCGTCATCGCGCCGTCGTTGCATGCCAATGGCAAGCGGTACGTCTGGACGCGTGTCGGCGAGATCGTACCGCTGCCGCTTCAGTGGGCCCTCAGACTCGTCAAGCCGCCAGAGATCCCGAAGTTCATCGCGAAATACACGCCGGCGCAGATGAACAAGCCTGGGCACGCGCGTAACCGCGCGGAGCGCTACCTGGAAGCTGCCGTCACCGGGGAAGCGCGCGCGCTTGCTGGATGCGGGCAAGGGATGCGGAACAACACGCTCTTCAGCAGTGCGTGTCGCATGTTCGAATACTGCGGCGGGATGCACCTCTCCCACAAGTGGCAGTGGGTTCACGACGAGCTGCTCTCTGCTGCGCGCTCCTGCGGGCTCCCCGAACACGAGTCGCGAGCCACGCTGTCGAGCGCCGAGAGACGGGTACGAGAGAGCGGCAAGGTTCGCTCGCCGATGGTGCTCGCGGATCCGGCGCCGCCGTCTCAGGAGCCGCCGCCGGGGGCGGGGGATGCGTGGGAGCCGGAGACGCCGCTGTTTACCAGCGCGCCCATTTCCAAATCTGCAAAGCCAGAAATCAGAGTTACCCACGAAGTAATGGAAAATGCCACGGAGGCGATAACTGCTCTGAAAAGAGATCCGAATATCTACAAGCGAGAGACAAAACTGGTTTTCATCGCTCGCGTCTCACGTGAGCAGAGCGATGAATCAGAGCCAGTCATGGGAGACGACGGTGAAATACATCGTCAGCTCGTTGAAGGATCGCCTCAAATATGTGAAATGGAGACACCGACACTTCGTGAACGACTGTCTGCTGTTGCCACCTTTAAAAGATGGAACAACAGAGCACAGGCATACATACCAATAGTTCCAACCGATGAGATAGTCGGAGCTGTCAAAAAAAGATCTGATTGGCCAGGTATAAGACCACTCATAGGAGTTGTGGAGACTCCAATTCTTAGGGCTGATGGAAGAATCGTTCAGGAAGAGGGATACGATCCGATAACTCGTTACGTGTACATGCCTAGCGAAAAATTCCCCACTGTGACTGATGATAAGGCCACGCAAGAAAATGCGCGATGGGCCCTTCGGTTTCTGAGTGAATGCTTCTGCGATTTTCCGTACGTAAACGAAGCACACAGATCTGTACCGATAGCAGCTATTCTTACGCTCATCGCAAGACCTGCGATTCTTGGATCAGTGCCGGCGGTACTGTTCGATGCATCAACACGAGGCTCTGGTAAAACGCTTCAGACCGACGCAATCGCAACAGTTGCCACCGGTCGCGGCGCACCGAGAATGAATTACACCAGTGACGAAGTAGAACTGGAAAAAATCCTCGCTGGTTACGCTCTTCGTGGTTCTTCTTTCATTTGTTTAGACAACATCCCTGCCATGCGTCCCTTCGGTGGGGGCCCAATGGACCGAGTCATCACAGTACGTGATGACGTAGAGTTAAGGATTCTCGGTTCCCACAAAGTAGTAACGCTTCAATGGCGCGCCATGATCATGGCTACAGGTAATAATATTAGCTTCTATGGAGACACCAGCCGTAGAGTTCTTATGGCAAGGCTAGAACCTACCGAAGAGAAACCGGAGCAGCGCACGAAGTTTAAGCACGATGATCTACTTGGATGGATTAGAAATCAAAGACCGCGCCTTGTGTCTGCTGCACTTTTGATCATTCGCGCCTACTTCAGAGCAGGGCGCCCGGATATGGGATGCGCCAGATGGGGTAGTTTCGAGGAATGGGGCAAACTGATTCCTCACGCAATCGTGTTTGCCGGCGGAGCCGATCCGATGCTTGCCAGGCCGGAGATGGAAGAGGAAGTAGACGATCAGCTGCGCAGCATTCGCGTCATCATGGCTGGGATGCAAAGGATGGTGGGAGACGAGGAATTTCGTTTGAGCTCCGTGATCGATCTTCTATTCAGGAGCCAGAGGACGCCTGATCCGAAGAACGGGGGCTTTCTTCCAGATGGACTGGAAGACATTCGAGATGCCATAGAAACGCTTGTTGGGAAGCGGGGTATGAAATTCGAGGGCAGGATGCAGGTGCCGGACCCGGTGGAACTGGGACGCCGTATGGCTTCGTTTAAGGGTCGTGTGATCGGCAACATGCGTATCATCACGAAGACGGGGGGAGGGGGCGTCATGAAATGGCGTATTGCGTCAATAATCTCCCCAAGTGGCACGAATTTATCCACCGACAACTCAGTCCATTAGCCGCGCGCCTATAACCTTCTGATCTGGTTGGCACGGATTATTCCAATCAATTAATTTCGATATCTTATGAACCTGTTACAGTATTACTTGAGTGGGGTGGGTTGATAGGGTGGTGACCCTACCGCCGATTTTTCGAAAATCCTTGTGAGTTTGTCAGAATGCGGGCGACGATTTTCTCGTCCAACCCACGGCACGTCTCTATGGATTTTCGAATCGTCCGTGGTGACCTGGCCACCCCTCCCATCCTACCCAACTCAAGCATCACTGTAAAAATGAGCAACAACTACTACTGCTCTCTCTGTGGAGAGAAGAATGTCAGTCAGCTTTGCGCCATCTGCTTCTGCTGTAGACAGATCCTCAAACGAAACCGTTCTCAGTCTGAACGGCCGCCGGAGGGTAACTGTTTCTACTGTCAGGAGTACTTCATCGAGCTCACTACAGACCACGTTGTGCCGATAATAAGAGGAGGCCCAGAGCTGCCGTGGAATCTTGTGGCCGCATGTTTGCACTGCAATCTTCAGAAGAACGATCGGATACCATCCGAATGGTGCCCTCAAAATGAGGAAGCAATAAAGATTCAGAAGAGCGTGTCCAACATCTTACCGAGAATGAGAAACGGTAAACTTCTCGACAACGAGTCGGTTATTTATTTCAGAACGTGGGCGCTCACCACGAGCTTCGCCGCCTCTCTTTCGGAAGCTATGAACTCGCTTAAAAAGTCAGACTCTGTTGGCAAAAGAATCTACACACTATGGACGAGAACTCATGATTTGCGAGTGCATCTAATCGATCATCCGAAGGTGCTTGGGGCTAGGCTTCCTCCGGAAGAGGAATGAAGCAGACGAGGTAGGTAAGAATATGCCACTCTATCACCGCGCCACCTGCGGCGACTGCGGAGTCCTTGAAGGCCAGATCCACGAAGACGGCTGCGACATGGAGCGCTGCGCATTCTGCGGCTGGCAGCGTATTTCGTGCGGCTGTCCCGAGAAGCACTTCTATCCCGACTACCAACATCTCATAGATCTTCCCAAAAACTTCGAAACACTCACTCGTGAGGAGAAAGCTTCGGTTGCTGGTCTTCCTCTTAGCGTCTACGAGAACGGGCTCCCCGACGAGCAGGCGGCAGAGTGGGCTCGTATCGAATCCGAGAGGGGTCGCTTACCGTTCATCTTGTATCCGAATATCTGCAGGCGCTGTGGACAGTTGTGGCCGAAGATGTTCCGAGTTCCAGACGAAGAGTGGAAGAAGTACGTCCAGCCATCTGAGCAGAGAGAGATGCTTTGTTGGGGTTGTTACGCACAGATCAGGCTCTACATCGACGGGAAGCTTCCTGGGGATCCTGAGTTTGTTTCAAGATAGTGAAAAGAAAGAGCAAAACAAAACGTCTAGCAGAACGAGACGGAAGTGTTTGTTGGTTATGTCGACGCCCGGTTGATTTGTCTCTACCCAAGACTCATCCGCAGCATGCGACATGTGATCATGTTGAGCCCCGCAGCAAGGGCGGCAGCAATCACTTAGATAATCTTCG